AGCCAATAAAGACTACCACACAATCCTACGACTAGAGCGACTATGGAAGCAGTTTCATGGAAAATCATTTAAATCTATGCACCCCGATGAAAAGTGTATTGGTTGCTTCCTAGGAGTGGAAGGCCACTCAGCTTGGGAAGATGCGGAATGTGCCAAAGTATCCTTTGAGCAGAAGGACAACCCATTCACTAAGCGCAAAGATATCGAGGCTATTATACAAGACCTAGTAGACCGTGAAAAAGAAGCGGGCGATAAGAACAGGCGTGATGAGATGATGCAAAAGTCAAAGAACTACAACGACGAGCAAGCAGCAGATATTTAAGAGGTAACAATGGAACAATATAGACACGCGCTTTACCATAAAGTAAAAGAAACACTAAAACAAGTCAAGACTGGAGAGGTACCTTTAACGGAGCTACACTTAATGTTACTAGGGTTCTCTAAGAGAGGAAAACAGTCACTAGCCAAGTCACAAAGTACTTGGCAATTCTCCTTTGGTAATGCACCGGGAGGTATAGAGTACATTTGCAGGTATTGGGCATTACACGAAGAACGTGATAACTACTTCCTGAATCCAGAGTCTGTAGGTCTAGGACGTGGCAAGTCTGACGTAGGCACTGAACTCTCCTTCTCTAGTGGAGATACTACACACATTAAGGAGTTTGTGAGAAAACTACCTCAATGGCCAGAGTTAGGCTACAAACCTAACTGGGGCAAATGGAAGAAGAACTCTGAGCTTTCTAATACTTGGAATACTCCTGTCCTCGCTGTGTTGTACGAGATAATATATGAAAAACCAGTGCATATCATGCAATTGGTAGAAGAACTTAAGACTCGCGAGTTTGAGCCTACTTGCCAATTCAATTTGTGCAATGGCAATCCAGGACTTAAGCACCCTATACTAACTAAAGCTTCTAGAGCCGAACAGATTGAAGATTTTAGGCAGGGCAAGCCGGCCAAGCTTCGCGAGACTAAGGAGCTTATGAATGAGAAACCAAAAATCGGAATGACCATCAAACTCACCCCAGAGTAGAAAAAGTCGGTTGGAAAAACTTCAAAATATGTTATAATCATATGGAACTTTTAGAGACTAGGAGGTTTTAATTTACCTCCTTTCTAAAAACCCTAGCTCGCTTCGCGAATGCCTAGGATTCTTGTTTCCATTCGGGAGGCGGCAGCAAAGGAGAGATGGAAACAACAAAAATCCTAGTAGTATTCGCAAAAAAGCGAGCAATAAAATACTACTAAATATCTTTTAATAACTTCTTAATCTTTTGGTGGGGACTCTAATACCCTAAATTCCACTCGAACCTTAAAAAGTCATCTTTTACTAAAAAGAGACTCCTCAAAAACAGACTACCTTAATTCCCACAAGAGACTTTTACAAAACAAAAGCCTTGCCCGCCCCGTAATCCCTTCCTAGTATCTTTCCCTATAATCCATTCCTAGCTTCTAAAACTTAATAACCTCTACATAGAATCCGCACTCACATAACTTTCCCTAGAATCCGCACTCACAAACCCATTCAAAAATCTACCCTAGCTCACATAACTTTCCCTAGCCAACCTATCCCTAGCCTTATTGTAATTACAGGCACTTAAATTACAGGCACTTAAATTACAGGAACCCGACGGCTTTGCCGTCGAACCCCCTGAGCCCCAGGTTGAATTCTATATGTACCTAATCCTGGGGAGCTGCCAGCTCCTGTACTCCACAGGTGGCGCGGCTTTTGAGGCCCCAAGGGCGCAGAATCTCACCGAAACCCGATTGTCAAGCGATTATTTCAAGTTTTTGCCGATTACCTCCAAAAACGCCCCAGGGCCCATGTAGCTCGACGGCGTAGCCGTCGTAACCCACGAAGCTTCCAATAGAATCCGCACTCACATAGAATCCGCACTCACATAGAATCCGCACTCACACGTAACTTTTGCACTCATAGATTTCGCACTCCCTGGGGCGCAGAATCAATGTACCAGAGAAGTTGAATGAGAATTATTCAAAGAGCGAAATGATAATCATTTGCAAATGCGAATAATTCTCATTTGCCCCTGCGAGTACGAATGCGAAGCATTCTCATTCGCATTCCCTAGGTTGAATGAGAAGCATTATCATCTAGTTTACTGCACAGATGGACAATATAAAATATGGCATGAATTTTGTTATCCACATGGCACGATTTTTGCTTTATCGCTGTAAGGCTCTCTGACGACTTATCCACACAGTTATCCACAGCTTATACCACTGTATAAATAAACAGTACCTTGCACGTAGTGCAATATTCTGGGTGCCCTTGAGAGGCACTGTAACGCTCTGTAAGCCGAGTTTCACCGCCCTAGGTACTAAAGCAAGCCTACCATCCACTAGCAGCCTTGCACACGCACGTAACACAAATGATAATCATTCTCATTGCCGGACGGGCGCGGTCAAATGAGAAGCATTCTCAATTAGGCTCTGGATACAAAAAATCCCACACAAGGCGGGATTGGTATGATTATTGCTAGCTAACACTTACAAGGTGGGTGACTTTGTCAAACTCATCCTTGGTCATCTTTAGGTCTTCACGCAACAATTCTAGGAAGCCTTCGGAAAAGTCACCCTTGGGGATGTGCTCAACAAAAATATTATCTAGTACGTTGTGAATTTCTTCCTCGCAGATTTCCCAAGTGTAGTCTGAAATTTCCACAAGCTCAAAATCTAGTGCAACGATATGGATTAATTTTGGCATGATTATTGCCTCACTGTTTTAAGTTCAACCAGACCAACAATTCTAGGGTTACTGGTCACTATGCGATAATATACTTCGTCCCGTAGCTCTCGGCTAGGGAACGCCTTAGTAAATCGGCGGATACCTCCGCCGAGTACATCAACTTTTAGGTAGTAGATTATTTGGTAAGCTAACATTAGTCTACTCTCCATCTATGTAATATACCCCCAAGGCGACCAAGCTACATAAAATCACTAGTACGCCTTGAAACGTGTGGGCAAGTTCCGTGCCAAAATAAATTCTGACTACCCCAAACAATGCCCCTAGAACAAATACGGCTCTCAAAACTTAGCCCTTTGCGGTGCTTTACCGTCTCGCAGGGTGAACCAAATTGTGATGCACGGTACTAGGTTGATACACCAACGGCGATTGAATGGGGAGTAATGACCGCCTAACCAAATAGCGCCCTTATTGAATAGGATACCGCAACGTGGTTCCCCTACTACGTGGTTATTGACTGCACTACGCTTTTTCAAGTGCTTGCAATCTACGTACGACTGGCGACCTTCACGGATACATTTGTGAACCATTGAGTCCAGGTCTGTTACTTCTACTTTAACTAACATACCATACCAACGATGAGTTGGGTCGTCTACTATAGCGTTATATGTATACATGGTCTTTTCCTCGCTCTTAGCGGTTAGTTGTGGGCGACCTTAGTCGCCCTAGTTGGTTAGAATGGTTGAACGCCGTTAATGATAGCTTGTTCTAGCTCGCTTAGTGTGTCGCCTTGTACAGTCAGGACGTGACCTGAATCCACACGCTCCAAAACAACAGTTAGACCATCTATTGCATTGTCAGTAATTGAGATTACAGCATAATCACTGGCGTTAGTCTCAATGATATTGGCTAGGGCTACTAGGTTAGATGCTTTCATGGTAAATCTCCAAAATCTCGGAAAATCCGTCCGGTCGGTCATACCTCGCTGGTATGGGTATATAATAGGACAATCCGTTGCCCTAGTCAAGTGACCTAGCTCACATTTTTGTCAGGATACACGTCTTCTACTTCTAGAACCACAGGCACTACCTTGGCATCCTCGCTTATATAGTAATTATCTTGGAACCTTAAACAGTCTGTTTTGTGTGCCGATGCACTATTGATGGGCAAGTAAACTACATCCTCATCCGTCTCTGAATAGGTGTATAGAGCTATCTTAACATTTTTTAGCTCTATATCCTCACCTCGGATAACAAAGGCTTGACCTTGTAGCAAATCGCTTGCCAAGAACTCTTTTTTGTCTTTTTTGTCTTTTTTGTGAACAATCATATCCTACCCCTACACTACGTAGTCGATTTGGTCTATACCAATTTCACGCCACACCTTAGAGTCACTATAAATAGACCAGTCGTCTAGTAGGTTTAGCATCTCGCTTTCTTGCTCTCTGTCGTAGATACCTATAGTTTGCATCTCATCGTTGTAGAACACTAGCCCGTATTTAGGATGTACCGTAATCAACAAGGACTCATCCGAGTCGATATACCATACCGTGTCTGATGGGTCATCCGTTGCGGATAGCATTGACAATTCCGCCAGTATATAGTCAAGAGTGACTAGACTAGTCTTATCTTTTTGGTTAAACATTTTTAGACACTCCCTCGACTACCACTTTCACTAGGCAAACGTTGCCCGAACTACTGATATAGTTATCAGAACGAATATCTCCAAATTCTTGTAAGTTGTGTGTTTCTTTAGGTACTAAAGGCATATATACTATGTCGTCGTCATCGTCGGCATAGTGACACACTGCAATTTTAACATTTTCTAATGTTAATTCTTCATCTTTTTGTATAAACGTGTCACCAAATTTTAACTCTCTAGCTTCCATAAAACCAGTTTTACGAACATCATTTTCACTTAATACAAACATTTTTAACATCTCCAATGGGGGTAAAGACCTACTGCAATAGCAGCAATAAACATAACACAAGCAATTAGTTCAAACATGTTATACCTACCTTGTCAAATAGTTTCTGCATACTACTAGCTGTAGTATACTCGCCCGTCTCTTTATTGAGACACCACCAAATAACATCAAAGTGAATACGGTACATGTTGTGTCCTCCTTGCCGCCTTCCCTTATATAGTAGCAATTCTAGCCCATTTGTCTAATAACATTTTGTTATAACCACCAGCAAAACGGGTATAAGCTCTGTAAGCGTTTCTGAGAGGTTTTAGAAAGAAGCCTTACTTTAATATGTCTAGGTTGTGGATAACCGCTTAGAATGGATTCTACAGCCTAGAAACGGCATTCCGTAATTTATAAGTGCCTTTTTAGGGTGGATAACTTTACTTAGCCTGTTGATAAGTTGTGGATATACAGTACATAACCAGTATTATTAGAACTTGCTAATGTGCATAAAGTTGTGAACAAAAGGCTTGGCATACATTTTGCCTTGCAAAAGGCGTGCCAACGATTTTTCGACCCAAATGCAAAAGGTTCTCATCTGCGAATGAGAATCCTTATCATTTATATATAATATGGATTCTCATCTGCGACGATTTTTGAGTTTGAAATTTGTCCTTGACTTTTCAAAGAAGCTCGTTCTCACTCTATTCACTAAAGTGAATAAATATGCAGAAAAATACCCAAAAGTGCATAAACTGTTTGGGAATACCATTGCAAGGGTAGAGGCTAAAATCGCTTAGAAACGCACACAGAGCGTTTTAGAGGCATGTATATTTATACAGTGTTTTTCAAGTTGGCATGATTTTTGGGTTGGAGCTATATCACACTTTTCACCAAAATATTTGATATTTATTCCTAGCTATGATAGACGCGCGCCCGTTTCCTTATATTTATAGACAAAAATCGCTGATAGCCAAAACCTATCAATCTAGGGATTTTTAAAGATTTAAACGATTAGACTCATTGACTCAATTTGCTATTATATACACATACCGCAGCAACAAGGCGGGACAGAAAAGCCGAAAAGCCTTTCGAAAAAGTTTCAAAAAAGTAGTTGACACAATAAACGGCTTTTGAGATACTAACAACGTTCCCAAGGGAATACGCTCTTTAACAATTTGGATATGTTTTCTATCAGGTAGCGAATAGTTCACTGACTAGGTATTTAACCAAGTGCCTAGTTCGGGGAATTGTCCCATTACTCGGGTGCTCATAACATCCGGCAAATCTGAAAAGAGGAAACAATTATGACTAAGCAAACAGTAGCAGGTTTTGAATGGAACAAAGAAACTGAATCTCAAGCAACAACTCTATACCGTGAACTTGTGGCGGAAGTTGGTTTAGAAACAGCTAATACAAATGTTGAGCTAGGCAAGATTGCGAAAGCGGTCGGGGCTAAATCCGCTCAATCGGTACGTTCTAAACTGTCCACGCTTAAAGACGAAGAAGGCGAACCAGTTTACCAAAAAGCTGCGAAAGCTCGTTCAGTACGTGGCAAAGTGAAAACCCAAAAAATTCACTATATCCGTGCATTGCAAAACCTAGCTACCGCTAACGGCGTGGAAGTGACAGGACGCAAGTTTGAGTCACTAGAGCAAGCTGTGGGTTCCGACTTGGAGCTAATCGTAGAGCTGGCGGAAGCCCTAAGCGGTAAGCAAGTGATTGTTAACCCTGACGACACTCAAGCTGACGAAGAAGCGAAAGTTCCACGCCAAGAAACGGCGAAAGCCTAATGAACTGGTTAGTGCTAGGCGTGCTGATAGGTGCGTTTGTGCTACCTAACCTATTCTAACAGATTGCCTCCAAACGGGGGCAATTTACACTGTAAATTGACCATCAATTTACAGTGTAAATTTACACCACTAACCGCTATAAGCGAGGATATTTCTAATGACTATTTCTAACAAAATCACTGATAATGCAACTGCAATCCTAAAGCTAGCTAAGGGCGAAAACTTTTGGGGCAAACGCCTAGACTCCAAGCGCCGAGAGGTAGCAATTGCAATCCGTGACGATTTGGAGCTGGGCGAGGATGTACATTCTAGGGAGATAATCGACTTTCTGGACGACAACCGTCCGGCTCCAAAATCCCAAACTAAATCGCATACCAAACAGGCGAAAGAGGACATCGAACCAACTTTCGCAGGTTCGATGTCAGGGCGTGAAACTGACGACCTAGACGACGGTATTTATATCATTACGGCAGGACAGAACAATACCCATCCCCATCCAGTGCTGAAAACCTTGCTATCTATGGCAAAAAACTATGGTGCTGAATTTGGTATCATGCCTATTAAATATACAACAACTTTGCAAGGTTTGGAGCGCAAAAAGCCTAGCTTCCATGCGGATGTAAAAGCGCACCTATTAACCTATGTTGACACTTGGTTAGGCGGTGAAGGTAATGTATTACTGGCAAACAGTGCGCAAATTTTGCCTACTGCTAAACAGCCTATCAACGCAGCCGAGCGATTAAATACTGGCGAGTCAATCACGGTAGTTGCTAGCCCTAGACGACAAACAAAAACACTATCTAGACAGAAAAACGGCTCGCACCGTTGGGTATATACAACGGCAGCTTGTACGCTCAAACACTACACCGACAGCCGTGCAGGTGCGGAGGCAGAATCCGAGCATTGTTACGGCGGTCTACTAATCGAAGTGCGTGACGGCTACGTTACTCACCGTAGATTGGTATCAGATGAAAACGGCGTAATTATTGATAACGGCTCGGTGTTCTTCCCTGACGGCTCAATCAAAGCCTATAATGATGTATTCGAAAATCAACCGGTAATCGTGCTAGGTGATTTACACTGCGAAAAGATGTGCGACGACTCATTCAGCCGTGCAACTGACTGGGCTAAGGGTGTTAACCCTAAGATGATAGTTGTACATGATGCGCTAGACTTTATGAGCCGTAACCATCATAACCGTGAAGATTGGACGTTCTTATACCAGATGCAAGATAGAGCCGTAATTGAAGATTTAACGGATGTAATCAACTACCTAAACCGTTTGGCAGAAATTGCGCCCGTCTTTATTGTTGAGTCAAACCACGACCTAGCCCTAGATTCTTGGTTGCGTGATAATCGCTTTGATGTACGAAAAGACCCGAAAAACGCCCGCACATACCATGCCCTAATGCTTGCTTACATTGAAGCGATGGATAACGGAACATTTAACGACCTTGCGAAAATGGACTTAGCCTTTGCAGCCTTAGCAGACCGTTTGCCAGAACTTTCTAGTAACATTGAGTTTGGTAAGATTGACGAGCAACGCCTCGCATTCGGTTATGATGTATCAATACATGGTCATGTAGGTACAGGCGGTGCCCGTGGTTCGGCTGTTAGTTTTAAGAAAATGCGCATTAAGACTGTAACAGGGCATACACATTCACCGTTTGAAGATAATAACACGGTTGTAGTAGGTGTAACGGGTTCGATGGAAATGGGCTATAACAAAGGCGGTACAACTTGGGACAGAGCTAACGCCGTTATTTATCCTAACTCTACACATCAGCTAGTGCCTATGTACAAAGTGGGCGAGTACCAATACTAAACCCCAAACCGTGACGGGCGCAAAAACGTGACGCCCGTCACACCTAACTAATCCGCAAACATGCGAGGAAATACCAATGAATAAACTAAACCTATTAGCCTTATCAATGCAAACCGTTCACATTTTTGACCTAGACGGAACCACTATAGACAGCTTTGAACGTGTAGAGCCTTGTTTACGTGAGGGCGGTGATTTAGACCTTGACAAGTACCGCAAAGAAGCGTGTGTACACAATAAGGTTATGCGTGACAAGCTAATGCCACTAGCCGATTACATGAAAGCCCTAATATCTAAGGGCGAAATTGTTGTTATCTGTACGGCTCGACACATGGCTAATAGTGATTACTACTATTTACGCAAAAACGGTTTGCGTGTTCCTCTTGTCCTTAGCCGTGACCAACTACATAAACACTTCACAGCCGAGCAAGTGCAGCGTATCTATAACTCAGGTGATGCAGCCTACAAGGGTGCCTACTTTGACATGTTGCTTGAGCGTTTCGGAACCAACCACGAATTTATCATGTACGACGACCATCAGGGCGTGCTTAAAGCAGCTAAAGCGAGAGGCTTTACTGCTATTGATGCCACTAACTTAAACCTTATGCTTGAAATTGCATATCAGCAAGGCTTTAACGATATGGAGGAACTGGCGTATAATGAAAGTGAATCTCTCATCGAATCGCTAACTGGTCAACTGTTAGGTGCTAGTGCATAAGATAACGGCAGGGCAGGCAATCGCATGATGTACAGCGATTGCCTCCAAAAACAGACTAGACCTGTACAGGGTAGGCGGTAATGAGACTTGTTCTCATTTAGGGCACGTGGCGACCCCCCTTCACGTACTACTTATGTGAATTTTGGTTTGGTATGTTATCGGTGCTAATATACTTATGTGATTTTTGAAGTAAGGCGTACTCGGTGCTAATATACCCAGTGCTCATAGAAACAGACTACTCGGCAGGTATCGGCAAAAACGGCAGTTCAAAAATTTTATTATGTGAAATTTCGTACTCGGCAAGGTTCGGCAACCCCATAACAAAATCATCTTTGCATCGGCGAATTTATATTATATAATAATCACAAGATTTGCAAAAATTTTGATGAGGAGTACTCGATGTCAGATGAAGATAAACTACTTCCGGAGATAATGGCTCCGGAGGGGTTGTTAGTTGCTGAGGCCTATCTTGAGACAGGCACTGTAGCGGCAGCCGCAGAAAAACTAGGCATGGGTGTGGAGGTTGTAGCGGCCCAAATGAAGACCCCCGAGGTTAGGCACTACATAAACTCTGTGTTCATGGAAACGGGATTTAGGAACCGAGACAGACTATTCGGGCTCCTAGATGAAATAATTAATAGAAAAATCGCAGAGGCAGAAGAATCCGGCATAGTATCGGAAGATGACCTACTATCTGTGCTAGAGAAAGTACATAAAATGAAGATGGCTGAGCTTAACATGGAGATTAAGCTTATAGAGGCCCAAAACAAACAGAAAGCCCCTGCAAATCAAACTAACATTCAGAATAACTTTTCAGGCTCCGAGGGGATGAACGGTCTTCTAGGTTCTCTGATTAACGGGAAATCATGATGAGTAAGTTTCAGATACTCCTAGCTATTGTATTTAGAGAGTTACTAAACTCTAGGGCTTGCTGGTCTATGATATTCCTAATTGTAGGAGTAATTTTATGCTTTGTAGTAGGGATATAGTAACCGACAGAGTAGTAGACTTCCCCGTAGAAGATAGATTCATCAAACTACCGATTGAAAACTATCTTGCTATGGAAGAAATCGACGCCATCGCACCCCAGCTCGCGATAATCAACGCTATCAACGACCCGCAATACCGTTTCGTTACGGGGGTCTTAAGTAGACGTACAGGTAAGACGTACATCGGTAACGTTATTGCCTTCCTTAAGCTCCTAGAGCCAGGGTCTCAGGTACTTATCATAGCACCTAACTACTCCCTAGCCCAGATTTCTTGGAACGAGCAGTTGCAGCGAATAAAGGCTCATGGCCTAGAGATGGAACGTTGTAATGCAAAAGACAAAGAACTAGTGCTAGAAAACGGTAGCCTGCTAAAGCTTGGTTCCGTTGGTAACGCGGACTCGTGTGTTGGTCGCTCTTACGACTTAGTACTGTTCGACGAAGCGGCAATCGATGACCGTGGTGGTGATGCGTTTAACGTTACCTTGATGCCTACCCTAGATAAACCTAACTCTAAGGCGTTGTTCATATCTACCCCTCGTGGTACGAACTGGATGCATGACTTCTATAACAACGGGTTTAGTCAAGGGGCTGAGTTTGCTTCATGGTGTTCGGTATTCGGTACGTATAAAGATAACCCTAGGGTTTCTCCAGAGGTTATTGCGCAAGCGCGTGCAGCGATGTCTAAGCCTCAGTTCGAGCAAGAGTTTGAGTGTTCATTCAGCACTCGTGAAGGACAAATCTACGAAGCGTTTGACCCAGACAAGCACGTTAAAGACCTTAGTGGTATTAACTTTAATAATGAGTATGAGTATGAAGGGCTTATGGGTATTGACCCAGGGTACAGAGACCCTACGGCAGTTCTTTCTATTAAATATAGCTTTGACGAGGATGTATTCTACGTAGTGGATGAGTACATGGAGGCCTTGAAGCCTACATCCTACCACGCTGAGAAGATACAGGACCAAATAGATAGGTGGATGATAGACATAATCACCGTCGACTCTGCGGCAGCGCAGTTCCGACAAGACTTAGTGTCCGAATTTGATATCCCTAGTAACCCAGCTAATAAGTCGGTGCTAGATGGTATATCCTATCTACAGATGCTATTGGAGCAAGATAAACTCATAATTAGTGATAAGTGCCACATAGTAGTGGACATGCTAATCAACTACCGTTGGGATATGAATGAGAACCTTGTACGTGAACGTCCAGTCCACGATGAGCATTCTCACCCTGCGGACGCGTTACGCTATGCACTATACAGTTACTCAAGGTGATAGTATAAAATCCCCTAGACATATTTGTTATGTGATGTATAATACTAACATGAATTGAATTTGGAGCAGCAAACATGGCAAAAAATACAGGACTGAAACGTGACGCCGTTAAGTACATACGAGACGGAATAAAATCACAATACAAAAAGAAGGACTGCTGCGAGATTTGTGGAACTACAGAAGATATTGAGCTTCATCACTATCATACAGTGGCTTTCGTACTAGAAAGGTATACCAAGGAGAAGGGGTTGGACCTCTCCAATGTAGATAAGATACTCGCTATGCGTGAGGAATTTTACAAAGATAAATGGTATGAACTAGTCGAAGACACTGTATCTCTCTGTAACACTCATCACGTGTTGCTGCACAAAATCTACGGTCAGAAGCCTCTACTACACACTGCGTCGAAGCAGAGGAAGTGGGTAGAGAAGATGCACAATAAGGCTAACGGAATTGAAGACCTAACTGAGGAACCTACGGTCAGTTACGAAACTGCTCTAGGTACTTTTGCGGTCAAGTCCAAGCCTTTAAGCAAGTTTTTGGTATAGGTATGGGTTTCTTTGATTGGATAAAGGAAAAAATAAACCCTGCACAGCCACAGATACAGCGAAGAGAACCTTCAAGTAGTCGAAGCAATAGGCGTCCTACTACGGTACGTAACTCTTTCCGAGATATGGAGATAGTTAACCGTGGTGTTAACATGCTAATTGACTCCTGTGCAGAAGTAGACTTCGATGTCCAAAAGTCTCGTGGCTACACCACGTATGGCTCAGGCATCAAAGGGAAGACCTTAGACAGACTGCTGAACCAGCGCCCTAACCTATTCATGGACTCAAGTACCTTCTGGCGACTAGTTTACATGGATTTCTTACTAGAGGGCTGGGCATTCATTTACTACAATGAAGAAGAACAGGCTATCTACCACCTTCCGGCAGCGAATATGGAAGTATTTGCTGATAAAAAATATTATATTAACCATTTCTTATATGATGGACAAACTAAGTACAAGCCTAATGAGATTATCTTCATAAAAGATAACTCCTTCAACGGAGAAACCTCCCAGATATCAGGCTACCCTAGAGTCCTATCAGCACTAAGTAGCATTATCCGAAAAGATAAGTTGCAGCACTTCAAAGAAAAGTTCTTCGACAACGGAACAGTTATGGGTCTTATTATAGAAACCGAGCAGGTTCTGAATAAGCGTCTAAAGGATAGAGAGCGCGAAGAAATTCGCATCGACCATAACGTTAGAAATGGTAAATCAAACGTTCTTATCCTAGATGGGGGTAAGAAAGCTAAGTCCCTTAGCGCAACGAATTTAAAAGAGTTAGGTATCGAGGAAGACCTAGATAGGTTTGACAAAGAGATTTGTAAGGCATTAGGTATCCCACCAATCTTACTAGAGGGCGGGAACAACGCTAATATTAGACCTAATATTGACCTATTCTACTACCTGACTATTCTACCAATAGCTGAGAAGTTTGAAAAAGCTTTAGAGTTCTTCTTCGGTTTCGATATCAAACTAGACACCTCCGATATTGCAGCACTGACACCTGACCGAGAGAAGGAGTCCAATGAGCTTTCTTCTAAGGTTAATAATGGTATCATCACAGGTAACGAAGCTCGTGAGAAACTACGACTAGAGCCTATCGCTGACCCACTAATGGATAAGATTAGAATCCCTCAAAACGTAGCGGGTTCTGGTACTGGTGTTTCTGGTGAAGAGGGCGGAGCCCCTAAGAAAGAGGATAATAGCTAATGAACAAATCAATCCCTTTCGATAAAATCCAAGAAGTATTTGGGGACTCACTCCCAACAAAAGCTCACTTTTACGCATATGTAGCACATCACGGTGTTACACAGCTTATGGTAGAGAAAGCCTATAATACGTGCTCAGTAAAAGCTTGGCACCTACTAGTGGCAGACTTCGAAGAATTTATCGAGAACAAAGAAGAACCTGTAGTTAAGGAGCCTGTCAAGACCGAAGCGGTCGAGGAGGATTCCGATGAGTAACGTTCTAGACAAACGATGTGAAAAGTGGCTAAATTCCACTTTTGACGTGGTTAAGAAACAGAAGAACGAAGACGAAACCCGCTCTATTGTTATCTCTGGGTACGCGAATACTACCAATGAAGACAGAGCAGGAGATATAATCCCAGCCGATGCATGGCTTAAGCCCAAGGCAATGGAAAACTACTTAAAGAACCCTATAGTACTTTTCCAGCACGACCATGACGAGCCAATCGGTAAGATGCTAGATTATAAGGTAGACGAGAAGGGTCTATACGTAGAGATTGAAATCTACGATGTAGACCAACGAGTTTTCCGTCTAGTAGATAAGGGTGCTCTTAAAGCATTCTCCGTAGGTTTCCGAATCTCCGACTACAGCTATGATGTTGACGAAGACATCTTTACAATTACAGAACTAGAGTTATTTGAAATCTCAGTGGTTTCAATCCCTTGTAACCAAGACTCATTATTTGAGGCTCAGAAATCTCTAGACTCCACATCATTCAAAGCTCTAAAAGAAGAAATCAGAGCAGAGAAAGGCTCTACCCCTAGCGTAGAACCGGTTTTTAACAGTGAACTTGAAAAGCTAGCGTATGCGCTAGGATATTTTAAACAGGATTAATAATGTCTACCACACCAAATATTGACATCAACAAACTTAAAGCTGAGCTTAAGAAAGACCTAGGCCTAGACGACGTCGCGGACCTAGTAGCAGAGCAGAAGCGCCAAAAGCAACTAGACGAAGATAAGCGTCGTCAGGAAGCTGAAACGAAGCGCATGCAGGAACTAGTTGACACCGCTACAGGCGAGATGAGTGAGAAATTCGAAAAAGCTCTACAACTTATCGACGCAATGGAAGAAGCAGCTAAGAAATCGGCTGAAGACTTCGCGGCTAAGCTAGAAGAAAACCAAGAAGTAGTTACAGAACTACAATCAGAAATTAAATCTCTACTAGCACGTCGTGACGGTAAAGATATCGTAGCTACAGCAGTTGGTAAAACAATTCGCAACGTAGAAGACCGTGACCAGCTAATGGAAGATGCTGCGTTCGTTAAGTCTATCATGGGTGTTGACTCTGTAGAAGACACTAAGTTCGGTGCAGAAGTTCATAAAGCAGTAAACGGTGCTTCTTCTATCCAAGTTTCTTCTGAAGACTACGAAACAGTATTCTCTAACCGTATCCTTCGTGACATTCAAAAGCGCCTAGTAGTTGGTAACCTGTTCACAGAACTACCAATGACTTCTAAGTTGCTAACAATGCAAATCGAAGCGGGCCGCGACGCAGCAGGTGCAACATGGGTTGACGCTGCACAGTTCGGTACTGATAACTCTACCGGTGGCGAGCACACCACTGCACTTACTGACATTACGTTCAGTACGTACAAACTAGCATGTAAAGCTTACATGACTGACGAAACTACAGAAGATGCGATTACTCCTCTTCTAGGTATCATCCGTCGTCGTCTAATCGAAGCACACGCAGAAGCTATCGAGAAAGCATTCCTTACAGGTACTGTTGCAGGTGCTCCAATCGGTCTAGTTAAGCTAGCTAACGATGACGGCAACGCAGTAACAACTGTAAACGGTGCAGATGCAGCGTCTCTAGTTCCTGCTATCGACCTATTGAAGCTTCGTCGTAAACTAGGACGTAAGGGTACTCGTCTAAACGACTTGACTCTAATCGTTTCCTTAGATGTTTACTACGACCTTATCGAAGACCCAGAGTGGCAAGATATGGACAAAGTAGGTAATGCTGCTGCTAAGCTACAAGGACAAGTTGGTCGTATCTACGGTCTAAACGTTGTTGTATCTGAGTACTTCCCTGCTAAAGCTGCTTCCGTAGCATGTGCGGTTCTAGTTTACACTCCAGACTTCATCGTACCACGTCAGCGTGACGTAACGGTTGAGTATGAGCGTATTCAGCGCCAACAAAAAGATGCTTACTACGTAACACAGCGTCTGAACCTACAACGTTACTTCTCTGGTGACAACGTAGCAGTTCTTAACTACGCTGCTGCTTAAGCGTAACACTGAAAGGGAGTAGGGCTGAGGCTCTACTCCCTTTTTTCTTATAAGGAGAGAATATGGCAACTCTATTGTTTAGCTTGGAAGAGTATAAAGAATACGCTGCTATAGCATCACCAACTCAGGATGCAAAAATAGAGCAACTAATGCCTGCTGTAGCCTCTGCCATACAGACTTACTTAGGTTACGAGTTCGAAGAAGCCCCAGTAGCTAACAGTAATAGTACTTTTCCTTTTGTCACGGATGTACTAGTAGGTGCTACGGAAACTCAAGTTACTTCTCCACACCAACAGGAGTTCATGTTGCAAGATGTGGAAGTGGCAGTTACAGAGGTCAAGTTACGAAGAACAGGGGCTCCCGAAACAGAGAACAAAGTTCTCGGAGCGGACGACTGGTATGCCGACCCTAGGTTAGGTAAGCTTACTGTGTTTCCTACACTAGATAAGGCATATATTATGACCGTTACCTACGATGTAGACCTAATCCAGGCGTCTGCTGATATTAAGTTAGCCGGCTTTATGCTTCTAGACTACTGGATTGACCGTAAGAATTTCAATAAAACAGTGGTTAACCAAGGTCAGTCTACTACCAAGGTACGCCTAAACAATATGCCAAAGCATATTGAGAACATACTTAACATGTATAGGAAGGCTTAATATGTCAGGACTTTCGGACGCAGCTATGGCCCTTACTAGGGCCATATACGAAGATGAGGGCGGAAAGACCCGAGGAAAGGTAGCTTATGAGGTAGTCGTCGCAGATACCCGTAGTGACACAACTCTCATAACACTGAGGTTCGAGTCTAAGGCCCCAATAAATGAGGATGAGTTACGAGGCAAGGCTAGGAAGGCTTTCACTAAGCTTACTGAAGAACTCGCGGCTGACGCCGCAGCGGACGTAGGTGCTAAGTTACTCACTCAATACGGATTCGAGGTAGAGGGGGCTGGCCAGAACATCTTAAGAAAAAGAACAACTGGTAGTGTTAATATAGTCTATGATGAGACAGGCGGGGAAGACGGAATTTCGGCAGGTATTCAAACCGCTAGAGGTAAGCTAATCTCCCAGAAGAACCTAACGTTCCTACTGAATCTAGTAATGAAGGAGTATATGTTGAAGGAAATGACTTCACCTTCTGCAGGCAAAGGAAGAAATACTCCCCTTAGAAATAGGACAGGTAGGTTTGTCAACTCCGCAGTAGTGGATAAGGTAGCCTTAATTAACACACCATCGAAAAGACAAAAACAAAAATTGTCTTTATATTTTAATTATATGATTTATCCATATCAAGTTTTCGACCCACGCAGGACCTCCCGCGAGGCACTGGCATCGAAGGCTAGAGACCCTGTTAGGATAATTGGAGAAGCGTTGGCCAAGGCTGCTAGGGACTTAGTCTTAGAGAAGGCCTACAACATAGAGGTTAGACAAATATGAGCAATGGAACACACAGGACAGCAATCGCCAGTAAGTTTGTAGAAATAATCAAAGATAACTTTACAGGAACTGGCCCTTATTACACCAACGTGTATGGTAGAAATGCCTCTACCAAAATCCTACACTTTGATGAAATAACCGACTTCCCCTTTATAAGTGTAGTTAAATCTACCGAACGCATTGAGAACCTCCCTGGAGGCTTTAACTGGCACCACTATAATATGTTCATTAGAGTATATATTAGTAACATAGAAGACTATGACGAGGAGCTAGAGAAAGTAATATCTGATTTAATTTCTCTCATTGACAATACGGAAGATTTTGAATATACTATAGAAAATCCTGATAGTTCGGTTACTACTCATCGAGTAACTGAGGTGGTAGCCGAAGAGATTGGGACGGACGAGGGATTACTAGCCCCAGACGCAATGGGTGAAATCAGACTGCGTGTTAGATACGAGACGCAGAATTCTAGATTCTGCTAACAACATTTTAGGAGTTATATAAATGGCAGTTAAATTACTCCGTAATACCCGTCTGTGGGTAAGTACGGTTCTATCAGGTCACGACACAACCAATACTTGGGAAATCCAAGTGCAGGACGACCTATCCTTTAACCAGAACCCTACGAGTTCTGATATTGAATTAGAAGAAGCAGGTGCAACACCTACACGTGGTTCCGCCCGCTTCAATGACGCACTAGAGCCAGCGGATTGGACATTCTCCACTTACATTCGTTCGTATTTAGTAGACCCAGATGGCACTCCAGATAGTGGTGACGAGTATCAGTTTACTCCTGATGCACTTCTATGGCACTCCCTAGCTTCTGGCTCTCCATTCGACGTTACTAGTGCAGCAGGTGTTCATTCTAACCCTGTTAACATGCTTCTAGACTTTAAAGATTCTCAACACCACGAACTATTGAAGTTCCATGTTTACATGAATGTAGATGGTGCATGGTACGTTATTGAGAACTGTCAAGTAGGTGAAGCAACAATCTCAAACGATATTGATGGTATTGGTTCTACTACATGGACTGGACAAGGTACTTTACTATCAGAGCTACCTTCGCAACCATTTGACCCAGCAAACGTTCTTTCTGTAGACTGTAACTTACAAGCTTCTTACATCCGTAACAAGCTGACAGTCCTACGAGTTACTGATAACAGAAATTCTAACACAGCGTATGACATCGCTATCACTGGTGGTTCTATTACATTTACCAACAACATCACGTTCCTAACTCCTAGTACCCTTAGCTGTTTAGACGTTCCTATCGGTTCGTACACCGGGTCTCTATCTATTACAGGTGAGATGACAGCGTACCTAGACGACAAGACTAACGGGTCTAAGAAGTTACTAGCGGACATGTTGCAACAAAAATCAGTAACATCTAGTTTTGAGATTGCGGTGATTATGGGTGGTGTGGCTAGCTCCGGTACGGCTCCAGCAGCTGTTATCGTTCTACCGACAGCGCACCTAGACGTACCTAGTATCGAATCCGCTGACGTTATCAGTACCAGCCTATCCTTTAAGGGTATTCCTACTGACTTCTCAGCAGGGGACGAGGCCTTCTTAGGCTTCTCTGACCGATTCACTAGTGCAGAAATTGACCGTCTAATCAACACTGGAGACGGTGAAGCTTAATAGGAGTTAAAGTGGCCAGCAGACAACTTTTAAGAAACGCCCTAGTGGTTATAGTCTACGAAGGCCGCTCTTACACTTACCAAGCAGCTTCCTCAATAAGCCTAGAGACCTCCTTTACGGAGGTCTCTGGTCGTAGGAAGACTTTATTTAAGAAAGTAGCCAAGAAATACTCTATAATCTCCGAGAAGGCATCAACTACTGTCCAAGTAGACTTAGTTGCTACAGACGGGAGAACTGAGGAGCTACTATTCAAGCTTATAGGCCTTTCAGAAGGTCCTTTACACCGACTTCCTGATTCTATCCCAGTAAGTCCTGAATACTTCGATGTGTACCTAACAAATACTGAAGTAACTATTAAGTTATCCCCATGTTTCTTAGAGACCATAGACGTGTTTATGAGTAAGGATTCTCCTTTAGGTATAGGCACCGTGTTTAATGCCGCGAGCTTCGAGTACGTCGATGAGATGCCACAACTGGAAACCAGCCCACAAGGACTACCTCTACCATTAACGCCTATATACCTAGGCTTTGGTGAGCAGATATTTAACAATGTGGTAAACGCATCCTTCAGCATACAGCAAGTAGCCGACTGGCGACAAGATAAATCTTTATTTACCCCTGGAATATACTCTAGAGGTAATGCAATACTAGAAGACTTAATAGTATCAGCTACTATAACAACAAACTTAGATACTAATGGCTTCTTTACTGAACCCACTATAGGGGATTTCTACGTTAAGCAGAACACTATGTCTTTGAGCATAGACTCTGCATCTATTATACCTAGAAATACTATAGGAACTGTTTATCAAAATAACTTGGACGTATCCCCAGTAGAAGAATCTGGAGACGTCATTATTCAATATGGAGAAAAACGATGAGCCTTAATTTAGCTAACATCATCCTAGACACAAAAACTATGACTTTCGACCACCCAGAATTCGAAGGTCTAACAATTACTCTAACTTACAACTCTAAGTCTCGCCTAAGTGAGCTACGTAAGAGTTGTTTAGAGACAAAATACGACCCATCTGTTGGCGCACCAATCCAAAAACTCAACATCGAGAAGTGGAATGAGGTATTCTGTAAAGAGGTTATTTCAACGTGGAGCGGCTTCAAGTATAAGTACCTAGCACAGATGCTACTAATCAATGAGTCAGCCGTGGAGCTAGAAGACGAGCTAGAGTTCACTGTTGAGAACGCTACCACTCTTCTTACGCAAAGCAACACATTCGACAGCTGGGTTAATAGCTGTTTAGCTGACCTTAACAACTTTCGAGGCTAAAGCTAGAGAAGAGGTGTTTAAGGGGCTAGATACGCTCCTTAAAACCCAACAAGGTCTAACCAAAGAAAAATACTACATGATATGTGAGCAGTTGGGGCAGGAACCCGACCCTAACAAGGTACCTAAGGACCTGTCAGATATGCCACATGTCGTTCAAATTGCTAATATCATCTACAAATCCCTATCCGATGTGTTTATACCTCTCGGAATGACAGGCTCTATATTCGGAGGTAAGGACTACTCCGCCCTCCCAGTATTCTTCGATATATATGAAGTAAGGAGTCCTAGGGATAAAGAATTAGTGACAGATATCATATTACATATGGAAAAGAAAGCTATAGAACAGGCGGTAGCAGAACGAAAACGCAACGCTAGTAAGAAATAATTCTTTTCTCCATCTTAGCCCCCACGGGGGCAATTTTTTAAAGGAAACATAAATGTCAACTTCATTTAAGAATATGACCCCGGAAGCTAAGCGAGCATATATTCAAAAGGATATTACGGATGCTTTAGACGAAAGTCTTGAGAGCACCCGTAAAGCAGCCCTAAACCAGATGACTCTGATTTCTCAAATCATGCAAGATGTAGAGTTAGAATCGGGTAGAGTGCTGCATCCATACACAGACCTGCCTGTCGCAGGGCAGACGTCCTTTGTTATCCAAGGACTCTCAATCACTAAGACTCAGACAGTAGCTGTGGTAGACTTAGCTGATGAAACTATTGAAGACATGAATCCTATGGTAGGTCCTCGTGATTGCCTAACAACTTTGCTAGGCCAAGTACTAGCTAAAGACATGGAGAAGAACTTCGTAGACGCTGCTAGGGCCGACGCAACCATTCCAGTAGCTCCTGGTGGGGCCGCTACCTGGGCAGGGTTAAAAGCAATTATCGCAGATATGGGGCCTAACGTGTTCAATACTGTCGGGCCAATTATCTTTGCCGTTAGCTTAGCTGACTACTTAGACCTTATCAGTACAGATGCCCTTAGCGACGCCAAGGACTTCTTAGATAAGAAAATTCGCATCGTAACCTCTGAGCATTTAGCAGCGGGTGAGGTACTAGCCTACCACACTCACGGAGTAGCTGGAGGGTTCACACCACTAACTATCGGATTCGAAAGGGAAGGTGGAAAACAAAACACTGCACTAATCGGCGGTTATAGTTACGGGTACGCTTGGGATACTAAATACATCCGATTCGTAACGGCTTAATTATATTAGCGGCCTTAGTGCCGCTATTTTTATAGGTAAAATATGGCAGATAACAAATCAGTACAGGAATTAATGATTCAGGTACGTAGACGTGGTATAAAGCCCGCCACTAAAGAGGTAGAGGCTTTAAGTGAAGCATTGAATGATGCTGCTATATTCACGGATGACCTTAATAAAAGCCTCTCCAACATAAAAGTTCCTGCGTCCATGACTTCCCTAACAGGCTCTTTCGAGAAGTTCAACGATGTATTAGAGTACATAGAATCGAACACCTTTAAAGCCTCTGAAACCCTAGACGCTGTACTAGACCAGTTAGGTGAGAACGCAGACGCTGCACGTGCAGATATAGTAGGACTATCAGAAGAGGTTCAAGACCTTAACAGGAACTCCGTAGCAACGGGCAATGCAGTACAAAAACTGGATAATAATGTTAGAGGCGTTGGTGAGTCTTTTGAGCAAACAGAAGGGCAAGCTAGACGTGTAAATAACCGATTAAAGGACATTAATAGACAAGGTACCAACTCAGTTAGGACTTTCTCTGATATGGCCAGGTCTTCCAACTCTATTGTAAACGCTTACGCGCTAGTTGCTGCTAACGTCTTCGCGGTTACAGAAGCATTTAGACTACTTAACGAAGCAGCTAGTGTAGAACGTCTAGAAGAGGTCTCTGCAGTTATGTCTGGACAGTTAGGTATTTCCATCATCGGAGTGGCGGAAGCATTGCAAGAAGCTACTGACGGTGCTGTAAGCTACCAAGCGGCCCTTAGACAGGCAGCATCTGCTACAGCATTTGGCTTCGATACCCAAACCATCTCAGAGTTTGCCACAGTAGCTAGACGTGCATCCATCGTTCTAGGTGTGGAAATGACTGATGCACTTAACCGTGTGGTACGTGGTGTATCAAAAGCGGAAGTGGAACTATTAGACGAACTAGGTATTACTGTTCGACTAAACGAAGCGTTCGCTCAGTACGCCGCAGAGCATAACATTGCAGCTAACAGCCTAAACTCCTTCCAGAGACAACAAGCGCTGGCTAATGAGGTGATACGTAAATCCGAGCAGAACTTAGGTGCAGTAGACTCTAGGTTAGAATCTACAGCTTGGGAGAAGTTCGGAGCTAACGTATCTGGAGCTACTAACAGGTTATTACGCTTAATCGCTACTAATGATATTGTTATTGGTACGTTAAACGAGATTAATGGTGTGTTTGAGGCTATTGATAGGTGGGGCCGTGAAGGAGCTGATTCTTTACCAGTAATTGATACGCTTAAAGAGGCAAGAGTGTCTCCTGGCTTTATTGATGACATGCTAGCACTGAACGGTCTACTAGAAGAACAGGAGAAGCTAGACAAGAAGCTACGTAAAGCTGCTCGTGCAGCCAACAATGCTGCCCCAGGACAGGTAGGGCCCCTAGAAGATGAGGTGCGCGCTCTTAAAGCAGAATATTTACTGGCAACCAGGGCAGTAAATGAGTTTACTAAGTCTATGGGTACTAGTAAAGACACTGTTAAGGCTATCGCTCCTGAGATTCAGAACTTAACTACCTTAAGTAGAAGCCTTTCTGGTGGCATCACAGGAATCATTAATGACCTTACTCCAGAGAAGGGAACATACGCTGGGCTAGCTAATGAAGCAAAGGAGGCTCAGAGGTCTGTAAACCTACTAACTGAGGCAGGTATCTCCCAAAGAGAGGCCTTAGAGAGACTAAAAATAACTTCTGAGCAATTCTACAAGCTAGATGCAATTCAGGCTTACGCCAAGATTCAAGAGAATCAAACCAAAGAGATGCAAAAGCAAGAAATGCTTGCAAGGGAGTTGGACGGACTTACAAGCTTCGATGAGGCAGTATTAGTCGCAGAGCAACAGTTAGAAGCTCAAAGAAAAATCAATGATGCTGCCACAGCAGTGTTAGGCATCAAAGAAAAAACCACTCAAATGGTTTACGATGAGTGGGTTCTAGAGCAGAAACTAAACGCAGCTCGGGCCAAGTCTATTCAGAGCAGTTATGAAAAGCTAAGAATCCAGTCCGAATTCGAGAATAGAAACCAAAGTACATTCAGAGAACCTCTGGACTCTACAACAACTCTACAAAGAGAACTTAGCCTAGAGATGTCAATCCTAGAGACTATGCAGCGCCAAGAGTTTATCTCCAAGGCTGAAGTCGAGGCTCAGAGGGAGAGAACTAAGGAGCTGGAGAGACAGTTAGTTATCTCTCAAGAGGAAAACTCTAGACGTCTACGTCAAGATAACCAACAGGGAGTTGACAGCACGGTAGCTACTTTAAGTCCTGAAATAGCGGACATGCAGAGTCAGGTACTTGCAGCAGCGGACGCGTGGGAAATCTACGGTCAATCAGCTAAATCGGCTGGGGACTTAGCAGCTGCCTCTGCAACTACTACAGCATCCGCATTGAACAGTATATCTAGTGTAATTCAGATGGCTGGGCAGGCAGCGGTTGGCAGTATAGATGCTGAAATTGCAGCCCTACAGTCTAAGGAAAACCTAAGTGAAGCAGAAGAGAAGAAGCTAAAAGAACTGAACAAGAAGAAGATAAAGGAGCAGGAGAAATACGCTAAGGCCACTATCCTAATCCAGACAGCGGCAGGTATTGCGTATGCTTTAGGTAGTGCTCCACCTCCACTAAGCTTTATAAACGCAGGTCTTGTGGCTGTTGCAGGTGCTATGGCATACCAACAAGCTTCTAACTCAGCAGCTTCTCAACTAGCAGCTCTTGGTAACTCTACTAATGAAGGTGCTGACCCAACTTCTCTGAAAGTGGGAGAAGCTAACGATATGAAAGTAGATGTCAGCTCCTCCGCTTCCGCAGCAGAACGAGCTGAGTCTCTAGGTGACCGTGGGTTCTATGGACGTGCCTCTTCTGGTAATATGTACAAGGATAAGTCCTACTTAGTAGGTGAGACAGGTACGGAAGTAGTCACCCCTAAAGTGGACTCAGTGATTACCCCTACAGCTGAGGAAAATGAGAAATCAGCAGGAGCTATGGGTAGAGCCCCTACAATCCTACAGATTGAGGCGTTAGACGCAGCATCTATCCTAGATAGGGCTGATGAAATTATCGAGGCGTTAGAGGAAGGGGCCAACCAGAGTGGTAGGTCTATTGTTCGAGACGCTTAGTAAGAACCCGCCTTTGTGCGGGTTTCTTTTTGTCGGGTAGAAAAATCTCTAGACAGTTTGAGAGGTTTTATATATAATAAGTATAAAATATATTGACAAATTATCGTGGCACAGAGCTTTATAGGAGAATACAAACTATGCGCCTTCCAGACCCTTTCACTAATGCAGACGCCCCAGGCTTTACAGGTGCCCGTCTTGTAGATAATAACCCTGTAATATACGACGAAATGCCGAACGGTTCTGTACTACGTGTAGATGGAGCCGCCCAGTTTTGGTCTTTAGAGTTAACATATCCTGAGTTATTTTATATGGAGTTTGCAGTACTAAGTGCAGCTGTTATGGAAGCTATTAGGGTAGGTGATACTATAGACGTCCTTCTACCTCAGTATGAAAACTACAGGGTTACCGGAAACCCTAATAGCACTGTAGTACCCGCGGGGCAAAAAGGCAATCAGATAGTTATTCAGAACGCATCAGCACTTAGTGGCAGACCTAATATAGGGGATTTATTTAAAATAACTGGGCATTCCAAGGTGTACAAAATAACTAGCTACACTTCGAATAACGCATCTAATAGCATAACCCTAGGGCTATACCCTAAATTAGCAAAGATAACAGACGGTACAGAGAAACCTATATTCAATAACATCTTGTTCGAGATGGTCTTGGTGGACGACACAATCCCTACCGAAGACCTTGACGTGAACGGGATGTATCAAGGATTCGAACTTACTTTAAGGGAGAATGTACATGCCGAGTAAGATTACTCAGGCACTAAAAGACTACTTAAACAATAATGATAAGGTACAGCTAGCGCACCTAGTTAGAATAGAACTACCGGGAGAACTAGCTAGCTTTGCCTACTACACAGATTATTCTAGAGAAATCCAGTACGACGGACAGGAGTTTGTCCCTGGTAAGGTCAAGAATATCAGTGACGTTAAGCAGTCTAATAGGCTTAGTGCCCATAACGTGACAATTAAGATAACTGGTGCATCCTCCGAGGAGGTAGACCGTGCAGTACGCTCACAGCAGTACCTGAACAAGAAGATTTCTATATGGAGAGTAGTACTAGATAACACAACTGGTGAGGTAGTTCCCTACTACGCAGATGGTAGTACACTACTATTCTTCGAGGGTACCATAACTGAGGTGTCTATCGACGAAAACCGCTCAGCTACTTCTAGGGGCGAATCCACCATCTCTTGGAAGTGTGCTAATGAGTTCTATGACTTAGAGCGAGTAAATGGTAGGTTAACGGACGATGAGTCTCACCGAGGTCTTATCGTAGACCAAGACGGAGAAGAGGTTCCCTCCAACGCGGCTAAGAGATTTGAGTATCAGACGGACCTAGGCTTCTTCCACGCCAACAAGTCCGTAAACATACTAGCCAAATACCAAGGTCTAGAGCAAGCTTACAAGCTGAAGAAAAAGTCTTCAGGCCTTTTTGGTATTAAGAAATCTTACGACCTTGTAGAGTACTGGGAAACTGTGGAAAAAGAGGTTGATATGCGGTTCAACCTTGCAGCAAAGAATATCCCTACTATTTATGGGGTTCAAAAGACCCAAGGTATCCCAGTATTCGCAGACACACTGCTAGACGACCCTTCAACTGTATACGTAGTATACGCTTTCTGTGAAGGAGAGATAGATGGATTCTTAGACATATGGATGGAAGATAAACCTTTAGTATGTAATGATACTAACGATGCTGATGAGCGAGCTTGTTTTGGTGTAAAAAGAGGTAACGGGGACACTATCTCTGTTGCTACACCTACTCAAGACCCTACAGCGCCTTCTGTACATGGGCAAGAATACATCGTTCAGGATGGTTTAGGGCAAGTAAGCTTCTGGACATTTCATGGTAAAAGAGACCAGACAGCATGCTCTAAGCTAGTAGACATAGCAGCTAACGGAAACTTCTATCTACAGAACAACGGGCCAACCCCTATGGGACCAGAGTACTGGGACTCTAGGTATAAGCTACTAGACACTGCGTATGTGGTAGCCGAGTTTAAAATAACCGACCAAAGAACAGAAATACCTACTATCTATGCAGAGATACAGGGAAGAAAAGTAGCTGTCTATGATGAGAATGGGCTAGTAAGGGATGATAGAACAAGCACCAACCCAGCATGGCAGATGCTAGACTACTTAAATAGCCCTATCTTCGGGGCCGCTGTAGGTATGGACCGAATAGACTTGAATACTTTTGTAGAGGTAGCAAACCTACTAGGTACAGTAGACAACACCTATGAGTTATCGTGGGTACCATTCTGGAGATACATCGGTTGGGAGGACAATACCACTGAGGCGAATAAGGCTATTTTGCAAACCAACCCACTGTTGAATGGAGAGACTTCTCTCTTTAAAAACATGAAGAGTATGTTAGAGCAAGCCGAGTCCTCTTTGAATATCATTGAAGGTAAGTACGCACTTACTGTAGAGTCCCTAAAAGACCCTGTGGCGGACCTAACCGAGGCAGATTTAGTTGGTGGACGACTTCAAGTCTCAGATATTACGTCCAAGGAAAAGTACAACACAGTGCAGGCAGATATTAGAGACCCTGGCATAGGGTGGGAATCCAACGACATTATTTTCTTTAATGCAGACTTCAAAGCGGAAGACAGTCAATTAGAGAAAAAAGCCAATATCTCCTTTCCACATATAACTAACTACTACTGTGCTAGGGCTTTAGCGGAACGAGTTCTCAAGAAGTCTAGATACAACCGAGAGGTTTCTATTACAGTGCCTTACAAGTATGTAGATTTACCTATTAACTCCCCAATAACTTTAACGTATGAGCGTTTTGGTTGGGACAAGAAGCAGTTCCTAATCAGGGAGACCGTATGGCAATCTACTGGTAAGGTTAAGCTGAAACTTCGAGAATACGAGGATGGGGTATTTATTAACTCCCCTCAGGCGGATATAGGAGACTCTCAAATTCCAGAGATAGGTACTAAGGTACTTCCTCCTAGGGATTTGAACTATAGGCCTTCTATACCTGGGGACCCTGAAGGAGTGAATGGATATTTAAGATGGCTTCCTAGTTTCTCTCCTGACGTAACGTACTACGCAATCAACTATACTGGAGTAGCTTCGACTATCACAGTCAACGCCTCCTCCACGGACGAGCCTAGTACGTACATAGAGCTTCCTGTAGACACTATTACTGAGGATAGGATTTATACTTTCGAAGTCCGAGCGGTAGCAGGCAATAAAGGATTATCTTCCTCTCCGGCTATACTCTCCTTGCAACTAGGGCCCGACGGTACAAAAAACCTTACTATGGTGACGGGATTTGACCTAGTGAACAATATTACAGGGGATGAGACAATATGGAAAGGTGCGGAGGTTAGCCTACAATGGAATCCTATATTCGAAGAAGACTTCATGGATAATATATATTATAATTTGGAATTTTGGGACGGCGATTTCGACACGGGTGACCTAATTCGTTCGCTAGAGATACGTAATGCTTATGCTTACATATACGACCTCCCTGCTAATAAGTCAGACTACTTAGCTGCTAAAGGCACTAAAGGTATGTTTAGGCAGTTAGGGGTTAGGATACGAGCAGAATCAGATGACGGAGCTAAATCCGTGGGATGGACAAAAATATGATTGAAAACACTCAGCCGCTAAAAATGGGTATCACTGACGTCTACCCAGGATATACGGCCATTTACATGCAACACACGGCCTACACGGACGTAGACGTACAGGGTAAAATGGTTTGGGTCAACGGTACGGCCCAAACCCCTGACGTAAACATTGACAGGTACTATGTATTCGCTGTTGGGCTAAACCCAGGCTCTCCGTACAACCTAGAAGCCGCGTACTTCGATGCCATGGTAGACGCGGAGCTTAGGGCTGAACGTTTTGGTATGGCAATCTCAGACCCCGTGGCTACCGCCACGAGAGCTGAGCCAACCATTAACTCTTATACAGTTACAGCAGAGGAAGTGGACGTGGGTGTGGCTCCTCCCGTTCTTACACTAGACCTAGATGGAGATGCTGACCTTATAGAAGCCCAGTGGGCTCCTACAGGTACTTCAAACTGGACTGGATTCTTCTATGGAGGCTTCCTACAGACTCTAGGAGTGGCCGGCCTACCTATTGGGGTCGCTATAGACGTTCGCATCCGTGGTGTGGTTAACTTCCCAGATGGCAGCACTAGAGACTTAAGCTCTTGGGATACTCTAGAGAACATAACACTTAACTGGGGATTCACTCCACCAGAGAAGGTTAGCAATGTTACTTTCCAGGTAGCCAAATTAAAAGAGCCTGCGGAAAGATACGACGTAAAAATATCTTGGGACTGGGAGAAGCTAGACGGAGCCAATGCTAGAGAATTCGTGGTTTGGAGACTAGACAAAGCCAAATACGACTCCAATAGTGCATCAGATAAATGGGCAGGTGCCGAGGTAATTAACGCAGGTACCGCGAAGTCCGTAGTAGTTACTAACCACCCTTTCGACAGAGAGCAAGTGTATCGAGTAGCTACTACAGCTTGGGGCCCAGAATCCGATGATGTTGTCTACGCAGATAATATTATATTTAAAATCGACGATACGACGACGATTGATAACTCGTTCACTAATGAGACAGGTATTGACCTAACATACTCCCACATTAGAGGAAGAGTATGGGACGACGCTAACTCTGTATGGAAGCAGTCTTTTAATGTAGATGCTGCCACTGGTAACGTTACAATAGGTATACTAGACGAAGAAGGTGAAGCACCGATAAGTTTCACGTCTGACGGCAATGGTAACGGTACAGTGAACGTCAAGGGTTCTGTAATTTCTGAGACGATAAACGCTGCGAACTTTGTGTTAACTAACTTAAACGGTACTCAGTCACCTCAGCTGCGCTCCGCTGGTAAGACTGAGTATGGAGACTCTACAGAGGGTATCTGGATGGGTCACGAGATGTCCGGAGGATATCGATTCAAGTTCGATTTAGGTAACAGTGCTCAGTATATACGTTGGGATGGGGATACTTTAAGGATTTCTGGAGACGTTGCTATAGGTACTCCTCAAGGGGACAGGCCTCTGTACTCTCAGGTAAGAAATATCTATAAAGCAGCCTCGTCCACTCCAAGCACTCCGACACAGACTACATATCCACCTTCCGGATGGTCTGTAGCTCCACCTACAGTACCTTCAGGACAATACCTATATACTTCAGTGGGCTTGGTAGACCTTACTACTTCCTTCCTAGTAGGCGGAGAGAGCTGGTCAACCCCTGCTCTTACTGGAGGCACGGGAGCCCCTGGACAAGATGGTCAAGATGGACAAGATGGAGCTGATGGTCCGGGGTTTTACTCTCAGGCTATCTCTGGGTTTAATGGAACCTTCCGGTCTAGTACAGCTACCTCTTTCTTCCAATCTCAATTTGGAAGACCACCGGCTAAGTATGATGTCCTAACTCAGTATAACCCAAGTAACCCGTCCATCGCTACTACTAGACAATGGGATACTGCATCCTCTGGAGCATGGGGGACTGTAGCCTTAGCTGTTCACGGTAACATGGTGGTTGATGGGTCGTTGACGGCGGACGCCCTGATAGCTAATACTATCTTAGGTACGAACCTGCATATAGGAAATACCGGAGGTAGTGGAGTTTACGCAGGTATTCGTGGTAATCATACATCTGGTGCTAGTCTAGCTTTTGTTGCAGGGTATACTTCCGTAACAGATAACAACCTACCTAACTGGAAGTGGGGTGTGACCTCTAACGGTATCATGTACGCAAGGAACTCTGCAGGAAGCACTAGGGTTGAGCTTAACCCTATAACTGACAAGTATTCCTTCCGAGGGGATATTATAGCAGAGACGCTGACACTTACCGGAGACATACCAGACGCCATTGATAATAGCAATGTGACAACGTCTAGTATCGGGGCTGAAACTCCCTCTGGTGCGCAGTCTAAGGCAAACGCGGCTAAAAACTCAGCTATTAGTACGGCCGCAGCAGATGCTACGACTAAGGCAAACGCGGCTAAAAACTCAGCTATTAGTACGGCCGCAGCGGACGCCACCGCAAAGGCCAATGCAGCGAAAGCAGCAGCTAATGGATATACAGAGAATAGGATATATCCTAATCAGAACTCTACAGTTATTAAGTCCTCTAATTACTCTCAGGGTAACGACGGGTTCTCTATGGATATTAACGGCAACGCAGAGTTTAACAATGTAGTTGTTCGTGGTGTTGGTTACTTCACTGATGGTGTGTTCGATGGCACCGTATACGCTGAGAACATAGTAGGGGATATCGTTTCAGGGATAGTTAAGAACAACCCCGCTAGCTACACAGGTTTTACTTACGGAAACACTTGGGCTACTGTAGCTACTTTAGTTTCCACAGGTACCGTTAGGCCTTACCCTCGAAATTTAAGTTTAAGGGTGTCTAATGGGGGAGCGGGGTTCTCTGTGATAGTACAACGTGATGCTGGCTTTGCTGACACCGTTATAAGGTTAAGGGTTGTAAACTCTACCACTAATAACGTTCTATGGGAGTATAGCTATGTATATGACTTTACTGGAAGTAACCTAACCTCATCAGTAACTATCCCTTCGATAGATGGTATGATACCAGCTGGTGAGGCTGCCTCCTCCTACGTATTACAGGTGTCCGCTAGTAGAAATATAGCTTCTATTAGGTATATGTACCGTACCCTAGGTACATCTTACCGCACCATTAACTCGGATGTTGTAGCATACCTATTCAAAGACTCAGGGGAGTTATCTTAATAAGGTAGGGGCCTCGGCCCCTATTTTTATTTATACTACTCTAAAAAATTCTCGTGACAAAAATAAAAAACCATACTATAATAATTTTAAATATTTTGGTAAGAATATATTGTTAAAGGAGCCCAGTAATGAGCGTTTTAGACCAAAAAACATACGATATTATACTAGAGGAAGGAGCAGACTTCGGGCTGAGGCTTCGTCTAAAAGAAACAGAGTTGCAGTGTACTCAACATCCTGTTACAGGCAATGATGAGAACTGCGTGGAGGTAGAAACTCCTATTAATTTAACATATCAAGAGTTCACTGGAAGTATAGCAGACTCTCTTGAGGATTCCGCTACTGATATCGGTAGCTTCACTTTCCAGAAAACCGACGCAGTTAATGGGGTTGTGGATATGAGCCTTGGTAGGGCGGAAGTAACTGCGATGCTTCCTTATGCGCAACCAACTCGAGATAAATACAGCCCAAGAATCAGGTTCTTAGGCTATTACGACGTCTTGGTAAGAGATACCCAATCAGACGTGGTGACTAGAATAATGCAAGGTAAAGTATACTTTAGTGATGGGGTAGTATAATGGGAACCAGAATTTACCTAGAACAAATAAAAAACACGCTAGAGCTAGAGAGCAAAAAGAATAAGCTAGTAGTTCTAGATATAGCCCCAACTGTTGGGGCTATAAAGGGGCTAGCTCAGGTAGCTAAATACCAAGGGGCTCACCCAACCGCGCCTACGGAGCGCGTAGACGGTACAGCTCTGGAGCTAGGAGATTACTACCTAAACACCACTGATGGTTATGTATACTACTACGAGGGGTCTAATGTTTGGGACTCTCCTGAAAAGAACTCCAAAGAATCGGAAACTAACGCGGCCTCTTCTGAAGCCAATGCAGCGGGTTCCGAGACGGCAGCAGCAAACTCTGCGTCAGCTGCCCTATCTTCTGAACAAGCAGCGGCAAGTAGTGAAGCTAACGCAGCATCTAGCGCGTCAGCAGCAGCCGGCTCAGAGTCTAACGCAGCGAACTCAGCTTCTTCAGCTCTAGCGTCTAAGCAGGCAGCAGCAAGTAGTGAGGCAGCGGCTTCCGTTTCAGAAGCCAACGCAGCGACATCTGAAACCAATGCTGCTGTTCACGCAGCCAACGCAGAAGCAGCATTTGATAATTTTGATGATAAGTACTTAGGTGCAAAGGCTTCCGACCCTACAACGGATAACGACGGCAACCCCCTACAGGTAGGTGCTAGTTACTGGAATAGTGCTGAGGATGAGCTAAGGTTTTGGAATGGAGCTGCTTGGGACGTTCCATCAGAAACAGCGATACAAGCAGCTAACACCGCAGTGGCCGCTCGTGACGCTGCTCTTATAGCAGAGGCAGCAGCCGAAGCTAGCGAGACAAACGCCGCTGCTTCAGCTTCTGCGGCAAGTACGTCTGAATCAAATGCAGAATCTGCGCAGAATGTTGCATCTTTGGCTGCGTCTAGCGCCAATACTTCCGCAAATAATGCAGCTACAAGCGAAACTAATGCAGCAACGAGTGAGAGTAACGCTGCTACGAGTGAGGCCAATGCAGCACAAAGTGCAGCAGATGCTCAACAGAGTGCTGATGATGCAGCTAATGTCCTATCAGAGATTGAATGGAAACAGTTTGTACGTAATGAAGCTTCTTTGAACCAAATGCGTGAGCAGAATAAATCTGTTCGTGCAGCTAGTGGTTTTGACCATTATGGGTTGCAGTTAGAAGACGCAGACAGAAATGCTATTAATGCAGGTTTGTGGCAGTCAAATACTTCTGGTTCTCTTGTAATGGGTCGCTCAAGTGGTTCTACTCATTCGGGAACTTCTAAGACTGATTTTGCAGTTACCCATATTGCCGGATTCATTTCTGAGATTGTAAGTAATAATGGTGATGCAAGTAATGTGCAAAGTCCAATCAAATTCCCAGAAGCACCAAATGGTACAGTTATTTACGACTCTACTGGGAATGCTCGTGGTGCTGGTAATGCTACTTTGAATTTACTTACCGATGTTGACCCTAAGTATGGTAATAGTGCTAATGGTGATGTTAATGAAGCAGTTAGTCGTGCATTCGAAGGTTGGTGCCAAAATGGAGATTTCCGCGCACCGGTAGCTGGCTATTGGAATGCTACTCGTGGAGCAACCCTATCAATTGTAGCTTCTTCAGCATTGCTAAAAGTTCAAGGCAGCGCAACACTAGCAGGTTCGGCGGCGTCACAAGAGATTACACCATTTGCAGACGTTGGTGATATGGTAACGGTTGGGGTTTATATTGATTCAGTGGATGCGGGCCAGTTAGCACGTATTAGTGTTAATAACTCTCCAGATTTAGGTTCTGGTACTTATTCACTAAACGAAGTAACAACAGATACAGGGTATTTTGAATTCACGTTCCAAGCACAAACGGCGGCAATGTATTTGCACCTATCAGCAACAAATGACAATATAGGCGCAGTTTATTACGACACGGCTTCTATTCGTTTAGCAACCGAAGAAGTAGTAATCGACCGTCATGATATGTTTGGTGCCGAGTTCTTCCTAGAAGAAGTATCTCAAACTAACCCTTTTGTTTACCCAAAAGGAATGGTTCAATCCCAAGCTACTTCAATGAATGGTATTACCACAACTACATCTAATCGTCCTGTCACTTACTACGCAGTATATGATGGTGATACTGGTTCACAAGGTAAGGGTGTAGATTTCTGGGCAGCTACGGATGAACAGAAGAAAGCAATGGTATCTGATGAAACCAATAATATCTTCATGTTAGATGACGGTCGTTTGGTTCAATGGCGTATGCGTCAACGTACTATTGCAGGTGCTGGTAACGGAGACTGGTTCAATACGAACTCAAGCGGTTCGGTTTTAGAATATGCTGAGGATATTATGCGGGTTTGGTCGCAAGGTACTCTTGATACAGTTCCTTCGTTAAGTATCCCAGATGTTAGACAATACCGAGGTTATGGCTGGAATACCAATAATGAAGTTGGTGTTTTCAAAGTACAAGATGACTTAACTAGTGTAGGTGTAAACGGGGAGTGTTACTTCCACGTATGGGGTGTAGTTCCTCGTTTGAACCAAGGTGCTTACCATCCATCGTTTAACCCTATGGGTGCCGCTGCTTGGCATAAGTGGGGAGCTGCTTCTAACTTACCTTGGTATGATTCTCGAGTAGTAAGTGGAATTACTAGTGCCGGTAAGTGTTTTACTAACGTAAGTGCAACTACTCAAATTGCTAAAACACCGGGTTCAGGTCGTATTAGTCACGGTAATAATAAACGTCCTGACGGTAAGTTCTATGATGCTATCTATAATTCAGGTCAAGGTGGTGTAATTGATTACCGTCTGCCTTCTTGGGATATGTCTTCTAAAGAAGAAGCAAGTAAGGTATTCCAGAAAGTAGTAAATGGGTCATACCGTGGTGAGGAAGCGTTAACAAAAACAGTGGTGCTTACAACGCAATCAACGGGTAAATCTAGTACTACTTCGTCAACTTATCCAAACTTAGAATATATACCAAACGGGTTAGCTAATATTGGTTCTGATTCCCCTGCTGTAGGTGCATTGGGTTACTATACTTATAATGTTACTAAAGGTTGGGTATCCTCGTTTATTGACTCAAAGTTATATCCTAGAGGGTTTGATTCAACAATAGCAGCAGTTCATCTATATTTTGATAGTACGTTAGCTAGAGATAACTCAGACGTTATGTATGTCGTTATGGTTTACCCTACAGATTCAACCGTATCAGGCGAATTCACTATGATTGATGTGATTGGTGACCCTGCGGAGATTCTAGCAACACCTTCTTTAGCTAATGGGTGGTTAGGTGGCTGGATTCCTGTTATCCCAACTAACGACGACCAAAATGGTATTAATTGGAAGTACACACGTAAAGCACTGGATATTGGCATCGATTACTACACAACCGACAATGGTACGACGTGGACTCAAGGTGCATTTGATACTGAGTTTGATTACACAATTAACGGACGTGATAATTGGTCAGGGGTAGTGGGTACTATTTATTATCTACCTTACACAGCATTCGCCAAGCAGACTAAGGAAAGCACGAATAAGAAAGTACTGAATAGTACTGAAGGTTTGGGGCAAGTACACGCTACATATCATCACCATGTAACAGCAGGTGCTACTCTGGTAGAGACATTATTAGGTAAGGTAGCAACAAGTGCTTCTACGAATGCTAGACATACTTACACTCTTCAGGATTACTTGATTCATGAGAAAGTTTGTACGTTAGACGTTGGGGTGGGTTACCTGCCTACTCACGCTACATTAGATTTAGCAAAACCTGATGATACTACTCCAGCAGTTAAAGCTCTATGGTATCAAACGGCTAACAACCAACAGGCATCAATGAACTTCGCTTGGAATGAGTTGGTTTGGAAGAACTTAATAGTTAAAGATGTGAATACAGCGTCTAGCCCAGTTAACCAAGGTGAAGTCTATGTCATAAAAGCAGACGTTCCACTGAAAGGCCAGATATTTAAAGCAAATGGAAATAATGCTGTATGGAACTGGAACGGTATGTATATGGGGGATGAAGGTGAAGTGTACTACGGCGGTGGTAACTCAATCTCTTTAGATGCGACAGTAAAAAGTTACCAAGGCAAGAGTGACGGTTGGGGTGATGACTCAACAATTCACATCACAGATGGTACAGGTACATATACAAACCTAAATGGTGATACTTGCCTATACGGTACTTCTGAGTTAGCTATTCCTTATGGCTATACTAAGAACCAATCTAGGGCTGGTTCACAAGTAGATGGTGTTGACCTATAAAGCAAAAACCCCAGAGTCCTACAGGACTCTGGGGTTTTTATTACGTGCGACCGGAGCTTCCGTATCCGCCTTCGCCTCTTTCGGTTTCTTCTACATCAACATCCCCGATTACAAAATCGGTTCTGCAGGGTACTAACACCATCTGACACATACGCTCAAAGTCTTCCATCCAGAAACCCTTTTCAAAGGTACATGCTAGTCGGATAACGCCCCTATAGTCCGCATCAATAACACCTACGGTGTTAAGTATGCGAAGCTTGTACTTAACCCCTAGCCCACTGCGCGGGAATATCAACCCAACCCATCCTTTAGGTATAGCGCAACGAACACCTAGGCTGAAATGATATTCTACGCCTGGGTCAATCCACTGATTTTTCGCGTTTACTCGGAGGTCTATGCCTCCCGCCATCTCCGAACCTAGGGTTGGTGTACAGCCTTCGTTTTCTACTTGAAATACTGGTCTCATAGCTCTGAAATGTCCTCCACATCAATACTATCGTGAATTTGGTTAGTCAGTGTGTCAATTAAGTTATCGACGTACTCAAGGGCTTCAGGGTTTTCTGCGATAATCTCAGGACTGAAGGTTTTTAAGTCCATTAACATCAGATTACGCTCTAGGATTTCCTCTGAAGCATTGAGGTTTTGTATGTACTTCTGCTTACCGGGTAGTGGCAAGTCATCAATTAGCTCGTAAAGGCTGTCGTAGTTTCGGATTATGCTGTAGGCTCGTTTATCTCCGATTCCTTCTACTCCACGAATACCGTCCGATAGGTCTCCTTTTAGGCACTTCATAAGAACATACTGTTCAGGGTTATCGCAGGCATGTTCGTCAAAGAAGTTACACCCTTCTTCTCCATTGTTGAAGAAGAACTCTTTCCTAGAAGCATAGGAGAATCGGTGTACTTTAGGGCTTAGCAACTCATCCCAGTCCTTATCCGTTGAGATTAGCCAGATATTATCATAGACACCTTCTAAGCCCATAACTAGGTATGCAGCGAAGTCGTCCGCCTCAATGCCCGTAAACCTAACCAAGTGCATACTGCTACGAGTAATTAGGTCTATAGTTCTATCAAACCCGGCGAAGAACTCCATAGCTGCTTCTTTTTCTTGCTCTGTCTGTTTGCTGTAGTCTCGGTTTCCTTTGTAGCCTTCATACAGCTCTTTTCTGTGGTAGGAGCCTTTATGGTCGGACAACACCACAATATCTTCACAGCTATAGGATTTAGCTAAAGAGTTAACTGTTTTTAGGTAGTCTGTAGCAAACTCAGACTGCCCTTTATGCTTCCATCGGAAAGCTAAGTTAAATCCATCCACAATTAGCAGGTTTTTACCTGTCTTTCGTTCATCTTTCTTCGGTAATTCCCAGCCTTGCATCATTTAGCTAAATCCTCCAACTTAATATTATTTAAGAATGCTTTGAAATCTACTACAAAGTATTCCTCTACGTCATCCGATACTTTGATAATGGCGTAAGGTACTTCACTAACTACCTTCTCCACTAGAGGGTCTTTCGTTCTTATGGCTACGAACCAAGGGCCTCTATCCTTCTTAAACACTAGAACTGGTCTAGCATTCATTTCTCCAGCTTCACGCTCTGTTTGCAGGAGCCACTTTTCCATTTGACTTTGTGTCTTTGTTTGCTTTAACATATTAGAGTTAAACTGCTCATCCGCGTAGTGTTTAACCTCAATACAGTACAGGCTCATTAGGCCTGTGGAGTTAGGGAGATAAATATCTCCCTTAAGCCCGTGTTGTGAGCCAAACCCACCGGAGCCGGGAACTCGTTCCCATTGTGCTCCTGTGGCAGCCCTAAGTAGGTCTCTGACAGCATACTCGGCTCTCTGACCTTTATCTCGTGAATTAGCCATTGTCCCCTCCTTGAATTGCTAACGTACCTTTTAGAGCGAGCTCTAGTTCTTCCGTAGTATCCCTATAGTCCTCATACGCTTTATCTATATGGCGTATCCATTGGTCCGCGTCACCTTTGTTTCCTAGCACTAGGTCGGCATGTCTCCCATCTAGGCAGTAAAGAAGCCTTTCGTAGGCGCTCTTTTGTTTATCGAATAGTTCCTGCATTAGCCTTTCCTAACCTTTGAAAACCCGTCCTCTTTAGAGACGTACAGCTTATTAGTAAGTGGGTGCTCATAGCCGTGGGAAACTAGGAATGTGTTAAGTTCCGTTTCTTTCTGTAGTAAATCTACTAACCTGTCACGCCCTAGAGGGTCGATAACAGAAATAATTTCGTCTAAGAACAGTACGTTGATATCTACTGAGTTTAGAGTACTAAGTATTTTGCGTATAGCTAGTAAAGTAGCCACTTGCACGTTAGCAAACTCACCAGAGCTTAGAGAGTTCACCTCTACCAGCTCAGAATTGTCGTATACGACAACGTCGAGCTTGGTCCCAGACAGCTCAAAACCTAACGCGAATTGTCCCGCCGTAAGCTCTGATAGGTACTCGTTAAGCGTTTCTTCAAGAGACTTAATTGAGCTTTCAATCTTGTACGCCACAAGCCCTTTTGCACCGAAGGCTTTAGTAAGTACTTTGTAATCAGATAGCTTGTCATTCGCTAATTCGAACTCCTTTTCTAGTTCTTGTAGTTCTTGTCTACGTTCGTCCAACTGCTCTAGAATCTGCTCTCGCTTAGCGTTGTTTTGCTCTGCGGCAGAGTTGTGTTCCGTAGCCCTGTCAATTTCGCGTCTTAGTTGTTGGGACTGTCTTGTCAGCTTGCGTAGTTGTTCTTCTAGGTCTTCGACACTTTCTGGCTCTGTTTCGTAGTCTGGGCAGTTTTCCAAGGTTTGAGTTAAATACTCTTCTGCTGACTGTAACATGTTAGTCAGGGTCTCAGAACGTCTTACATAATTAGCATAGGTTTTATGCTTACTCTGCTCAGCCTCTAAGGCCGTAACCTGTTCTTCAAGCTTATCTCGCTCTGGTCTTAAAGCTAGCCATCTTGCTTTAGCAGCGTCTCTAGCTTTCTCTGCTTCCGTCACGTCTAGTGACGAGCCACAGGTTGGGCACTCCGTGTTCTCCGCAGAGTCCTTGAACTTAACGTATGTAGCTTTCTCTGTGGCCATATTAGCTTTCACAGTGCTCAGCTCATTATTTACTTTCTGTAGCTCTGCTGACCTATCGTCTGCTTCCTCCGGGGCTTCTCCTAAAGCCTCAAGGTCTTGCTGCGCTTTTTTATGTTTATTTTTTGCTGCGGCTACTGTAAGCTTTTGTTTGCCGATTCTTTCATTGCGCTCAGTTGTTCCGCTCACTTTTGCTCGGAGGTTAGCAATGTCATCGGTAAGGGTCTCGTCGAATTCTGGAATTTCTACCGTTTCTTCTAAATCAGGGATGGAAGAATGACGAGATAGCCAGCTAGATGTCGAGTCTAGCGCGCCCTTGATTCTTTGAACGTCGTTTGAACAATCCTTAGAATATTCTTTTAATTGGCTCTCAATTTTTTCATATTCTTCTAAGCCTAAAAGTCCCACTAAGAACTTCTTACGGTTAGTATCTGTTGCAGTAAGGAAATCTAGACTAGACTTCATTGACTGATATACTAACTTAGAGAATGTTGAGAAATCCAAACCAATTTCTTTCTCTAGGATTTTGTACGTTTGTGTGGCTGTATGTCCACTTATGTCTTGACCGTTCTTCAGCAACTTAACCTTAGCAGTAGACTTGGCTATCTTCTCTACTTCGAAGAAGTCATCCCCGATGGAGAAGGTAGCTTTCATACTGTAGTTATCTGAGTAGCGATTCTTTACAGAGGCTTTCTTAACCCCTCTAGAGTTTTTATTATACAGCAGCTCCTCTAAAGCTCCTGGGATTGAGCTCTTACCGCTACCATTGGCACCGATTATTTGAGTGACCCTGGCTTCGTCAAAAGAGATTAAGTTCCCCTCTCCGTAAGCAAAAACATTGTCAAACAAGAACTCATGAAGTTTTAACTGCACTAGCAAACCTCTTCATAATACGCTTAATAGTGTGTGGTTCTAGCCCCTCTACTTCTGCGAGGTATATAGCTAGTTCTTCTTCTACTGTTAAGCCCTCTAATTCTAGGGTAGCATCTTTACTGACGCTGATGTTTACCTTCTTATCTAGTAAGTCGGCATCTTTTACCTTACCAAGGGTTTGCAAGTCACCCTCAAGTTCGTATATTACCCTGTGGTATGGGTCTTCCTTCATAGCCGCTTCCGAGTCTACTTTGAGTCTAAGTAGCTGCGGTAAAGTATCCAGGCTATGAAAAGTCCAATCACCAAGTTCCGTATCAATAATAAGGTACCCATTCTCTCCCTCTACCAATTCTCTATGGAACGAAGTTGTTAGTGGGCTCCCTGGGTAGATAATAGGCGTACCACCTGCTGTCTTCTGAGACATAGAGTGAGCGTGCAAGTCACCTGCAAATACGATTGCGTAGTCGTCAAACTTGGCTAAGTCTATTTCTGGCTCTGTTTTCATATGCTCAGGAAGCTCTGCACGTACGTGCGTGAACAGAATATCTGAAGTCCTAGGCTCCCAATCCTTGTGTAGCTCGAAAAAGTCTATAATATCAAACTCTTTAGAGCGGTAAGGTTCTAGTACTACTTGTACTAATGGGTTGCAGCGAGTGGTTTCTTCTGCTAGGTAGTGGAGGATGCCATAAGATTTGGTCTTGGCTTCATGGTTGCCAGAATAGATTATCGTTTTGTGTGTCAGCTTGGCAATAAGTTCGAAATATAGCTCAATCTCTTTCAAGGAAGCATCAGCCTTATCGAAGATATCGCCTCCTATGATGTGTAGGTCAGCCTCAACTTTGTTAAGCTCGTCTACCATCATATGGAACCTATTTCTTTGCCAAGCCTCGGGGACTTTACGTTGCCCTATTTTTATATGCCAATCGGCACTAAACAGTATTTTCACGTAGTTCTCCAACAAGAAAGGGAGCCGAAGCTCCCTTAAACATTAATTAGTCGTCTAGTTCGCTAATTGCTTCATCAGCTGCGCTGTCGTCACCTGAATCTTTTTCGTTTTTGCCGCTAGCTGAGCCACCTGATAACCAAGATTGTAGCTCTTTACGCTGCTCTTCTGGAGTCATACGTGGGAATAGCTCGTCGATAGGCTTCATTGTAGCGATAATTTCCTTATCAGCTTCGTGCATTGCTGCAACTTCTTCATCGCCCATTAGGCGAGATGTCGCAAGCTGGTTGATGCTGTACTTGACTTCGTTCCATTTTTCACCAGTACGCTTCACAACGAAATCTACAGTAGTTGGGTCTTGAATACCCAGCTCTTCCATAGTTTCCATGATACCATCGAAGATTGACTTTTTCAAGTCCATAGCTTCTAGCTTACCAGTTTTACGGTTGATAACCATGCACTTATACGCGCGCTTGCAGCGTAGTGGACGCATTTGGCCTGGGTTATCTGGGTCTTTTTCTTGAAGACCTACTTCTTGGATTGGGTCAGCGCCACCAACAAACTTCTCTAGTTTGCGGTCGTAACGTAGGCACTCAAACGGGCGAGGTTTACCTTCGGAGTTGTGCACCCAGTAATCCATACGGGCTAGTACGCCAGATACGATACGGAATTGAGTGTTGCCGTTAGTTAGTTTCATGTGTGTTACTTCAGATTTTTGTGCTTCGCCGCGAGCTTCGCCCCAGTTCAATGACATATGCTTTCCTCTATAAAGATTAATTCAGTTTTGTTAATGCGGATTAGTGGGTTTGATTTGACGACGTTTGGCTCGATGTACTCAGGTACGTATGCCATATTTAAGTCTGTATACCCTGTTGTTGCGTAGGTTTGATAGTTACGTAAGGAGCAGAGTCCTAAATACTCTGCGCGCTGCTGATACGTTAGGTTGTAGGGGTTTTGAGTTACTACTTGAGGATTCAGTATGAAGTTGTCCCCGTTAAGTACATCGTGCCCCGTATTATCAGCAACGTAATCTTCAAAGAGCTTAACCATAACCTCAGAGTTTCCAAGTGCTAGTAAGTAAAGCGCTTCGTAGTTGAAGAATTTCATTTTGGATGGATATTATATCCTAAATAACTCCGTGTAGCAAGAAAAATTTTAAATTATTTACTACACGGGTCTTGAAGTGTTGAGGGAACTTTCAGGAAGGATTTCTAAACTTCTCAATTTCTATAAATATTATATAATAAATGGAGCTTCGAAGCTACCGAAATTTTAACTTTTTAAGTTAGGGTCGGTTTTGCACTTCTTCTATCTCGATTTCTGAGAAGTATTATATCAATGTTTCACCTTCTTGGCTATTGATTTTTTCCTTTAATTCGAGTCCAAGTCTCTTCTTGGTGTAACGAACCATTTCCCAACCTCGTCCTTGGTAAATTCCTTTTCTAGTTCCCTTGTGTCTGCGACCTGTATTTCCTTGCAAGCCTAGGTCTACCACCACAGGTAATTCCTTGCCTACAGCTATACGCTGAATACGTCCAGCTATCTGCTCCACTAAGGACTTATTATTAGTAGGGGTGGCTAGGATAACACAACTAAGCTCGTCCAAAGATACACCTTCTGCAAATATAGACTGCGTAGCCCACAGAATAGTAGGTTCCACGGCATCCGCCACAGTATCCATTATCTCTAGCCTATCGTCCATATCGACGTTTCCAGTGATGATGTAAGAGTCTACTTGGTTATCCTTGTTCCATTCTTCTAGCATCTCTACTCGGTCGTTTACGACCAAGACCTTGTGTCCTAGCTTAGCATAAGCATTGGCTAAGGCCTTTACTGTGTGGAAGTACTCAGGGTCTTTGTAGAGCTCGTTGACTCTTAGTGCCCACGGAGTGTCTGAGCCCCCAGGAATCTCACAGTCTAGCTCGTACATGTGTATTGTAGGAGGCAAGGTGTTGTTCTCTGCCGGTGTATATACTTTATTACCAAAGAAGTTAGAGAAGCATACGTGAAGTCCATCCTTTCTCCATAAAGTACCGGTTAGTCCCACCTTGATTTTAGCCTTGGAGAACATAACCAATAGTTCAAAGGTAGCTGCTACACAGTGATGTGCCTCGTCTACGATTAGTAAGCCAAACTTATCAGATAAGTCTGAGCCATACTTCCTAACGGTCTGAATATTGGCTACTACAATAGGTGGGTCGGTTTCGTACTTACCTCCACCTATGACTCCAGGAGTAAAGCCGAACCATTTCTTAATTTCCTTCTCCCACATAGCCCTGATGTTCGTGTTTGTACAGACTACTAGAGTTTTTTGCTGGAACTTATACGCCAAGAACAAGGCACTAATGGTCTTACCGAAACCTGGCGCACCATTGATTATACAGTCGCCATCTACATCCTCACAAATCTCCGCTTGGTCGCTTCGTAAGGCAAACTCCGGCTCAGGTATTTCAGCAGGTACAGAAATCCTCTTGTCTACTATCTCTAGGTCAATCCCTTTCAACAAGTCTAGCCTAGTATTTGGCATCCAGTAAACATCTCCCGCTACTTGCCCGAAATGAGAGACGTATCTCGGGTAGGTAGCTTGGGGGTCTATAATCTCGTAAGTAAGCTGCTTCTGTAGTCTCTCCTTCAGCTCCTCATCCGGTTTTAAATATATTTTATTAGATAGAACTATTTTCACAGCTTGATTCTCACACGCTCCGAGGGCTTATCCGAGACATCGAATAAAATCCTGCCTTTCGGAGTGTCCACCACTACTACATAGTCTCCAGCTTCTGACGTTACGAAGTTACCAACCCTAGTCTGTAACAGATACTTTCCATTCCAAGTTCTAGAGCGGTGTAATACTTTATGGGAAGAAATAGGGTAGGTTTTGCACTTACTAATCTTCCATATTTTTCCATCAGAATCTATAAACTCCCGCCTTCGGGGATTGCGTAGGATTTGTGCTATGGTAGTGTACTTTTCCTTTAACGGATACAGTGGTAGTCCTGTATCCATCTCTGCCAACTTTAGCCTCCTTTCGAAGTAGTTTCCAGGTAGTGACGGCATGTCTAGTATATACTGTCGGTATCTGGAATTTATAAGAATATATGGAGGGTCTTCGACCCTCCCAAAGTTAGCTCTTAGCGCGTAGAGAGGAAACTTTGCGTTAAGCATACTCCTCCTCTACCACTGTCTTTATCCTTTCGGCTCTCTCAACCCAGACCTTTTCGTGAGGCTGCAAGTCATCCTCTGGGATAGGGTCGGTTTCGTACTTAGATAACCAGCTCGTTACTTCCGTAGCGAACTTCTCGTCTTCTAGCACAGCCAAATCTGGCCACATCTTCTTGAGCTTGCCACACCCATAGTCTACAGAGCCTCCTTTCTCAGAGTCGCTTTCGATACCGATAGGGGTACCCTCAATACCTAAGAACTCTCCAAGACTATTGAATCTAGCTTTCTGGATATTTCTATCTAGAAGCTCAGAGTACTCGTCCACTAAGTCTTCACGAACAACTGCGACAATCGAGTCGTGTACTAGCGCCACAATTTCTGCGTCCATTCCACGCTCAGCAATCTCATTATCCGCATCTATACAACCCATCAACAGGGAATCAGAAGACGCTGACTGAATGATAGCGTTGAATCCTGAACGGATTTCGCCACCCACAACTCCACGGTCATCAGACTTGATGTTGTGCAGTCTACGCTTACGTCCGTAGAAGCTGTAGATAAACCCGTACTGACGTATTTGGTCGTGAGATTCTTCAATCCACTTCTTAAGTTGAGGGAATCGACCGAAGTAAGTTTCGATGTACCCTTTTGCATCTCCTAGAGTACATGGGTTGTACGGAGTACCCATTTCGATGTGTTGCTCTAGTAGAGCTTCGTTTACCGACTCCATTACTTTCGCAGGGCCAGAACCGTACAAGATACCGAAGGTGATAGCCTTAGATGCTTGACGCATCGCTGGATATAGCTTCTTAACCTCGTTAGGCTCACAAGGTAGGTTGAACACCATGTGTGCGATAGTGGAGTGGAAGTCCGCGTACTTATCAGGCTCGTTAGTCATGTTAACGAACACTTGTTGTAGGGCTTTGTCTCCAGACAGTACGGCCGCGTAATAAACCTCGGCAGTTGTCAAGTCTTTTGCCACAATCTTGTAGCCTGGAGGAGCTACAATACAACCCTTGACTATTGGGTTATCACGAGGCAGTTGTTGCAAGTTAATTGTACCAGAGGACGATAGACGGCCTGAGGTAGTTGTAGTGATACCAAAACCTGTACGTACACGACCATCCCAATCCACGTTATCAATCATTTTGTTAATGAAAGAAGATAGTAGTTTGGTGTTTTTACGCACTTTTAGTAGTAACTTAGGTAAGTCCCCGAACTCTGACAGTTTGGTTAGAACTTCTGCGTTAGTGGAGTCCTGTCCTGTGTCTGTCATAATCCCTGTAGGCTGGTACCCTGCTATATCAAACAGCAAAACACGTAGCTGTATAGGGGATTGAGGATTAAATTTCTTACCTTCCTGCTTTTCGAACTCGATAACTGCTGGGTGTGAGTAAAGCTCTTCTTCAGCCTCGAAGATTGCTTCATGCAGTAATTTTTGAGCTGCACGTAATCTCTTCTTAGAGACCGGAACTCCTCGGTCTTCCATACGCTTAAGGAATCGCATACCTGGAATCATTAAGTTCTCGTAAAGTTCCTTCAGACGAGGGTTTTTCATTACGATTGGGTAGAACTTGTTGTGTAGACGTATGGTAGCGTCCGTATCTTTCGCAGCGTAAGCTGCGAGGATTGGGAAAGGAATCAGGTCATAGGTGAACTGCTCTTTCTTAATCTTGTGCACCTTACAGTACTCAGACTTGAATTCGTCTAGCTTTTTATCATAGTTACCCATATCGGTGTACTTGATTGCTAGAGGTTTTAAGCCGTGTCCTTTACGTTCGTCCAGAACATAGTGCTGAATCATGGAATCGTGTAGGCGTTTCTCTTTGAAACACTTCTCAAAGCTTATACCCATGTGATGAGTAAACCAGTGCCAGTCGAACTTGGTATTATGGAATACTATATGAATGTCTTCACAATCCACTACCTTCTGGATGAGGTTAAATACTTCTTCGTCGAAGTAGTCTGCGTTTACGTAGACCCCTTGGCCTTCGGAGTGAGACATTGATATTCCTAGCATCTCAGCATTTCTGGCGTAAAAGCCTCCTGTTTCCGAGTCGAGAGCAACTACGTTAGGACGCATCCCTAGTACGGAACGCAAGTACATCTTGAACTCAGTCATGGAGCCAATAACTAAGTTATCTTCCTGCTCGTCCAACTCCTCTTGAGTAGTGTGGTTGCAGAAGATATTGTAGATTACTTTCTCTGGCTCTACGTAGGTTCCGTCGATGTGAGAATTTAGACGCTCAACCGTTTGGTCGAACACAGGCTTGCCCTCCGGCTTAAAGAAAAGCGCCGCAGGGTTCATAGAACAAAGGAAGTTCTCGTAGTCTGACCAGTCTTTCTTAGGTTTAGCGTCTACACGCATACCAGTCATATCTACTACAGAGGTTTCCTTAGAAAAATACTTTAATGGTTCAGAACCAACTAGGATAACCCAGTCATACTCATACACGTCAATATCTATATCAACGTGCTTCACCAAAACTCGTTTTACTGATTGAGTGGTAAGTGGAAAGACATCCACTTCCCTACCGAACAACTTAGAAAAGTTGGTTTTAGTAGGTTTAGGTACAATTAGTGCTATTTTTGACATATATTTCCTACAATTATTATGGATAATACTTTCTTCATTTATTTAAATATTATATCAATAATTAGACCTTGTTGGCTAATAATTTTTCGATATAATTCTGTAACTGATACACTTCATCTTCGTCTAGTCCGCCAGGGTCTTGCCCAGGAAGTAAGAAGTCGCTTGCGTCGAACACCCTACACGAGGTTTTAGCTTTTATCAGTTTCTCTAGCTTAGCGGTTGCTAGTTGCCCTGCACCATCTCCATCTAGTAATAAAACTATCCTAGTTATTCCTGATGCGGTTAGTGGAGCCAGCTTCTCTTCCGCTGTCTTCCAGGTTAAGTTGTGAGTACCAAATATAGCCGCTGCTGTGTCCAGTCCTTTATCATGTAGATTAACTACATCAAAAAGTCCCTCTACCAGAACTACTGTATCACTATTTTTAGGTATAGGGTAAATTGGGAGGTTAGCTGAGGCTGGGTATACTAAGTACTTTGGGGTTGCATTGGAGTGGGTGTATCTGCCAATCAATGCCGGTATAGTGCCACTGACGGAGAATATAGGGAAAACGACCCTATTTAGGAATTCTGGGTCAGTGTGGGTGAAGGCCTGGAATTTTTCAAAAGTCTCTGCCTTTATACCCCTAAACTCTTTAGAGAAAGGTACACTAGATTCCGGTATATCTAAACCTCTAGTTTCTAGGAGTATGTTTTGTATTTGGGACTCCACCTCATAGAGCAAGTCATAAGTCCTGCTTCTGTACTGTCCGAAGTGGTCGAATAAGTCCCCCTTAAAGCCACAGGACAAACAATGAAAACGTCCTGTGTCTCGGTCTATTCTTAGCGAGGGGTTATTGTCCTCATGTTCTGGGTTGAAACAGGAAACGACATAGTCGTTCCCCTTTTCAGTATATTCTACACCTTTCTCGTTTAAGAGTTTTAACACGTCTGTGGTCACACGTAATCCTCTAAGTAGTATGCGCTAAGGCTGGTTTGGCGCGGTTATTTTTCAAGCATATCTTCCAACAACTCTTTGGTCAAGTCTACGTTCTTTATTCTTAAGCACTGCCAATCCATAGGCATAGCGAAAGTAACATTACTAATAGAACGTACCTTAGTGGCTTCCAATACGACTATATCCGCTTCTTCATACGCGTGAATAACCATAGCGTAATCTGCGGGGTCTAGGATAGCTTGGGAAAGTCTTGCTTCACCATCATTATTGATTTGGTAAGGAGATATCATTGCTACCTCATGTTTACGAGCAAGGTTCTTCAAACCTTTTGCCACTACTAACTGGTCTTTCCAATCATACATAGACGACTGGTCTTCCACGATAACTTGGTTAACATAGTCAACAACACAGGCCGTAACCTGCTCCCCATACTTAGACACTATAGCGCCCAAGTGTGCATCCACGGAGGCGAGCCTAAGTTGGGAATCGTCTACTATAATGAAGGGGGTGACTTCTGGTAGATTTCTTAGCGATGCTTCGAACCCTACTAGGTCAGAACCTTTCTCACACGGCTCTTCCATTTCCTCTAGAAACCCAGATAGTACCTCATAGCTGTCCTCGAACATCGCTGCGCGAGTAACTAGAAGTTTAAATATATCAGTGCCAGAAGTTTCATTATTACGTAAATCCATAGCGTCTGCACCTGACAGATTAGCCATGAATCTTTGGAACGTCTCCCCTGCTCGCATCTCAATAGTGAAGTACGGACATATCTTACCATCCCTGTACTGATTTGCTGCAAAGTTCATTGACATTACTGACTTACCAGAACCTCGTTTACCTCCGAGCAATAGTAAATCTTCTCTACGTAAACCACCGTATTCAAAGTCCCATCTAGGGCTTATGCTAGTAAGCACCGTTTCCGCCTCTGAATCCTCAGTGGATTGGAAAGCAGATAGTTTATTACCAGTAAATACCTTATCACTAGCGTCTAGCGAGTCCGAAACGTGAGTTTGGATTTCCGCGAGCCTTTCAGTAATTTCTTGAGCGTTTAATAGAGTAATGTCTTTAAGTAGTAGATTCTGTATCGTTGTTAGTGATAGTTGTTGTGCGTACTCACTCTCTAGTGCTTCTATAGCTAGGGACAGTTCCACCTCATCAGGCAGTTCTGTATTCGCTAACGCATCTAAAGTTGCAAGCACGCTACCGGAGCGGTTATTGGCTAACCGTAGCTCCGTAAGGTTTGGAAGCTTATTGTATTTTTCGTAGAACTGCGCTATTAGATGGCGAATTTTACGATAAGAGTCTGAGAAATACTCGCTTTTTGCTGCATCAAACTCTAATACTAGGTCAGATTCTGATGAGGAACTTAATAACAGCTTTAGCACTATTGCTTGAGTATTTATACTCATTCAGTGTCCTCATAAAAGAAAAGGGGCGAGGCTCACGCCCCACCCCTTCGACTTAGAAATTAGATTTTATTACTCAGCTGACTTTTGAGATGCAATTTTAGCAGCGCGTTTTGCACCATCGTGGTCTGCACAGCTGATACCACGGCGAGTTAGTGTAGCTTTAATACCACGCTCTGTACGGTCAACTGCTGCTGCAATTTCCGCTACAGTCATATTAGCAACATCTAGACCTTCAAGAATGTCTTCTTTAGCTTTTGCGCTAGAAGTTTCTTGCTTAGGCATTTCGCTAATGCGACCTTCTTTTTGTAGGCTTAGACACTTACCGCGAACGCTGTTAAGTGGTCGACCCATTGCTTCAGCAACAGCTTCCATAGAAGCACCACCTGAAACTAAGTCAACAATCTTAGCTTCTTCGTCTACAGAGTAAGAGCGTACCGGAGCCGCTTTTTCAGTAGGCTTAACGTGCTCTGTTAGCTGTAGAGAAAGAATCTTACCTTGAACCTGCTTAGTAGAGAACTTACCATCTAGAACTGCTGCTGCGATTTCAGAGTAAGTTAGATTACCTGCATTAGCGTTTAGGAAGTCTACAAGTACTGCTTCTTCGTCTTCTGTCCATTTTGGCTTACCAGCTTCTGTTGCTAGCTGCACAGAATATTCCATTTTACGAAGTTTAGAACCTACTGAACGAGCTGAAGTACCTAGCTGTTCCGCGATTTCTTTAAGTTGGTCTTGAGACACTTCATCTACGCCAGCTACTGCTGCTTCTAGTGCTTTTACGTTGTCTTCAGTCCAAGTGAATTTTGCCATGTGTGATTTTCTCCAAAAATTTTCGGGTTAAGAGCCTAAAAGCTCTTTGATAGTTAGAATTGGGATGCCTAAATCGTTAGCTTTGTTTGTTTTTGAAGATGTAGAACCATCTTCGACGATTAGGGCTATAGTCTTTTTCGTTACTCCGCTCTTTACGGAGTATCCATGTTGTTCTAAGAACTTAGCAGCTTCTGTGCGGTTCTTAAAGTCGTTAAGTTTACCAGTAATTACTACGTCTCCTTTGGCTTCCACAGAGGTGGACGCTGTAGTTGACTGTTCTGTTACGGTAAACGTAATAGGGATTTGACGGACATCCTCACCTTGGGGTGAAACCATCCAGTCTAATAAGTTTTTAGTGGCTTTCTCTCCTAAGCCTGCCTCCGCACAGGAGGCTTCAGTGACGTCTTCCCAAGAGTTTGCCTTAATACCTAGCTTGTTAGCAGCTACGGTACCAATCAAAGGGATTCCTAGTGCACCGAGAAACTGTCCGAATTCCACTACTCGTTTGTTCGCAATCTCGGCGTGTAACTTAGTAGCTGTCTTCTCTCCTAATTTCTCTGTTAGGTAGTCTTCCGACAAGGAATACAGTTCAGATAGGGACTCAACACCTAATTTTTCAATGGTCTTCGGTCCGAAGCCTTTAATCTTCATCTTCTTACAAAAGCTTTCAACAATTTTTGCTGTCTGAGCTGGGCAAGAAGAGTTACGACAAAAGAGTTGGTCTTTGACTCTTTCGAGTAGAGAGTCGCAGCTTGGGCAATTAGTAGGGATGTTCATATCTGTCCTTCTATCTATTTTGTATACTCATTATATCAAAATGATACTGAGAGGGCAAATAAAAGTTTTCCTCTTTATGCCCAGACCTCTTTAATCAATTCGCTTGTGTCCCAAAGCATGAGATATATTATATGCTAAGGATTCATTCGCGTCAATGGTACTTTTTAGGAGCTGACTGAATAGTTGATTCTTCCGTCAATTCCACAACTGGAGCGTTATTAATGATAGCCAGTAGCGTATCTAAGGATGTGGTCACTTTGTTTTTATATGTGGTCAGTGCCTTAGTTAGTTCTAACACATCATTTTCAGACAACGGCTTCTCTGCTAAAGAGAACGTGGTGATTTTTGCTACCATTTGCAAGGTTGCATCCGCCTCCGCGCCGTCACCACCTAACGCAATGATGAGAGTCAGTCGGTCGGCTTCTGTGGTTTTTATTAACTCTGATAGGTCGTAGTTCTTCATTTAAGTTCCTTGTAGGAGTGCTATTCGGTCATCGAGTATACTTACATACTCCATCATTACTAGTCTTTGCTGTACTAGTAGTTCTAGCTGGTCGGCTAGTTCTTTTGTTACTTCATGTCCTGCGACAGAGTCCAAGAATGCCTCCAGCCGATGGAGCTTTATAAATAACTCGTTACGCTCTACTTGTAATTCCGCAGCTCTTAGTTTGTTACTTTTCATATTACCTTACGTCTATAATCTTAGGGATAATGCCGCCTGAGCGGATAACACAAACCTCGCAGCCTTCGTAGACTCCTAGGTTTTCCACATAACCAGCATTGTTTAATGTTGCTCGGGTGATTTCTGCATCGTCGATAAAGATTGGCTCAAAGATTGCTACTGGAGTCACTTTACCAGACTTACCAGTCTGCCATGTTAGGTCTACTAACTTAGTCCAGATACCTTCTTCGTCTTCTTTTACGGCGAATGCACCTTTAGGATGTTTGTGGGTAAATCCAGCATCGAAGAAATCTCTGTTGCTAGAGAGGCGGAACACTCGCCCGTCTTGCGGGCAGTCTTCCCAGTCTGAGTCAACTACCGTACAGAAACCTTCACCAGATAGCCAGGCCATATCCTGCTCATAGTGAGGGAAAATACCTGCGTGGTCTTCCGCTTCCTGAATCCCATAAGCTACGAAGATAAGCCCGCCTTCTAAAACACGCTCTCGAAACTCTTTTTCGTCTTTTAGCTGCATAGCTCCAGACGCGTAGTTACGCATGTTTTTTACAGGATTGGTAGTAACTACCTCACCAGTAATTTGGATAGGAGAGCTACTAGATAGTTCACCTGGTACAAGCAACGCCAGCTTCCACGGCTCAAAAGTGGTTGGGGATGTTATTCCGTCGCCACGAGTGTTACCTTGAACTAGCTTATTACCAATGTAAAACAAAGAAATTGCACATCCGTCCAATTTCGGAGTTTCTATGCATTTTTCTACAGGTAGTGGTAATTCCTCACCTCGACCAGGATACACCTTGTCTAGTGAGTACATACGATACATATGCTTGAATTCGCCGCCCACACCCAATCCATCCTCTCCAAAGCGAGAGACTAGTGCATCGTACTCCTCATTAGAGATTACTGGGTTGCCTTCGTAGTAGCACTTTTGTAGGTAACGGATATACTCTTGCATTACTTGTCCTCGTCTTGGGTAGTATGTTTATGGTGATTTTCTATTACTTCTTGAGATACCTCAGCTTGAGCCATGATAGAGGCAAAAGCTGAGTATAGTCTAGTTACTGAATCTAGGTTATAAGGGAAGCTTAGTCCATTCCGTGTAGGAAGCCACTCCCCTTCAAAGTCTAGGTAGTACTCCCTAATGCCTAGGTAGTGCCTACCCATGAATTCAGAAACAGTGAAGCGTAACTGGATGCCTAATTCTTCATCTTGGTAGATGACTGCATCCAGCTTATCTTCATGCCCTTGTAAATCGTCGTGAATCACGTTCTTGTTTGTCTAACTCATAACTCAGCATGGAAAGATGAGTAAACACGTCCACAGGCATTGTACGGAACTTGTTAGTTGTGTAACAGAACAGAGCCACGTAACCATCTTTAGGGTTTGCCACCTGCTTTTGTACATGCTCAGGAGCTTTCTCTAGCTCTGCTTTCAGGTACGGCGTATCGAAGTTAGTCGTAGCCACGATGAAAGACTTGTTGGGAGTACCAGCTTTCTTATACTTATATTGAGCATAGAAAGTATCGAATTTTTGGGATAACTCTAGGAAGCGGGTCATTCGCATATACTACTCTCCTTATGCTTGTGACTGAAGTTCGCGGATTTTTGCAGCTAGGTGTGATGCTGCTTTACCGGTTAGTTTTGAGATAATGTCGTCATCTAGGTCAGTGACTCCACCATCTTTAAAGGCTGCGAGTAGCTCGCCTTGGGCTTCTGCTTTGCCCACACGCTTAGAACCACCTTCTGACGCATTAGATGTTTTCTTAGCTTTGTTAATTTGCTTAACATACACACCTAGTTTAGTTAGCTGTGCACGAGCTGATGCTACAGATGTACCAATCTCAGCTGCTGCGTAAGTAAGTGCTTCGTTAGAGAAAGTACCTTCTTCCGCTTCTGGGTTAGCTTCCGCTAGTTCACCCATTTTTGCTTTGTATAGAGATTCTACTTCTGCTTTAAGCTCATCTGTCCAAGAGATAGGTTTGGTCATAAATATTACTTCCTTTGGTTGTCGTTTGTCGAATTTATAGATATATTATACGTAACTTTCAGCCACTAAGCAACTGAAAGTTTTTGTTATTGGGAGTTACGCTATGTGAAAGTGAGGAGCCAGGTAGGCCTCACTTTCCTTTGTTAGCGTTCTTACGTGCAGCCAGCAACGCCGCATTTAGAGTATACACAATGTCCTCTCTAGACATATTGTCTTGGAGAACGTTAGGGTTGATACCTTTTTCTTCTAGGTATTTTAAGCTGCCTAAATCGTATGCGTAAAAGTTTACGTTACGATGTTTATTTGATGCTAGCAGGTACACTCGATAAGCATAGATACCGTCGGCATTAGGCTTATGTTCCGCCATAACTTCACCTAGACATTTGTACCCTGGAACCCATACTTTTTGCCCAATAGCGAAACGCTCTGACATGGCTTCCTCTGGAACCATAGCAGGGTTTAGAGGGTCTGCTGACTCTCTAAGCTTAAAGTCTAAAAGACCCATAAGCTCTAGGCGACGACGCACTAAGGCTGGGGAGCGGTAGTATCGCTTGGCAATTTCTTCAATAGCATCACCAGTAAGATACGCTTCAGCCATGTTAATTTCTTCCTGTGGAGAAAGAGGCTTAGTACGGTTCTTGCGCATCATTTCTTTGCGATGTTCTTTCTCTGCTAAATAGTTATCTAGCATTTCGTCTAGGCGTTTGGTATTGTAGTTAATACCTAGGATTTCACATTGACGTTTCTTAGTGGCACCCTGTTCACGCTCAGCAAGAGCCATTTCAAATTGGTCTTCTGTTACGTCTGCTGCTGATTTTGAATTTTTACGAGCCATTAGTCGTCTCCTAGTTCTAGTTCTACCATGTTAACTCCGTACCAGTGTAAGGTTACGGGTATGTCAATGTACCTTAGGGCTTTCAATAACAGAGGTAGCCGTGTGGCCAACATAGTTGAATTATACCCATCGAGGAGTACGTTACGTCCTCTTATATAATTGTATTTACAAAAAGAGAAATCAGCCTTTACGTCTCTAATAATCGACTTGGCTACTTTTTCCTTTCTCTTGTTGTGCTTGGCTCTTAATCTATGAATCTTCATAAGCTCTCCAATTAATTTATACAAATATTATAAGATAAATTGGCTATTTCGGCAATTGAAGATTTTCTTTTCTTAACTCCGTTATTAGACGTTTACGTTTAAGTAAGAGGGCGGATAAGTCTTCGTTCTTTTGTATCCGGTATACGATTGGGAATTGAAGTATGATATCCGCCCCTAAAAGTGCTATAGATAAGGGGAATACACGACACCCTTGGGGCTGAAATCTTTTATACTTCTTTTTCTTTTTAGGGCGTTCCTTGCCCATAGTTATACTCGTGAATTCCTTAGCCATACTGTACCGTTATGGAAAAGCCTGTACTTGTTATCACGTTTCTACAGTCCATTAGCCTTCCTTCTATAGGAACCACGTAAACTTTTGCGGACACCCCTAAGTATCTTAAAATTTGTCGGACATATTTAATATCCGACTCACTATACATAGTGTACCTGCCAACTAAGAACTTTACCTTTTCTTCGCCTAGAGCTAGCACTATCTCCCTATACGCCCGCTTAGCAGCTTCTACCTGCCTAGACTTTTCTAGATTCCTATTTTCGTCTATGCGTCTTCTTATCTTTCTAGATATCATGAGAACCCCTTAACGTTTACCCAGCTTAGGCTTCCGTAGTCATCGCTAGCTTCTTCCTCTCGCTGTAGTTTATGATTCAAATCACTAGCTGCTTCCGCTAGTTTAGCTTTCTCTTCTGCGGTCAAGAACTCTTTAGGGATTGCTAACTCTTCATACTCGTAGTACTTACGAGCCCAGTCATGCAACTGCTCCCAATTAGGCTCCACGCCTTTGTCTTCTATATCAATAACTAACCCTATGCGGCTAGCCTGATATTTAGCGTTACGCATGTTCATTTTTCTTCCGTAACCTGTGAAGGCGTTCTCGCCTGTGGCATTATACCATTGAATAGCGTGAACACGGAGGAACTTAGTAAAACGTTCCAATGTGCTTGCGTTGACCTTCATCAGACCGTACAGACCCCCACGTACTACTTCAGCTAAGTTAGCCATCTTGGTATGAATATCTTGGTCAATATACATGTCTACGTGGTCGTACGAGATAGCATCAACACTAGGAAGCTCGTAATAGTGTGCGATTTGTTGTTTTACTTCGAAAGCATTGTTATAGCGTCTTGGGAAGTGGTCTTCTCTAGACATTAAGATAGCGTAAATCATCGCTTCACGCTCCGCAGCTTTCGCACCTTCTCCACACATGTCCTTAACAGTGGTCTCTAGAGTCTCCCCTGGCCCTGCCTCAAACAAGTCATCCACAACTACTTCACACCCTTGGTCCATTAGCATGAATCGTAGGTTTGACTTAAATCCAGAGAACTCTGCATTTTTACGAAGTGCGAATTTTTCACGCATTAAGTCTTCCAGACTTGGGTACGTGTTCCCCGCACGGAAGTACCCTGTAGAGAAGTTAGAAGTATCTGGGTCTGTGTAAATCCAGTACTCTTTATTAGGTTTGCGACAACGTCGCAAGGCCTGGAATCTTAGGTTAGGCGGTGCAATCTTTGTGTTAGTAATCATAGCTACAACATCAAAGTAATGGAAGTCTACTCCCGATACGACGGATGGAGAACACACTAAACAATCAACGTTGTACTGAGCTAACGCAGCGTTTGTGTTCTCTAGAATATCTCGTATATCTTCGTCTTTTGTAGACTCTGAATGCACACCCTTGATTACGTGGCCAGGATGTAACATTTCTAGTCCACGAACTCTTTCATTGATTGCCTTCGGCCCTAGGTCTGATACCACTAGAACTTTCAAGCCTTCGTCTAGGTTTGCGTGAACTCCTGATAACCATACGGTTTCTTCTTTCTTACACTCGTAAGCTTTGCTGCCTTCTAGCTTGTTAAATTTGTAATCAACTGCTGCTACTTCCTTATCCGAGAGTGCAAAGTATGAGAACATGGTTTCTTCACTAATGTCACCATCTGCTAGAACCACATACTTAGCTCTGCGAAGAATAGTACTAAGAGCGTCAATACACTTAGCCCTTTCTTTCATAATAACCGCTGATGCGTTAAGCAAAGTATCCATTACAGCATCGCATTCATCAATGAATACAAAGTCTATCGCACCTTCCTCAGCCATTTCCTTAAATCTCCACAAAGAGTGGATTGTAGTAGACATACGTCCATTAGGGTTCTGGCGGAAAGAATCTCGGTGAGCAGGGTCTAAGTACGCCTTATCAGTTGGGGCACCCAACTTGGCGGCGTTGCCATCTACTAGAGATACGGTGTTAGTTACTGCTAACATACGCCCATGAAACTTTGGCTTGATGCCTAAAATCTCGTCACCTAAAACTAGACGTTGAAGTGCCGTAGTCTTACCAGTTCCGAGGGATGCCTTCCAGAACGTAAGTTTGCCCACCGGGGGCATGTCTGGGATGTACAGGTAGCCGTTATCCGTTCCTGCACCGTCAGGATACAGTTTCTCTACTGGCCAATCAGTTAAGATGTCTTTTCGAACCTCCGGAGGGATTTCCTCATATGGTTTGATTCGAATGTCTATCTTATCTGGAATGGTGCGTATGGCGCGAGATTTGATTGTTTGGAAACAGAATTCCATGGCCGCTTTTAAGTAGTCGTCGATGCTTCTCTCCCCTGAGACAATCTTAGGGTGGTCTTGCATAGCAATAGTAAATGCTTCTTTTAGCGGCTCGAATCCTATACCATCCTCCATTGCCAAGAAGAATAGTCGAGGTGCTTTTTTGGTATAGACGTTATCAGGGTTTTCCTCGATGTCGTCTAGCACTCGACGGACTGGAGGTGTAATTATGTCTGTGCCTTGGAACCTTTTAATGCTCTCTAGGTCTTCTTCGGTTAGTGTTGCTGTTTTCACACGCTCCTTCTCCTCAGTAGTTGGTGGTATTGATGCCGTAACTCTTGATTTGTAGAATACTGTTCGTGGCATCACACCAAAAGGGTCTTCCATGCAACCCTCAAATATAGGGTCTGCCGTGTACAGTATGTGGGCACGAGTGTAAAGAGAGTCATCGAATAAGTCGCATTTGAATTCTTCGTTAAAGACTTCGTTTACCTCGTCAGCTATAGTGTCTAGCTGCTTTGTATTTACAGGAACCGTGTTCTCCAAGTACAAGTGCATTCGGATGGTGTCTGTCTTAATACCTGCGGAACTAGAGCCCCTAGCAATGTATCCACACTTCTTATCGAAGTATACAGGGAACCGTTCTGACAGTAGTTCTAGGACATACTTTGCCTGTTGGTGGATATCTAGAGGGTCTATGTGCTCTGGCCTAGGAAAACTATCAATATCGAATACCATGAATTTGCTCTTTGGTACTACACTGAAAGTTTCCTTGTTACGGCGAATGTTTTTTCGTGGTGCTCCTTCCGCTAGAGCATGCTGTAGCATACAAACATTAGGGTCTTGGGAGTACTTTAGTACAAGTGTGCGTAACTCCTCCATACTTGCAGGAGTTACTTCTTCCACGACATCAAAATGCTTTGCTAAATAAATATCTGTTGTTTTTGTAGGGGAGTGCCATACCTTGGTCAGGTACTTTTTACGATTTTGACCCCATCCGTAGGATGAAGCTTCTGGAGCGGTTTCGTTCTCTACCTGTGCTATAAAGGTAAACACGTGCGAAATCCTCCATACTGTAGCGAGATACGCTCATGGATATTCTCTTTAATAACTATACTCCTATGGTGGTTAATTTTTTGCCACTATATTATTTTTTATATACTCGCGAGATTTCGAGTATCTCACAGAATTTGGACGTAATAATGCTCGGCTGAGCTAGACAAGAGTCAAGAAGCTCGGGGTAGCAAAATTTATTCTGTGTTAACACTTTACGATTGTAAATCTCAGGTCTCGCCTCACCGACGTCCCACCCGACAGAAGTTAACTGACTCACACAATCCGAGGATTGAGGCTACAAAGTGATAGTCTTGCATTTAAGCAGGGAGTTACGTACTTGGTGATAAAGTCCTTTACAAGCCACACGTCGACAGAAGTTAACTGACTCACACAATCCGAGGATTGAGGCTACAAAGTGATAGTCGCGCCTTTTAAGACATAGTGCTGCTAAGACTTACTTTCTTAAAGTATTCTTAAATGCTCAGAACCGAACATTTAAGAATACCCTAATTAAAGGGTATATAGGAGTTCTCTTATTAAAGAAGTACCAGCGTACTTGAGGGAAAGGTTGTCCAGACCTTTTAGAGAATAGATATATAGTATACTAAAGGAAAAGAAAAACGTCAACTCTATTTTTTATTTACGAGTCCACATTCCTAGTTCAACTAGTTTATTTCGTCTAAGTTCGATGTAATGCAACCTTTCTTCTGCTCGCATATCAGGAGTAATTAAGACACCTTTGCTGCGTTGAATAGTTACAGGAAAGTACGGCTTCAATAGTAACTTTTGCACTTCCCTCTTTTGCCACTCACTTAACTCTTGGTAGAAAGGAGAAGAGAAGTGATGGTTATGGATACTGATAAGTTTATGCAGCGCCCAAGCATCTTTCCCAGGCCTATGGACAGCCACAGAAAACCCCTGGTTGCTACATACCAGAGCCATTCCCAAAGCTACGGCAGTATCTGTTAGTTTCTTAATCTGGTGGTGTACTTTTACATGGTAGTTAGTCCAAATCATGTGCGCTCTCTTTGGTTATTTTTCGAATATACGCATATTATACAAAATAACCGGCTCCCTGGCTACTAAATTTTTACGGAATCCTCCTCGCGCGCACGCGTAAAATTAGTAATGATATCTAATACCCTATCTTCCTCCTTCATGGCAAGTAAAATTTTTAAAATCGCTCTAATAACCACCACAACTGTAGGTTAGTGAGCTTTAGAAAATTTTACTTGCATCTATGCCCCATATTTGATATGATATAGTCTAAGTTGAAAAGCTCTATTACGAGAAAAAGGAAACTAAATGTCACAAAAACTATATATACTAGATACCAACGTACTACTTTCTGACCCTCATGCTGTTCTTAAGTTTGAGGAGCATAACGTAGCAATCCCAATGACTGTACTAGAGGAGCTAGACCGACAGAAGTCAAGTGACAGAGATGTAGCCCGCGACGCCCGAGCTGTCATCCGTACCCTAGACTCAATCATCCGAGATATGGATGCTATTGAGGACGGCGTTGAAATGAACTCAGGTGGACGACTATTCGTTTTACCTAACATCGGTGTCCCTGAAGCCATTAAAGTTACTTGTCCGGACGATGCAATTATCAATGCAACGATTCATCAGCAAGAACCAGCCGAAGGCTCAGAAGCTTTCAAGGGCTCACCTGTTCTCGTAACTAACGATGTTTGCATGCGCTTAAAGGCTAGGGGCGCAGGCGTACAACAAGTTCAAGAGTATCGTAATGATGTAGTGGTTCAAGACCCTGACCTATTACCTCGTGGTTACTTTGAAGTGCCAGACGGCTGGCTAAGCACTGTAGGTAACGATGACGTTATCTCAAAATCTTGCGGTCGCACCCTAATTAAAACCTCAGTAATCGAAGAATTACTGGGAGATGAACCTTTCGGTATCAACGATTGGTTAATCAACGAGGAAGACGGTATCTTCGCTCAGCTAGAGGGGCCTGTAGAGGGCGATTCTCGCTACGAAGATGGTATGTACCTCGAATTTACTTTCGTAAACGCTGGACAATTCCTGAACCGCAAGGCTTCTGGTATTGTTCCTAAAGACTTTTACCAAGCCATTGCCCTAGACGCCCTACTAGACCCTGAACTAGACATTGTGATTATTAACGGTGCCGCAGGTTCTGGTAAGACTTTGCTAGCTATGGCAGCAGCAGTAGAGATGGTTAAAGGAAAACGTGGCTACCGTCACTACGACGTTATCGTTTCCCGAAGCATGCACTCTCAGTTCGACGATATTGGTTTCTTACCTGGTAATGAGTCTGAGAAGACCAAACCGTGGTTAAGTGGTGTTACTGATAACTTAGAGCACCTGGCACGAGTAACCAAGAACATGAAGCTACACCCTAATAACTCCATTGTTAGCTCAACTGATACTCCAACTGACGAGCAAGGTGGTGATGCGTTCATCCAAGCTAAAGCGCTGAACTTTATGCGTGGCCGTTCTATCGTTCACAAAGTCTTCATTATAGACGAAATTCAAAACCTAACTCAGTCACAAGTTAAAACCATAATCTCCCGTGCGGGTGAGTACTGTAAGGTTGTCCTAATGGGCTCCCTAAATCAGATTGACTCTCCAATTGTAACCCCAAGAACTTCGGCACTAGCCTGTACTACCGAAAAATTCCATGGAGAACCGTTCGCCAAGGTGATTACACTAGGTGGAGTACACCGCTCTCGCCTAGCTAAATTTGCTGACGAGCACCTTTAAAACTAACCCCGCCTAGTGCGGGGTTTTATTCTTCAAAAATTCATTTGCGGATATTCCCAACATTTTGTATAATACTTTCCAGAAATTGAGAGAGGAGCATTAATTGATTTCAACAGTAGTAAAGCACGACGGACGAACAGAACCATTCTCCGCAACCAAACTTAACCGCCTAGCAGAATACGCAGCGGTAGACCCGACTATGATGTCGGATATCTCCCTTAACACGCTAAAGAACTTATATGACGGTGTGTCAACTCAAGAAATCCTAGAGAGTATGATTCGTTACTGTCTTCTAAAAGAAGATTTAGCATATACTCGTGCTGCCGCACGCCTAGAAGAAGCTATTATCCTAAAAAACGCCGAACGACTAGGTATTGATGGAGTAGATGACTTCAAAGGTTCCATGGAGCAGCTAATTGAACTTGGTTTATGGTGTGAAGTAACACTACCTAAATATAACCCTGAGTGGGAGAATTGGCTAATCGAACTATCCAATATCCCTCTAGAGTACTGGACTATTAAGCAATGGTCTGATAAATACTGTACCAAATACGAAGGCTTGTGTGTAGAGCCAGTTGCTTTAGGTGCCATCGGCATCGGTTTAGCACATCATGGAGACACGCAGCTAGCTCTGGATACTGCACGAGCAATTGTACGAGGAAAGATTAACCTACCAACGCCTGCCTTAAACGGTGGTCGTACAGGTGACTTTGACTCCGTTTCTTGCTGTGTAATTTCCGGTGGTGACAACACACACTCACTAGGTGTAGCAGACCATATCGCGTATGAAATGACAGCGAAAAAAGCAGGTATCGGTATCGAGCTAGACACTCGTAGTAAAGGTGCCCCTGTCAAGAACGGTCGAGTAGAGCACTTAGGCAAGCACTCTCTGTACAAACGAATTGATTCGGCTGTTAAGGCATTGACGCAACAAACCCGTGGTGGTTCAGCAACAGTATCTTACAAGTGTATTGACCCAGAGATTCAGAAACTTCTTCAATGGAAGACACAGAAAGTGGACATTGAGGAACGTATTGATAAACTGGACTATAGCTTCTGTATTAATGATGCGTTCATGGAAGCTGTAATAGCTAAGCGAGAGTGGAAGCTGTACGACCTACTAGAAGCGCCTAAGATGCACGAGCTATTCTTCTCGAAAGAGAAAGTAACTCTAGCGGAATGGGAAGCAGAAGGCTCTAAATATAAGAGTGCAGGCTCAGTAGATGCCTTATCTCTACTTAAGCAGTTCCTAACAGCACGCCAAGAGACTGGACGTGTATACTGTTTTAATGCTTCACGAGCTAACTCGCATACACCTTTTGAAGACCCTATTCGTCTATCAAACCTATGTGTTGCTCCAGAGACCCCTATCCTAACGCGAAACGGTTACGTACCTATAGCGGAGCTAGAGGGCTCTAAGGTAGAGGTGTGGAACGGAGAAGAGTTCACTACTACAACTGTAAGGAAGACAGGAACAAGCCAAAAACTAGTACGTGTAGTAACAGATTCGGGACAAGAGCTTGAGTGTACAGAGTACCACAAGTTCTACGTACAGGTAGGGCATGGTAAGGGTAAGGTAGTAGAGAAGCGTGCCCACGAACTACAGGCGGGTGACAAGCTTATTAAGTTCGACCTACCGGTTATTGAGGGTAGCGAGGATTTACCTCTAGCATACCAAAACGGGTTCTTCTCTGGCGATGGTTGCCAAGTAGGAAAAGATAGACGCGTTTACCTATACGGGGAGAAGCGAGACCTCCTAGGTAAGTTTAGCTTTACTGGACTTCAAGAACAACCGGAACAAAATCGAGTCTACGGGAACGTAGCAGGCCTACGAGACAAGTTTTTCGTACCAGACAATACTTACTCTATTGAATCTCGTCTTCAATGGTTAGCTGGCTACATGGATGCTGATGGTTGCATCTATAGGAACGGTACAAACGAACAGCTAGTGGCCGTATCGGTAGAGAAAGAGTTCCTAAAAGACGTACAGTTAATGTTACAAACTTTAGGTGTGGACTCAAAAGTAGTTAAACACATGAAAAGTGGCAAGCAATTGCTACCGCTAAACGATGGCTCAGGTAACGTAGGGTACTTCAACTGTAAGGAGTCGTACCGCCTAATCGTTACATCTAATGGGTTATTTAAGTTATCTGAGTTAGGGTTCTCTACAGAGCGCCTGAGTTGGAAACCTAGAAAACCACAACGAGACGCTAAGCGTTTCATTAAGGTAGTAGAAGTATTAGACGAAGGTCGGGTGGACGACACTTTCTGCTTCACGGAAGAGAAGCGTGGTATGGGTATGTTCGCCGGTATTCTGACAGGGCAATGTCAAGAAATCTTCCTACCTACTAAACCATATGTAGATATGCTAGACTTATACGTAGGTGACGAGAATGGTGATTCTATTGGTGAGACAGCATTCTGTAGCTTATCAGCAATCAACTATGCTAACGTTGAAGAACATGAAATCGAACATATCGTGGAAGTAGCGTTACGCACCGTGGATAGCATGATTGAAAAAGCACCTGGCCTTACTGAGCCTATGAAGAAGCAGATGCTAAAGCGTCGTTCTGTAGGTATCGGTATCACTGGCCTAGCACAGTTCCTGTATAAGAATGGCCTGGACTACGATGGCTCTCCAGAATCTCTGGAAGCTGTGTCTCGTCTAGCAGAACAGCACATGTTCTTCCTGTATAAAGCATCTATCAAGATGGCTAAAGAGGCAGGAGAGTCTGTAACAGGAATTACTGATTGGCTGCCTATCGACACACGAGTCAATAAGAAGTACGAGCCTATCATGTCATGGGAGTCGATTCGCGGTCTTCCTCGCAGACACTCAGTTCTAGTAGCACACATGCCTACAGAATCTAGTGCTGTGTTTAGTGGTGCGTCAAATGGCCTATACCCTCCTCGTGAGCGTGTAATCTACAAGAAAGCACGAACAGGTAACGTACAGTTCATTGTTGACCAAGAGAACTTCTTGACAGCTTGGGAAGTGCCTAATACTCGCCACATGCAGTACTACAGCCGAGTGCAGGACTGGACAGACCAAGGTATCTCAGCGGATACTTACGTAGTTCCTGAGAACTACCCTAATGGTAAGGTTCCTATGTCTGAGCTAATCAAACAAATCATTTACTTCTGGAAGTCAGGAACTAAATCCCTGTACTACCAAAACACTAAAGACAAAACATCAAAAACAGCGCAGGATGCTATAGCGGCAGCTAATGCCGAGGTAGACGAGGGCTGTGAAGGAGGTTGTAAACTATAATGTGTTTTCCCACATATACTCCGTATATTCCAGAACATAAAGAAGTATACCTGGCAGCTCGCGCTGCCGGGCTTACTAAGTTAGATGCAGGAAAGTTGCTAAAGAGCACTTTCGGTCTCACCTCTTTCCTAGACGCTAAACGTTTAGTACATATTATTGAAGGAGAACTAAGTTGAGTAAGTTCAACCCTAACAACACAGGCTATAAGAAGCAAAAATACAAACTCTTCCTAGACGAACAAATGGGCTTACCGGATACTGTAAACGTAACCTACCCTGAACTAGAGGAGCTGTACCAAGACCAGGTAGCCCAAATCTGGAACGAGTTTGAAGTTAGCCTAACTCAAGACCGCATGGACATGCAAAAGGCACCACAAGGCCTAGTACGTCCTATGCAACGCACGATTAGTTGGCAAATGCTAGCCGACGCAGTAGCGGCTCGTTCCATCGGAGCACTATTACTTAAGCACGTAACGAACCCCGAGCTAGAAAACCTAATTAACCTCTGGGCGTTCTTTGAGACTATCCATAACCGAACATACGCACATATCGTAAAGCAAACCTTCCAAGACCCAACGGAAATGATGCAGGAAACTTACGAGAATGCGCAGGTTATCATGCGTTCTCAAAACATCGTAAAAGCATTCGATGCTTTAGAAGACCTGCCGAAAGAGGCTAGTGAGCGAGAAGTGAAACGTGCGCTATTACGCGCATTAGTAGCATTGTTTGCCTTAGAAGCTATTTCTTTCATGGGTTCTTTTGCTGTTACTTTCGCCATCACGGAAGCTAAAGTCTTCCAAGGTATTGGGCAGCTAGTAACTCTTATCTGTCGTGATGAGCAACTACATACACGATTCGATTACGAGATTCTGAACATTCTTCTTTACAAAGAGGGCTGGGCGGCAGAAGCAGCTCTTATGACAGAAGAGCTGAAAGCAATCCTGGATGAAGTAGTTCAGCAAGAACTAGATTGGGCATCTTATATCTTTGAAGAGGATAACATGGTAGGGCTTAATGAGAAGCTACTACAGTCTTACATCCTATACATGGCTCGTCCTGTGTACGAAGCACTAGGCATCCCGTTTGACTTTGAAGTTATTAAAGAAAACCCACTACCTTACATGACCAAGTACATTGACTCTAGTAAGATGCAGGCAGCAGCTCAAGAAATCCAAATTACGTCCTACCAAATCGGGGCAATTTCGGATGACAGTGACGACCTTGACTTCGGAGACATGGACTTCGACGCTGATTTCGAATAATTACAATAGCCAATTCAATTTGAATTGGCTTATAATATATTTTTAATTGATGGAGAAACCCTATGGACAAAGTACTTGACCTACGAGAAGTTGACTTAGCTAGCCTAACTAAACAACAAATTTGTTCTCGCATTCATCTAATCCAAGATGAGCAGCGACGCCTAGAGAAAGAGCATCGAAATCTTGTCCGTATGGAGGCCGCACTAACTCAGGAACTATATGACCGCAATGATTAAACTGGCTGTAGCCACAGGAGAACGGGGCGAGTTTGGGTTAAAGGGAGGGCTGCCTTGGGGTAAGCCCCTGTCCGCAGACATGAAGGAATTTCGTAGGTTTACGGAAGACTGTACACTACTTATGGGTAGCGCAACATTCGAATCACTACCCACTAAACTACCTGGCAGAAAACACGTAGTATTGTCTAGTAGGGAAGTTCAGGCGAAGGACGGTTCAAAACCAGACTTAATCCTGAACGAAGCAATTACCGAGCTGTTACTACATTCTATTGTGTTTCTATTTGATAGGTGTGTATGTGTTATCGGAGGTGCAGGAGTAGTGGAAACATGCGCTCCTTTTGCCCAAGAAATACTACATACCTACATAAAACCTTTAGGCATCCATGCAATGAGCGCTGATGTCTATGTAGACACATCAAAGTTGTATTACCACCCAACTAGGAAGTTAGAAGTGATATCCGCAGGCTGTGAAGGGGATTACCACTACTGCGTTTCCATCCTTAGGAGAGAAAATTGAAAGGCACACAAAAACTATTAGAACTTGGTAACAAAATCCTGACGGAAGGCGAGTGGATTTACAATGAGAGAACCGGCAAGAACTGCCTAACTATCCCCATCCATATAGCTACCTACGATGTAGGTGCTGGCGATTTTCCGATAGATACCACCCGTAAACAAGCATACCGTGGCCCTATCATGGAGCTGCTAGGGTATGTACGGGGTTTAACAAACGCACAAGATTTTGCGGATATAGGTGCCCCAACCTGGTTCTCTAATGCCAACAAAACAAAGGCTTGGCTAAATAACCCCCATAGGAAGGGAGAGAACGATTGTGGACAAATCTATGGAGCAGTAGCTCAGGCTGACTTTGTAAAGGTATACAAGAACCTGAAGGCTGGTATCGACGACCGAGGCGAAATCATTACCTTCTGGCGTCCAGAAACTTTTGCAAAAGCTTGTCTACGACCTTGTATGCACACCCATAGTTTCCAGCTAATAAATGGAACTCTGCATATGACTAGTATCCAGCGAAGTGCAGATGTACCAATGGCGGGGTCGTGGAACGCTATTCAGTGCTACGTACTCCTAGCACTAATGGCACAGATAACTGGACATAAGCCAGGAAAAGTTACGCATATAATTAATAATGCACACATTTATGAAGACCAGTTAGAGCTGTTTGAAGAACAAATGTGCCGCATTAGTATGTTCTGTAAGCCTAAACTAACCATCAATCCTGAGATTAAGACTTTAGAAGACCTACAAACTTGGGTAACTAAGGAAGACTTCACTCTAGAAGGTTACACCTCTCACGAGAGCATAACATACCCGTTCTCAGAATAATTTTAATTGCTAAAAAGCCCTCAATTCCGTATAATATACTTATATTCTGGAATTGAGGGCTTTTCTATGGCTGAACTAAAAACTATATCTATACATGCTTTGATACTAGAGTACTCTGGTGTTGCGGAAAAGGAGCCTAGTTATAGACTAGGACAGCATTTCATAAATAGATGTGTAAGGGATGACAAAGACCCCTTACTGGCAGGGTTGTGGGAGGAAACCGACCCAGAGATGGCCAGCATACAGATTTTGAAAGTGTGCGATGCTTGGCAATGGGATTTGCGAAATCTTCCTGTAGAAAGAGATTGGAGCGTATAATGTATTATGTATTTACTGACGGAGGGGCTCGTGGTAACGGCAAGGGTGTCTCCGCTTGGGCAATGGTGGTTTACGACAAGAACGAGGTTCGTGTAGGCTCTAAATCTGAGGGCTTTGGCTCAAGCTTTGGATATACCAATAACTTCACCGAGCTAACGGCAGTATTGAGAGCGTTAGAGTGGGCTAAGAAAGCCAAAGTTAAAGTGTCTATCCGCACAGATTCTAATTATGTAAAACAGGGAATCAACGAATGGATGCCCAAGTGGATAAAGAATCACTGGAGAACCTCGGCCAACAAACCAGTTAAAAACGTAGAGCTATGGCGACAGGTGTACCACCTATGTAAAGAGTTAGGGGATATGGTAGAAGTTATTCATGTCCCAGGACACGCAACAGGCAATAGTTTTAACGCGGTTGGCAACAGGGCAGCGGACGCTCTAGCCAATCTAGCTATGGATGAGGCTGAATTTCAGGAATATCTAGATAAACATTAAAAATTACAGTTGCTAATTAGATACATTTTGCGTATAATATACTTCTAATTTGAAAGGAGATACTATGCGCAATTTTGTAGCTAAGCACGCACGCTCCTTTAATAAGGCAGCAGTGCATCGTGATAGAACTAAGTACACCCGCAATACTAACTGGATGGACGAATGGCTCGACGATATCGAGCCTCCCAGAGTTCTAATATAAGTACTATTATTTATATTAGCATTCTAACAACACAGGAGACCATATGCTAGCACCTAATCTACATCAACACCTAGGATGGATGGCTGACCTAGAGACACTGGCTACCGCTAACTCAGCAGTAGTTCCGGAAATTTCACTAGTAGCTTTCGAAATCGACACTGGTAAAATTGTACATGAAATGACCCTACACCTTTCCGTAGATGAACAGTTGCAGGCAGGTCGAACGGTATCTAGCGGTACTCTAGGTTTCTGGTTAACTCAGACACAAGAAGCCCGCGATAAGTTACTTCTAGCTATGGACGATTACCAAAACCAAACAATCGGTAAACTTCCGTGGGGAGTAAACGAAGCTCTGACCCATATCAGGGATACGGTACGTATGATTACCTATCAATGGGAAATTCAGAATAAACACAAAATAGACCGCGATATTGATGAGTCCGGCCCACGCCCTCTAATCTATGGCAATGGTGCTCGCTTCGATTGCGGTAAGGTAGCGGATTTGTATGAGAGAGCGAATCGAGAAAATGATTACCCTTGGGGTTACAGTGGCGATCGTGATATTCGTACTTTGCATTCTCTAGCCCCGTCCTTTAAAGGACAGGAAGAGTTTGAAGGTATCCCGCACTTTGGTTTAGATGACTGCAAGCATCAAATCAAATACACACACAAAATTTACAATGCAATTTTGGAGGCCTCAGCCCTACAAAGTTGATTTCTTCAGTTGCTGAATAGCTCGAATAAACGTATAATAGTTTCATAAATTAAAAAACGACAAAGAGGAAAGATTATGTCTAACACTAATAAAGTAGTAAAAGCACCTGTAGTTGGCGAAACTGTAAAGGTAAACCTATACACCGCGCGAAATGCGAAAGCGCCAACTGATTACACGGGTCGCCTACAGCGAAGCCGCTCCTCTTCCATCGAGCGCATCTCAGCGATTTACTCTGATACAGAGAAAGACAAAAAAGGCAATACACTCTACAGCGTTCTCCTAACTTCTGGAGACCAAGTGCTAATCGCTCGTGGCGATAAGGGTTGGTACGCTGTTCGTTAAACCCCAGTTAAGGGCGAATAATTAAAAACTTTATTTGCCCAACCTCTTAAATTTTCGTATAATAATATCTTAATCAGAAAACAAGGAAACACCATGCAAAAGATGTCGCGCCGAGGGAAGATGTTCTCTAACCATGACTACGCAGCGAAAGTAATGACTACTCGCTTCAAGGGTCTACAAAAAATCCTAGCGTTGCTTTCACGAGGAACTTCGGTTTCTAAGTCAGAAGCAGCAATCTATCACGCAGCTAACCAAAAGGGGCTATTCTAATATGGCATCAGGTCGTAATTCAAAACTTATTCGTACGCTAGCCTTACTAAACTCTAGCGAATCAGGTCGTATCCTAGAAACTAAAATGGTCTATGGTGGCCTACGCACTACTCAGCGTGACTACGTACAAAACAAAGGTGAAGAAAACGAGTTTACTGTTAGCACTCGTACCCTTCAACACGTAGAGGGCACGTATAAGAGCGAAGTTAAGCGTGCAAAAGCACTATACCGAGAAAAAGGTGTAGACGGTCTTATTGAAGCGATTGACGAGGCACTTTCCCGCCACATTGATTAAATCTTCAATAGCTTTCAAGGTAAAATCTTGATATAATAATTACAGAAATTGAGAGAAACAACCTCTCAATTTCTAATTGAGGTGTAGCTCAGTAGGTCAGAGCTGGGGAATCATAATCCCTGAGTCGGCGGTTCGAGTCCGCCTACCTCAACCAAATAATTTAAAATTACGTTTGCCCAATCTCTTTGAGTATTATATAATATTCAAACAAATTGGAAAACAAAGCTAAGGAGCTTATTATGCCATGCAGAAGCTACGAACCAATCGACGTAGAGCGAGCGGATAAAGAGTCCGCCCAACAAGAAGTACGTCGTCTAAAAAATAGTCTAGGTAAAGCCCATACTCATATGGATAACCTGACACGTATGCTTTGCTATGTAGTTACCAGAGCTATCGAGGAAGATGTAGACACAGACATCCTAAATAACGAAGTGCGTGACTGGTACACAGCACATCGCCAAGCTGACCTTGCTAACATGCGTAAGCTAATGGAAAACGTTGATTTAGACAGTCTTCCGAAAGAAGAATTCGATACAGTCGACCGAATTTTGAGCAAGTACCAAAATAAATAAAAAATCATTAGCTCAATAGTCGAAAAGTTTGATATAATAATCAAACAAATTGAGAAAAGAATAAACGCGGGTGTAGGTAGGTGTGGTCACCTTTCCAGTCTCATAAGCTGGAGTACAGGGTTCGATTCCCTCTCCCGCATCCATTTTGGTTCTGCATGCCCCAAGAATATATGCAGGTAAAACCTAGGATACGGTGCCTAGGAACCCAATTACATTCAGGTGAACTGCGAAACTTTCGACTACCATCGTTCGCGCAGAAGTTTACCGAATATCGCTTATGGGCGAGGCGATTAATAAATATACCCATGCATAATTTATACTGAGCACTCCATACGTCGCTAGCTCAATTTGGTCAGTAGCACCTGGCTTTTAACCAGTAGGTTCCGAGTTCAAGTCTCGGGCGGCGTACCAATTTAAATTGAGGTGTTATGAAAACACAGAAAAATAATCGGGACATTAGAGTCAAGGAGCTTCTTGACTGGGTTCACAAAAATAAACTGTTTCATTCTATCTCAAGAAAACCTAGCTTGATAGTCAACGGGTACGCAAAGTTTGTTACTAGAGCTAAATGCAGGAAGAAATACGGTAAAGTAGACAAGTCCCTACAATATTACAAAAAGCAGTTAGAGAAACAGAAGGTATTTTCCTTAATGACACTAAATATCCTCTGTAAGTTACACTCCATACCCAATCACATAGGTTACGTGTATATAGTGTCAAACCCAGCGTACCCTGGATGGTATAAAGTAGGTGCGGCAAAGGATGCGGAAACAAGACTACTTAACTACCAGACAGGAACCCCGTTTCGGGACTTTAAACTAGAATGGTATCTACCCTGCATAGACTATGTAGCTAGAGAAAAAGACTTTCATAGTAACAGCTCTTTCTCACATGAGTGGGTACAGATGCCCTTAGATGAATTAAAACAAATGCTCGGTTCGACTATCGGTTAGGTCATCAGGTTTTCAACCTGAGAGGGCGGGTTCGACTCCCGCACCGAGTACCATATTCTAAAGAGGTCTACTTAGATTTCTTTAGTTAACATTCTGAACTCGTGCCAGCGCTAGAAAACACGCCCGAAGACAGGGAGATGACAAGGTGGCGGATGTCTTGGAGATAGCAACTCCGATGGTGTAAAAGAGGGCTTTGAGATACCTTGTGAAACCCACGAGAGTAACGCGGAGCTTAGGGTGTTAAGCTAAAGAAATTTAAAAAATCAATTGCCTGAGACACAGGAAATTGATATAATAATCAAACAAATTGAGATTTCTTCGAGAAAGCGAACAAAGACGATAGCAGCTAAATGTGGGTATAACACTGCTGAAATCCTCAGGGCACCCTCAACGCGCAAACCTGTATGCGAAAGAGTCGGAGTTCACGTTGTCTGTAACCGGTTTGGACGACAGCTTTCATCAAAGAGATTTCGGGGTCTTAGCTCAGTTGGGAGAGCAGGGTCTTTGCAAGGCTCAGGTCGAGGGTTCGAGTCCCTCAGATTCCACCAAACTATCTGCTAGTACATAAACCAATAGAACTACGGTTCCGCCTTAATGTAAGGTTTAAGATAGAGTAGTACTGGAGAGGCAAAGTAGATGCGACAGATTCTACTAAAATCTTCTGCCATGCCAGGAGTACCAAATTACCGTCGTAATAAACGTCTATGGAGGACGGCGGGATTGTAGACCCCGTGTCACGAAAGTGGCTCCCTAGGTTCGATTCCTAGTTGCGGCACCAAATTTGGGGACATAACTCAGTTGGTTAGAGTGGCATCCTGTTAAGTTGCTGGTCGGTGGTTCGAGTCCACCTGTCTCCGCCAAATTACGAAAACTTTCAATAGCCTAACGAGTTTATTATTGCTATAATAACTTTAGAAATTGAGAGAAAAGGAAAACTTATGTTTAATCAGTTTATGGTAATTAGTTCTATGGGTTGGATTATCCCTAAAGGTGGTAAAATGAAAGCAGCTTTGTATGCTTACGCTTATGGAGCCAGTCTAAAAACGGTTAGACAACAATTCGGTATCAGCAAACGTCGCTTAAAGAAAGCGATAAATGCTGGAAACTGGTAAAGAACAATGCGGTGTTGGTCTAGTCAGGTCTAGGATGTCTCCCTGTCACGGAGAAGGTCACGGGTTCGAATCCCGTACATCGCGCCAAATTATAGTGGTCTTGCTATAGCGCATAGAGGTTCGACTCCTCTATAGAAAATACTCGCGGGAATAGTATTTGCTCAGGGGTTAGATTCCCCAAACCACGCCAAACAATGGGAGTTACCTAGAAGCTGGTAATCGTCAGAAGCGCAGGCTAAATCAACAGCCTATAATACCTGCGCTGCTCCCGCCCAAACAATGTGCCTAAGTACACGGGTTGTGCCGCGCGCCTTCCAAGCGTTGCAGAGTGGGGTTCGATTCCCCCTAGGCATTCCAATTTTGGAGTCTATTATGATTGTGTTTATCAATGAGAGCCAAGAAATCTCACTATATTCTGACCTAGGTCAGTGTTTCGATAACGAATTTTATTTTCGTTTTAGTAAGATTCTTAACACAGAAACCGGAGAACTATACGTCTATGACGACGCCGGTGCTCTTGATTACCAAACCGTAATAGCAGTCTTCGACGATGAGTACGAAGACGAAGATGAATAACAATGGTATGCACTGTCGCGGGAAAGTGCTCGACTGATAATCGAGAAAGGCTGGTTCGACTCCAGTTACCAGTACCAATTTAATGCACGCATAGCCGAGGGGTACTACGAATGCCCTATCCGTAAGAGGAGCTGAAAATGGTGGTTCGAGTCCATCTGCGTGTGCCAAATAATGCGTTGCTAGTAGATTCAGAAATAAGCCTTCGAGGATACTAGGGTAACAACGCACCATATACCGGTGCTTAGCTCAGTAGTGTTAGAGCGCTCCGTTTGGGACGGAGGGGTCGTGGGTTCGAGTCCTACAGTGCCGACCAATTTTGAGACGTTAGTTCAGCAACACCCAAGATAGCTGTTAACTCAATAATGCGGGCAGAACCGAGCTGTCGGTTGTAAAGTCAGAACAGTCGTTGAGCTTGTCGCAGGAGGACAGCCTTAATCGAGGTACGTAAAACCTCCCAAATTAGGGGGTGTGATTGGATTTCTAGACCAGTCGGGTTTTATCCAGCCCCTCCAATTTCTTGGGTGCGCCTGTGGTTCAGGCTACTGTTTACAGTATCGAAAGAGCTTTGAAGAGGTTCAATTCCTCGCCTTAGACCAAACAATAGCGGGTTAGTTTAATTGGTAAAACCTTGGATTTTGATTCCAAAGTCGCAGGGGTTCGAATCCCCCACCCGCCGCCAAAGGAGAGACACCAGAGCCTTGCAACAGTTCTGGTATGGGATGGCTAGCAAGAGCCTACCCACGGAGTGCCTAGTATATGTACTCTCGGTCGAAGCCCACTGGTAATGGGAATATATAAAGCTGCCGACACCTTAGGGTTAGGAGCTTCGGAAGTTCACTTCTGGATTCTAGCAAGTCCGCTATAAACCGTGCCGAAAGGCAGCGCACGGGGAATCACAAAAGTGTACTTGTACATTTTCGGCTGTATCTGGTCGTTAGAATAATCTATCGAAAGGTAGGAAAGTCATTACCCGCCCAGGGTGGCTCCGGTCTTCGGACGGTTCACGGATAAAAGTACGAGACTCCTAGATATAATTTACCTCTAGGGCTTCCCGAAAGAAAAGGGGAGAAAAGGTCAGAAAACTAGAGCGAGGTTCATCGGTAAGGTATGCCGGTGGATACATAGGGGGATAACCAAGACCCTAATGACGACCGCAATCGTCAGCCTCGATGCAACTCTGGAAGAAGAACGAAAGTCTAACGTATAACACATTAGTGCGAGCAGTCATGTAAGTGCGGTGTGTACCAAAACAAGGTTGGGTTGAAGAATCTAAATCTTGCACGGAGTTTAGTAGCGGGAACGTGAACGACATGACTGAGTGGAATATCCGGTTATCCAAAAGGTAACGGGCTCCTGTGGGGACACTCAGTTGGGAATGCTTAAAGAAGTAATTATGAATATTTGGTTTTCATACAACTAACTTACAAAAGCAAAAGAGCCCCACGGTACATGTTGAAAGGCGGTTAATTCCTAGCCCCCTCAAGGAACTAGGAGCATAGAAGGTCGCAAGCCTGATATGTTTTATCGGAAAAAGAATTTAGCGTCTTAGCGGATGCGAACGGGTCGCAAGCTCGGAAGGAATGGAACGATAGAGTAAACATGTATGACACTCCCACAGCATGGAGTCTAAATATTGCACCGCTGTTCGGATACCAGTGAGAACTGGTGGATAAGCCCTAAGACATACGGGTAGTGAAAGACCGGACATTTAAGGCTGTAATCTCAGGCCGAATCGTTTGAGGACACTTTGAGCTATGCTTTTTGATACGGTTGCCAAGTATGGCCTGAATAAGGCAAGTTACGGGTCGTCGGACTCCTAGAGTATAGTTCATCAAAGTGAAACTTATAACAACGGAGAAACTAAATGCGTAAAATGCCAGTTAAAGACGTCTCACGAGTAGAGTCTGAAATTGACAACGAAATCGAGTTCATCAAAGACCGATTGGGGATGCAACTACGAGTGACGCAAGGAACTCGTCAGGATGCCTACAAAGCTGCAGAAGTCGCTATCAGTGCAGCAGTGGAGAAGATGGACAAACTCCTAATAGCCAAGTTCGCTTTACGCGACTTGAAGGCGGCCTTTAATATCGAAAACGGTATTAATGAACGTACCCTCAGAATTGCAATGCTTACTGAGCAGAAGCAGTTTATGGAACAAAACATGTCTCGTGTGGGTGACGTCTCAACGACTACCTCCTACCAAGACAGCAAAGTAAGGTACGTCCCAGGCGTATCTAATGAATCTCAAGACAAAGTGCGAGCCGATGTTCGTAACCTTACTCGACAGATTCAGCGTGTGAAGGATTCATGCGCAGGCATCAACGGAAACGGTAAAGTAGAGTTACCAGAAATGGTTAGCAACATTCTCGTAGAGTTTGGCTTTATTGATGCCTAAGTAAGTTTTAAAAGATTGGTTAGCGTTGGGGTTCTACCGCTTACTATTAAAGAATGAGTGTCGTTCACGCAGATGCGCTTTTATATTTATTGTGTAATTGTTACTCTGTTATGGACTTGGCCATTCTCTGTGAGTTGTGAATCTGTTCAATTGTCTTGGTAGGCACGTCAGCACTAACCGGTCTTTTAATTAAGTGTATTTTTGACCTAGCCGCTACAGCTCCGTACTAGGTCAAAAATACATTTTAATGCTCGGGTGGTGGAATTGGCATACGCGCTGGACTTAGAACCCAGATTTTGAGAGTTCGAGTCTCTCCCCGAGTACCAAACTTAAGGGCGAACAATCGCCCTTTTATTTTCTGCTCGCGTGGTCAAATTGGCATAGGCAGTAGACTTAAAATCTACGGTATGTGGGTTCGAATCCCTCCGCGAGTACCAAATTCTAGGAGACCTGTTAAGAGCCTCACTGGTCTTTAAAGTATCGAAAGAGGTCTGCGCTACACGTGGCATACGTTAGACCGTAAGGGTTATAAATATGTCGGAGCATGGAAGCAGCATGCCACTAACAAAGGAAGAGTAAGCCGAAAGATTCTGGGTACCGGCAACGGTCTTGAAAACCGTCAGTCACTTAACGGGCGTGTGGGTTCGAATCCCACTTCTTCCGCCAAACAAGAGCGTTCAGGAACCATGCCCTGAGGACGCGTATTCGACCTGATGCCGGTCAGCTGCGGTGAGACTCCGAAGTGTGGAATAATTTATTAAAATCTTCAATAGCTAAACAGCCCAAATTTCTGTATAATATATTTATAGAATGAAGAAAGGGCAAGAACGATGGATTTTAACGATGAAAAACTAGAGCGTGTTGGTAAGATTGTTAGTGAAATGCGATACAACGGAGCTGTTGTTCACTTTGATGGCGAAAACCCTGACACCGCAGCGGTAGATGTTCTAGGACACAACACTCGTCGTTTTGTAAACGTCGAGTACGTAGATGAAGCTATCGGTGCTCTAACCATGCGAGCTATGCTGGGTGATACTTCTAAAGCGGATGCTCTGCTTTACGAAATCCTAATTTGTGCTGGTATCCTATCTGACCCTGACAAAGGAAAAGAGTAATGACTAAGCTAGCAGAGTTAGAGAAGAAAGTAGCTTATTTAAAGAATGACCACGCTAGAGAAAGACTAGGCAGCCTAATCAGTAAAGGTATGTTTAATGAAGCCTTAGCATATGTAATAGGAAGCCTAGACTACATAGATTGGTATGAAGAAGAGCAGCGTCTTGAGAAAATCAAGCTACTACTACTTTAAAATAATTTAAAGCCTTCAAAGCATTGCTGGCGATGCACTGGATTTGTAACCCAGTGAATTCGGTTCGATTCCGGATGAGGGCACCAAACAATGTGGGAGGGACGCTGGGCGTCGGTCGGATTCCAAACCCGTACCTGCTAGGTTCGATTCCTAGCTCCTATGCCAATTTTGATTCTTTTACTGTATTGAGAAAGTGCTATGGCTCACCGGAGCCCTCTAACGACAGATGAACTCACCGCTGCATTTGCATGTGACCAAACCAAGCTACCATGTAGTAGTTATGACCGCAAATAATCCTAATTAAGAGGTCGGGTATACAGAACTAGAGTCCCTTATTTTATGGTTGTAACCACAACCCAGTCCACCGATACTGATTAGGAAGGCGGTAGGGTAATCCCCGAATACAGATGTATTCGTTAGCGTTTTAGTAAGTAGGTTGCTCTAGCGATAGTAGGCAACATGTACACTAGAGCGTTAACTAATACAATACACATCAGTAGGAAATAATTATGGATATACCTGGGTACTCTAAGTATAAGTTTAACCACAGTACCCTTACAGTAACTAATTTACACTCAGGTAAGGAGCTGGTAGTTGGTAAGGATGGAAGAGTAAAGATAAAATCAGACTGTGGTAAGTGGCATAAAAAGAGTATTAGCCAGTTAAAAGGCCTAGCTAACCCGATTAATTTAGAGGACTGGGACCTCGTTCCAGGCACAGAAGGACTATACATTAATAAGTCTGGTCAAGTGCTCTCCCTTTCTACCGCATTTCAGGGCGGAAAGTTGTTAGAGCCTTACATTAATAAAGAGGGTTATTTAACAGTAGCTGCTACTATATTAGGGAAGAGAGCACCTATCCCAGTTCACTGTCTGTTAGCGTTAACTTACCTAGATCCCGATTATCTGGATAAAGGGCTACTATGTAGGCACCTAGATGATAATAAACTAAATAACAATTTAAACAATCTGGCAGTAGGTACTTACTCGGAAAACCTGTTAGACGCCTATAAGAACGGCAAGAGATAAATAAATTAAAATCCCTATAGCTTAATAGGTCAAAGCGCTCGGCTCATAACCGGAGGAAGGAGCGGTTCGAATCCGCCTAGGGATACCAAATCACGCAGCGATAGCTCCAGCGGTAGAGCACTCGGTTGAAGCCCTTGGTGTCGATGGTTCGAATCCATCTCGCTGCACCATATTATGCCCCACTAGTTAGTGGTCTATACTCCGGAGATGGCGGTTCGATTCCGTACGTGGGGCTGCAATTTAGGAGAACGTAATGTCTAAGTTTGTACAATGTAACTGCGGGGAGACGCACTTCTGTCACTTAAAGAACTATGTAACCTCAACAGGTATCGTGGTAGATGTGATTGTCTGTGATGGCTGTGGTAGATACTACGTAGAACCAGAGAACGCTATTAACATGAACAACGGCAAGTGGAAGTGGAAGAAAGATGAATAAAGACCCAGCATTTCAAGAATGGCTCGACCGTCAACCTAAGTGTGACGAGTGTGGTAAGCCACAGACTACACTACACAAGCATTATGAGCATTGTTCTAAGTACGAGCACATAGTTGACGACCATTACGATTCTGCATGTATGCGTGGTACGTGTAAGCACTGCTTCCCTAATTACGTTGCCAAGGTTACTATGGAAGTTACCGAGCAAGAAAAGTCTCTAATAAAAGCACTTAGAGACCCAGGTAGTTCAATGGCTGCTATATACCACCACATAAAGAAAGTAGCGGCTTTCTTTAAGAAAGTACATTAGTTTCAGAACAACAGGAGTACCGCCAAACCGTAGGGCTTCTGCTGAAAGACCGTTTAACTGAAAGCGCTTGCACGGTCGGAGGGGTTAAAGTCCTCAGCAAGCCAACAAATTATTCTTTGAGCACTCTGTACAGCTAGTCCCTCTCTTGGTTGAGATACTAGCTCTGTTGGAGTAGTGACCTGAGGAAACCAAAGGCTAGGTTTACACTGAACCCAAGTCTGCGAGGATAGAGTGCTCAAAAAATAAAACGGAAGATAATCCATAACTGGTGTGTGGGACTCCCTGCTAAGGAGATTGCTTGGAAACGGGTGCAGTTCGATTCTGCTGTCTTCCTCCAGATTAGGAGCCAGTAATGTATTATGTATTAGTTAATAAGCAGGGTCACTACCTTGCTAGACTTCAAAGAAGCGTTAACACTTTAACGACCACTAGACACCTACAAGAGGCGATGTGGCTACTTCATAAAGACTATCGCCCAGCAGGTTTTGAGGTCAAGACACTTAAAATTACACTTAAATAGAAGATGAACCCTGATGGTGAAGGGGTACGCCTGGAAAGCGTTACGATTGTGGTGACACGGTTTCGGTTCGATTCCGACTTCTTCTGCCAATTTGATTTACAAGAGGTGAAATATGTTTAAAGGAATTCGTAGATGGTTCCATAAGACTTTCGGTACATGCACTTGGGGAACCCCAATTAAAACCTTTGACTTTGTGCCTGTGGAACACGCCAATATTCGATATTGCACCCATGAACTGTGTAATAAAACTTGCACCAAAACGGCAGACCTAGATACTATTGCCAAATACAAAGAAGCCCAAAGAATAGAGCTTGAAAAGTCTAGGGTAAGTAAGGCAGCGTCAGAAAAACAGCCAGAGACAGTTGCAGTAGACAAAGCGGCACGTAGAGCAAAGCGGGCACTGAAACGAAGTAAATCCTAGGAGGGATTATGATTTACTGCAAAGACACTCAAGGCTACTTACGCAGGGTAGCCTATGGAACCTTCAGCCAAAACTGGAGTCTTATACAAAACCCTACTAGAGTTAAAGAAATGCTAAGACAGACTCTAAACATCCACACGAACGGAGCAGTCTTGGTACTTGTCAAATAACCCCCAAGGGCGCGAACGAAAGTTCTCGCCCTATTTTTATATCCGAGGTGATTATGTCACAATTTAAGAAACGTAATAAAACCTTCCTATCAGATTCCCACGAGGAATTTGGTAGTGTATCCTGGTATGTTAAGGAAAGGGGTGATTGGGGCTCTGACGTTCAAAGCGAGATTCGCATCACAGACTGTTACAAGGTAGTAACCCTAGACTTCTGCGCAGAAAGCCCTTCAGAGGCTAGGAAGCGCCTAGAAAAGTTGGATACTTTAATTTCTGAGCTGCAAGAGGCTCGAAAAGCCCTACAAGAATGCGTTGATTTACGCTGGAACCGTAAATACATTTAATCTTTATTAGCCTTTTGTCCGATTTTTCCGTATAATACTTGTATAAACTGAAAAGAAGGGATAAAAGATGAGTAACCACGTAATCCTAAGCAAAGAACTGTACACTAAGGTAATGGAGCAGCTAAACCAGTTGGCTAACTACCGTGACGATTCTGAAGAAGTATTGCAAGGCATTCTGACAGAAGTAGAAGCGGCAAAGCAAGCCAGCGAAGGCGTAGTCCCTGTACATAAAGAAGACTTATCTACTGTAATTTCCCTAGCAGGTTACGAAGTAGAGTATGCCGACGAAGAAGACCAGAAAACATACGCTAAGTTAGTAGATTTGACTATAGGGGAGTAGGCTATGCAAGGGTGTAAAAACTGCCACGAACTTTTAGACGTTCTATTAGAGGAGTGTGACCAATGTGGTAGCACAGACCTGGAACCTGTAGTTGAGTGTGTTCACTGCTCTTGCTGGGTTTCTGAAGACCACGTAGACAGGGCGGGATTATGTGACTCTCAAGGCAATGATTGTGCCTCTGACCCTGACTTAGTAGATGAGTACGACGGCCTAGCCGTCGATACTATCTTAGCTCTATCTAAACAATTATTGCGATAGGAGTGTGTATGCCCCTAACAGAAGGAAAAACGCGTCAAGTACCTAAGCCACCTAGGCCACCAGGCTTACGGAGTAGAGGGCCAACTAGGGAACAAGCAGTATCTATGGCCTTTACTGTAGGTACAGTAGTAGGTGTAATCATGGGCATAGTATTTATGTTCGTTGTCACTAGTATAGCAGCTATGCAGTAAATTATTAAAATCTTTAATAGCTTAATAGCCTAAATTTCCGTATAATATCTGTATAAATTAAGAAAAGGAATCAGACATGTCAAAAACAGTAATTGATACTGAAACCCTAGAGAAGATTCTGACTCTTGGTAAGGTAGCCTCTCTATTTATGTTGGCTTCCAAAGATATGGTAGCACATCACGGAGCAGAGTCCTTGCTCTCCCAAGGAGAGCAGGCTATCAAGGACAGTATGGGTCTTCGTATCTTCACTAAAGAAGAAGTAACCGCATTAGAAAAGCATTTCGACCTCGGGGCATTCTTCGAGGAATAACAAATAATGGGCGATACGCTGAAGACTCGAAGCGCGGGATTGCAAACTCCGTCTTAGTGGGTGGGAGTCCCACATTGCCCTCCAAATAAGGTGAGAAAATGCCAAAAAATAGAGCAGAAAAGAACGGTCTAGGGGTATGGGTGTGTAAGCCCGTAAAAGAGGAAGAAGACTGGTTCTCCAAGCACGGTAGTTTTATAAAGGGTGCTATCTTAGGTGCCTCAGTAATGTATATACTAACCCTATTTTAGAAACCACTCTTTGGATAGTACAATGAAAGAGATTATTTTAAAAGCCGGCTATACCCTTAAAATATTGTCTTGGGAGAACGATGCCGACTTCTATAATACCAAAACTTATCACGTAGAGGATAGGGATTGGGCTATTATTTTAAAGCATATCTGTGAGAACTTACTATGCTCTCGATACTCTAGCTCTAGTGACTACGGAGTAGGTAATACTAACCTATCTAGTAGCGACAGTGCTAACAGAGTAGCAGAGTATTTTAAAACCTATGGTATTCCAGAACACGTTCCAGAAGACGAACTTCTTGAATGGCTACACGACCTATCCTACGATTTAGTAGGTAGCTCCTACGAAAGTGATTGTACACGAGTATGTGAGTCGTGTAAAGTCTTGTACACTCCAGTAGATATTGAGGTAGAAACTCTATGAGTAAGAATCGTGGTGAAGATAAAGGTATCGGTGTATGGGTACACGTACCTAAACGAGAAGAAAATGAGGGCTGGTTCTCTAAGCACGATAACTTCTTCGCAGGCTTCCTAGTTGGAGCATCCCTTATATTTATTATGGCTCTCCTAATCTTTTAGGAGCCACATTTAAGTACTCTTGAACGCTAAGGACGTGAGACACCCTTAGAATACGGAAATCCGGTATCCACTACAGGGTCTCAACGGCGGTGGATTGAAGGCTCCTATAATAGCGGCTGGAGCGATGCCATGGGAAGTAGCTATCCCTAAGAGCTGACTGTGTAGAGTGTTTAAATGTGGCGTTGGCTGATGTGTAAAGGGCTCCGGGTTGTGATTCCGGAAAATGCGGGTTAGAACCCCGTACGCCACCCCAAATTATCGCAGTACCGGCTTCTGAACGCTACTCGACAGAACATCGTCGACTAGATAAGGCAAAACGGCGTGAAGTGACTCCACGTAAATCGATTTCTAGGCGTCCGAGTCTATGGTGGTAAATTCCTGTAGTCGACAATGGGTTCCACCACAACCAACTAACTAACTAACCAAAGAACTAATCAAGTTAATTTATATAGGATTAATATGTTTTCAATAAAACTATTTCTGCCTTCTGAGAAAGATAAGTCTATGTCTGAGTCAGCAGGAGTATCCGCAGTTTACTACGCTACTAAGCCGGAGTACACTCAGGATGACCAATTTGTACATCATGTTTTTGAGTGCGAAGATGTCAACGGGGGTAAATACTACTGGCCACTAACCCAAGGTACTAGGGTTTATGTAGAGAACTCAGCAGGTAAAACAATAGCCCATTTCTACGGTGGTGGCCCTATCGACTAGGGCACATATTAAAACCCTCCGAAGTACTAGAGGGTTTTCACATGTAACCGACTAACTATATTATTTTATAAGGATTGATATGTTTAAACTATTGATTAAATTCCCTCTAGTACGAAAAATCTACCGAGCTTTCGTACCTCTTCAAACATCTGACAGCCTAGCTGAGCAGTTTACTGGCAAGTTCACGCGCGTGGTTCAGGAGCAAAATGAGATTGCTAAAGAATACACCCGTAAAGAAGTAGAGGCGAATGCCCGCCGAGTAGCAGCAGAGAAAGAAGCCGCTCGTGCAGCTAAAGCCGCAAAGAACTTCCAAGATATGCTGGAGAAAGAATAAATTCTCAGTAAGCCCCTTTGTAATCAATAAGATGTCAATACGGCTTCTAATTATAGAGACCAGACGACTTCTTCTAGTTACAAAAAATCCCGTCTACCTCAAAAGGCTAAAGGTAGACCTAAAGAATTACTTAGCCATACAAAATCTACTAGAGCAAGGAGATTAGAATGCCTCTATTTAAGGGTACGGTACTAAGCGAAAAGTTCGGCGCTAAAATCGAACTACTTTCCCCAGTTAAGAACGGCTGTGCAGTCGTTCGAGTACTGGAAGTTGGTGAGATGCTAGAAGGCGTCAACAAGAATCAAGTTGTAAAAGACTTTGCAGTTACTTTTGGCGTTCTGCGCTTCACTCCTGTAAAGTAACACCTACGCGGGGTGTCCCCACATCTCCCTTCTAAGGAGATAGCGTATAAAAGTGGGAAGGAGCTGAGGGGTTCGATTCCTCCACCCTGTTCCAATACTAACTAACCCTGACTTGTTCAGGGTTTTTTATTATTTGTCAAAAAGCTATAATTACGATATAATACCTTGTAACAATAGATAATGACTTAGAGGAAATAGATAATGTATGTAATTTCAGGCGATGCCGGAGCTGGCAAAGATACCGTAGGTGCGATGTTAGCGGAAGAATTAAAGGTAGGTACTTATGCCTTGGCCAACCCTATCAAAGCGTTACTAAAAGCTCTGTTCAATATTCCAGAACACCAAATGGAAGACCGAGCGTACAAAGAAATGGAGATGACGTACCATGTAGACGTTACTAGCCTAGAAGAAGCAGGAATGTTATATAACGAACTAGGGCTAGATAAGTATCAAGAGTTCCATGATGCTTGGGAAGAGTGGATTGCGTTATTTGGTCTAGAAGAGAGCGGAGAGTCTATGACTACCTTCCGCTCCCTACGTACTTTAATGCAGCTGCTAGGCACAGAGTGGGGTCGGTCTAAATCGGACACGATTTGGTTAGACCTAGCCCCTGAGAGCCAAGTTATCACGGATGTACGCTTTGACAACGAAGCCCAGTACTTTAAAAATAAAAACTACCGAGTAATCGAAGTTGTACTCCCTGGGTTAGAGAAAATACCCTCATCTGGCCATGCGTCCGAAGCGGGAATTTGCCCTAGCCTTATTGATACCGTTCTAATCAACGACGGCAATCTTCTAGACTTACGAACCAAAGCTATTACTATAGCTGCTAACGGAGATGGCCCGTTAGGTGTATTATAACCCAAAGCCCGCCAAGTGCGGGCTTTTTTGCGTGCAACGAAAGCCACACTCATCATTCGAGGTATGTCAAGTAATAATTTTAATCTATAGTTGACACCATCCCCATATATAGGTATACTGTCAAGGTAGGGTTACAAATTTAAAGACCAGTAACTAACTGGTATATGGGAATTTTGCCAATGAATTGGAAAACAGTAGTTATCAATGCTGCTATCCCAATACTATTAACTTTATCAGTAAACTGGGTTCTAGAGCAGGGCAGTGCCGACAAAGCCTTGGAACTCAAGTATAGCGAGTTGGCTTCTAAAGTGCAGGTATTAGAGGACGCAGCTAAAGGTACAAAGATAGATATAAAAACCTATAGCTTAGAGATAAATTCTCTTAGAGAAAGGATGCTAAAGGTGGAGGGTGACATCAATCGCTTAAAGCTAGATGTTAATGCAGCCCCCAACATTCATAGAATACGACAAGATATAGAATCTATAAAAAAGGATATAGACGTTTTAACTGTCGGAAGAGGCAACAGTACCGCGCTACTCAGCTCCATAAGGCTCCAGCTAAGTGGAATTGAGGGTAAGTTGTCAATTATAGAACAAGAGGTATTTAAATGATTAAAGCTATTATACTAGCGTTAGTATTTCTATGTGCTCCTGCCTTAGGTGAGCAATGTAGTGAACTAACAAAGGTAGAGCCTAATCATCTACCTGAATATCAAGCTTACCAGGAAAGTCTTCAAGAACAACTCAACGCGGGGATTCCAGAAGATAAATTTAATTATTACTGCATCAATAATGTAGAATATCAGATTAGTACAGTGTCTGTACTACCAGGGTACCAGAAGGAGCAGGAAATGGTAGTAGAGATATTTGAACAACTAGAAAGGGCATCTGACCTTACTGATAGAATACTAGACGTAGTACCTATTAACAAGCTAGCCAAGAGCGAGGAGTGATTGCTGGAAACTTATAGTTGCCTAACTGTCTCAAAATTGATATAATATTTATATTAATCAACGAAAGACCAGAAACCTAGGAGACTAAATGGAACCACAAAAACTAACCGTAACAGGTGATATTAGCAAAAACCGTGTAGGTGCTCAGCTACCTTCTGAAGCACCTCACGTATTCATTTCTTACCGACCAAACCCAGGAGGAGTTTATCAGGTACACCTAGACGAGGGAATTTCCCTAGCATCTAAGTACCGAGACCTAAAGCATCTACTGCGAAATGCCTCCGAGTCGGATACCTTTGAAATCTACCTTAACGGGCCAGGCGGCCATCTAAGAACGTGTATCGAACTGGTTCATGAGATAGCTAATACCAAAGGTAGGGTTGTTGGACACCTGGCAGGAGAAGCCCAGTCAGCCCACGCTAATATCTTTATGGCGTGCCACGAACATGTAGTATATCCGTATAGTTTGCTAATGGTTCATACTTTCTCTGGCGGATTTTACGCTAAGGGCGAGGACGTGACTCGTGCTGCAAAAGCGTATAACGAGCTTACTCGAACTTGTTATACTGACCTATACACAGGTTTTCTGTCTGATGAAGAACTGGAAGATGTACTTCGCAATAACCACGACAGATACTACATTGGCCAAGAGATTCTTGACCGCTTAGCGGGCACGTACGCTCACCGCGAAAAGTTAGCACAAGAGGCGGACGAACAGGCTCAGGAAGCTATGCAAGAGGCATTAAAAACTCTAGAAAACGTGCAATCCAGCCCCAATGACGTAGCACCACCTGAACAGCCTGAGTCCCCTGACGAAGAACAGGAAAATGGCGAATAAATACTCAAAAGCAAGTAGAGAACGACTAGATACTTGTCACCCTCTCCTAATTAAACTTATGGAGAGAATCCTTCCTAGATGGGACCACACCATTGTATGTGGCCACCGTTCCAAGGAAGAACAGAACCGACTGTATGCTGAAGGAAAATCACAGCTACAGTATCCTAGGTCAAAACACAATGCCTATCCTAGCATTGCCGTTGACATACAACCTTACCCATTCAAAGACGAAAGAGACCTATATTACTTTATTGGATACGTGAAAGGCGTAGCTGATGAGATGGGAATCAAGTTAAGAATGGGAGCCGACTGGAACGACAACAAAACAGTTACAGACAACTGGATTGATGCTTTCCACATCGAGCTAGTACTTTAATCGAACCCTGCATTAACGTGCAGGGTTTTCTCGTATGAGGAGCCTATGAAGATATACCTATTTTCATCCAACGGGTGTTACCCCTGTGAAAAAGCACAGGACGTGGTATCAAAAATACTAAAAGAAAATCCGTTAATAGATATTATAAAGGTTACTAGACCAGACCCGCTATTTGCAAGGTATGGTGTGGTTATGGTTCCCACCTTACTTATCGACCCCGGCGATAAGCCAGGTGCGGCCTTGGTGGGCGTGAGCAACATTACAAAAGTCGAAGTCGAGGGATTACTACGAGATTTCGGATTTCTTCAATAGCCAAAACATGTAAATTTCGCTATAATATTTATATAAATTGAATGAGAGGAAATATTAATGGAAATGTTGAAACCAGATATGAGCAAAGCAGAACTTCAGCACGTACTAGCTATCCTGCTAGGCAACGGTATTTCTGCTGAAGAACTGAAGCCCCTTACTGTGCCAATCCTTAACAAGATGCTTACCGCTCTAGAGACTAATGCTAAAGCATTTAACGCACTAGAAGATAAGTATCGAGAGCTGCTTCAAGCCAGTACTTACAAGCCTATTGCTCCTAAAACACATCGTAACCGTGGGGCGGAGAACCGCGCCATGGCTAAAGAACTTCGCAAGCTAAAGAGTAACAAATAAATGCAACTGTATTACTTATTCTTAATAGTGCTAGCACTATACGAAAACATCGACACAATCAATTACTTAGACGCGAGGTACGGAAGTGAAATTCTCTGATAAACTAATCGAACTGGTAGACGAATACGACCTAGAGGGTCCTCACCTGCCTTACGGCTTCGCTGTAGAGCATATTAACGAGAAAGGCCAGATGGACTTCGCGCATTTTATCCGTAAATATAAAGTATACGGCTCTGTAAAAGATTTCTGCTCAGCAGTAGAAACTGTATTTGGTACGTTACAGTTTACCTATGACGTACCTACAGATACAGTAACCAAGGAAGAGTTCCTAGAGATTTACGAGTTTGGTAAGTTTCCTCGTGTAATGGACTGGATTCCTTATGTAGCTTCTAAGAAAGGCAAGCTAATCTTGCGTGAAGATTTATTTGCCTGGGTACTTAGTACTTCTGCACCTTCCAAAGCTAACTACAGCATGGGAGATATTAACAATGTCGAGTAAAGACCCCGTAAATATCGACACAATTTGCCGTATTCTAGAAGAGCTTCATCCTAGCCACTACGACTCGGTTATTTTGTCCTGTAGGTCAGGTGCTCCACACTCTCTACTACCTGAGATTGATTTTAGTGATAGAGAGACTTCAGTTTACGTAGAGTCCTTCTTGACAATAAAGAAAACAATTAATTGCCAATCAGGCAGGATTTCCGTATAATATTCATATTAAATAAGGAAACGGAAAATGAATTATACATCACTAGACCTACAAATGGGGCCACAGCAGGGAGGTAAGCTAGATGCGCTTATTAGAACCTCTACCAACCTACTACAGGCTAAGCAGCCCCCAAAGGTTCCTTTAATATCTGTGTCTGAAAGACACCTACTAAACGCCTACACACAAACACTAAGAATAGAAGGTAACGTAAGTTCTTGGGCGGAATATGTTGCTCAAGCTCCTGAACGTTTAGGCTCCAAATTTCCAGAACGAGTTAGGTTCTGGGCTAGCAAGAAAAGTAATATGCCAGCGTGTCCTTTCCTTCTAGGACAGGAGGTAGTTTTACCACTTTACTTTGACTCTATGAATACCATGACTGTGTTCAGCGTGTCAACTGTAAGCTACGGAGAGATACACCAAGGCGTAAGTTTTGATAATCTTATACCCCTATTCGATAGGCTATTCTACACTAGAGTCCTTAATAAGGTAGAGGCTTCTGCAGTAGAAAGAAATAACATTAGAAGAGCAGTGGTCACACTGATGGACTCAACCAGTGATTGGGACAAAGTTCGTAAAGACGTAATCCGTACTATAACCCTAGAAGCGGAGCGGGGAGTGGCATCGGCGGAAACGGAGAACATCTGGGACACTCCTGATATAGTAGTAAACGGCAACACTCACACTTTCAAAAATGTAACAGTTAAAGATAAACAGGACAATAAAATGAGCAAGACAAAACGAATCGCAGAGAACATGGTAGAAAGCAACAAAGCAGCGGCAAAAGATATTGCATTTTTGAACGCAGGTCGTACAGCCAATATGGTTATCAAAGCTGCAATGACTCCCCTACTAAAAGCGGTACTTAAACCAACTTTCATGCAGCGAGCTATGATGAAGCTAACAGGCACTACTGACCCAGTCGAGCGCTTCATGGAATCTCCAGTGTCTGACCTACTAGCTGCGGAAGGCTTTAAACTAGCCTTAGAGCTTAAAGGCGTTAAAGACGAAAAACTACAAGAAACAGCAGATAAAGCTATCGTTTACGCAGGCATGAAGGTCACAGAGAACATTCCTCTAGAAGACCTATTGGATGACGCTATCGAAAAAGTAGCGGAAGCGGTCTCTGGCAGCAATATGCTAGATAAATTGGCAGAGAAAACTCGTAGGTACTAAGTATGGGAGCATTACTATATCTTATCGTGTGTGCCTTGGTAGGCTATGCAGCTGCGAACTACCGTAGGAGCCCCATAGGCTGGTTCCTATTCTCAGCGGTCTTTAGTCCTATAGTAGGGATGTTACTCTTACTATTAGTGGGTAGGAAATGAACCCTTTGGAGCTAACACAAGCACAACAAAAACTTCACGCAGTAGATAGTTGGGCTGATTGGATGGCTAATTGGATTACCATCCAATTAGACCCTGTAAGCAACAAACCACTACACTACTGCTTTCACCCAGATAACTACTGTTTTCTGGTAACATCAGACCCTGAAGAGGCATGTAATGGATTTTCAAAATATCCGTACGACGGGTAGTGTATACGAAGCTATCCAAGGAGCTATTGAGCAGGCTCGCTACACAAAGGATAAAGAAGCTCTATCAGTATTCCAGTACCTAGTCGGAGAAGTAAGCCGACAACGTACAGTGAATACTTCGGACAGCGCAGTTGTCCCTCTTGTACGAAAAGTACAGAAACGACTTGTAGAGTCGGTTGAGCAAGGAGCCACTCCTGAAATTCAATTGACTTATCTAAATAGCTTTATCGACGCGTGGCTACCTAAGCAAGCTACCGCAAAAGAGCTAGAGGCCATGGTGAATAAAGCCATTGAGCATCTAGGTGACAAAGCGAACATCGGTTCAGTAATGAAGCTGCTAAAACAAACTAACGTACCATTTGATGCTCGATTCGCATCTATCCTAATTAAAGAAAAACTAGCATAAGGAATACCACATTGATTAAACGTACACTAGCAAAAATCGCCGTAGTCGCTCTAATGGCTACATCACTAACAGGTTGTTTTCGTGGAGAGCGAGTAGAGATTCCTACTGCGTTCGTGGGTAAGGTTCAGACTGCGGCAGGCTTCGAGAAGGGAAAAGCGCGTAATCCCTCTAAGTTCCGACTTAGTTACTGTGGCCCGACCGAGGCGTGTGAGCGTCTAGTAATCCTAGATGTGTCTGATAATCAATACACCGAAGACTTTCTTACGTACATGCCGGTTGACCAGCTTAATATGGGCTACCGTATTACAATGACACTGGCTATCGACCCAGAGGAGCAGGATGGTCTATTCCAAAACGTCCCATTCCGAGAAGTTTCTGGCTCCCTTGGCGTTATCGAGCAGGCACGAGTGTATAAGACATACGCACAGCCTATCCTACAAACAAAAATCCCTGCTGTAGTCTCGCAACTCAGCATCGGTAAAGTATCTTCTAACCTAGATGCGGTTAACGCCGTACTTCTAAAGGAAGTAGGTACAATTATCAAGTCAGAGACGCCATTCCGACTGAAGCATATCGGTATGGTTAATCCTAAGTACCCTGACATCATTACACGAGCTAAAGAGCTAGCAAAAGAGCGTGAAGCTGCCCTAGGCCAAGTTAAGGCTAAGAAAGAGCTAGAGCTAGCGGAGATGGCTGCTGAGAAGGAGCTAGAAGCGGAGCGCCGAGCAGTACAGCTTATGAAAGCAAAAACTGACTCTATGATTGCAGATGCAGCATCTGACCGTTACGTAGAGCTTAAACGCCTATCAGTGCTGGAGCGACTAGCAGATTCTAACAATAAAGCGTTTATTCCTGTGGAAATGTTCGACCAACTAATGATTAAAGGTGAATAATCTTGGAGTTACTAGTTAACATCCTACTAGTAACGAAGCCCGTATTAGGGCTTCTACTACTGCTAGTACTAGTTCTTTGTGGTTGTAAATACTTTAAGGTAGAGTTACCTTACGCAAAGATTCTTAAGGGTTCGGGTGTAGTGGCTTTACTGGCATCAATTGCCATGGTAGCCTTCTCCCCGATAACTCAACCTACTACGCAAGTTTACGATAATACTAGAGACTTGCAGGCTATGGAAGCCAAGATAGACCGAATGGAAGCACCGTCCTTAGATAGTTTCACCTCTAAGGAAGCCACACTAACTCTAGAAAGTATTCAGAACGAACACTCTAACGCTTACGACGAGGCCTTAGAGGAAATAGAGAAGTTCGAAATTAACTAACCCAATCCCTGACAGCAATGTCAGGGATTTTTTCGTTTGCTAAACTCTCGAAATTTCGATATAATAGTTATATAAATTAGAGAGGAGACTATCTTATGCGCCATAACGAAGAATGGATTGAGCTTGTGTTCGTTGACGGAGAAGTAGAAGTACACGAGCTAGCAGTCGATGCTTGGGAGCAATTTGAGCAAAACCGTAGTGACGTAGCAGAAATTTGGTGGATTAAGAAAGAAGGCGATGAACTTGAAATCACAGCAGAACAACTTGAGCTTTGGTCAACGTATGAAGAAATCAATGATGAGTACAGTGGTGATGATATGCGCCTTGACTACCTTCCAGACGTTGGCTTCGGAATCTAGGTTTTCCAAAGTACCCAAAGCTAATACTACAGATTGCCACACGGTAACAACTAGACAAGGACGAGATAATAATGGGTATACTTGGGTAGGGGATTTGTACAATGATAGATACACCCTTATCGTAGATTACCGAAACCCTGTCGATTTAAAATACAATAAAACTTATTTACTACACAACAAACAAGGTTCTCCTATCTTTACGCTAGCAGCTAAGCGGCTCAGGCATAAGATAGCGATAACCTACTGCCGATGGGACGCAAGCATATGAAAACATTTGAACATATAGACCTTAATGACCGAGAGCGTGTATTCTTCGTAGGCGACATCCACGGAGATTCTAAGCTGTTCGAACATGCGGTCAATTTTCTAGGCTTATCTGAGAAGGATTACCTAGTATGTACAGGGGACTTAATCGACCGTGGAGAAGCTAGCGTAGACGTTCTAACTAGAGTGTTGATGTCCACAAATATGACCTCTGTGCTGGGCAACCATGACCACTTCATGGTTAAAGCGATGAATGACCGAAAAATGTCAAACTTCGCTTTATGGTACCAAAATGGCGGATACTGGGCAGAGCAGCATGACAGAGCCTTCGTTCAAGGATTAGCCAACGCAGTCGAAGAACAATTCCCTCTAGCACTAATCGTATGGTATAAGGATACTAAAGTACTAGTTACGCACGCTGAAGTCCCTACCGGAGACTTAAAGGTTTTAGAAAGAAAACTGACTCCAATCACTGGCTCTGTAAAAGGCGATGAAGACCTAGCCCGACTGGTTGCTCAGCAGAAGCTGCGTGAAGAAATCATGTGGGGACGTAATAGAATCTACGAAGGCGAGCAGTTTGTGTCTGGAGTGGACTTGACGATTCATGGTCACACAGTAACACAGTGCGTCAGAGAAGACGAAGAACCTTTACCTTTACAACTAGGAAATCAACACTGGATTGACACAGGGGCTTGCTTCACCGGGGGTAGGCTTACTATAGCTGAGCTTGTAGACGGAGAGTTGCAGTACACTCAATTTTGGCTTGATTCAGACAACGAACTTTGTATCGTATAATAAGGAGTCAATTTGAAAATTAACCTGACTATTGAGACGGATAACATATCCGGATTAGTAATCTTAGATATGGACTCTGCGGAATGGGGTTCTAGACCAATCCGCAGAGAAGACTGGGAGGCTGTAGAGGCTATCAAAGCTGACGGTGAATACTTCAAGATTCCTGAAGGCACAGAGGAGTTCTCTGCAATCTTCACAGACGAAAATAAAATTTCGGAATACGAAGCTCTAGGTCTGGAACGTATGATGAAGAAGTACATTTCAGGTGATACTAAAGCAACAGTAACTATGACGGGGAGAAAGTAAATGTTCCGTAACCTATACCGTAAATTTCTAAAGTGGCTTGATTACCATTTTGGGGGCTTTTGTCCAGCTAAGACTGAAGCCGAAAACGAACAAGAAGATAAGATGTTCTCCCGTAAGGCAGAAATCTTAAAGGAGCTGAAAAAGAACGATGGCAAATAAGCATCTACTAACTGGAAACCTCCCACTAGAGGTACGAAAACTAGTAATTAAAGACCCGTCCCTAATAGAGGGACAGCACCGAGAACTACTAAAAAGCCTACTAGGGTTCCGAACCAATTCAGAGTACGCAGGCTGGCTTGCAACACTACCTAAACCAAAGAAAGAGGAAAAAGCGGATGATTGATATTGCGGTGGCACGGTGTAAACATTGTGGCTCAGTCATTACTAGTCGCGCTAGCCATGACTTTAACTCTTGTCAGTGTGGACAGCTGTCCGTAGATGGGGGGGTCTTTGTAGAAGAAAACAACACACTTAGATTCACTCGTGTTATCGGCTCTTTTCAGCGTGAAGACTTATCAGTAATTAAAGATTTCCCCGTAGAATACCAGGACTTGTACGATGACTGGAATAAGGGAATCAACGAGTACAAAGATTTACGCAAATACGCTTAGGGTAGCACGTAACACTAGGACTTATACAAACAATAGCCGGTGAGGCGCAGGAATTTTAACTTATGCGAGAAAAAGTCAACATATATGATTTTACGACAGATGTGTTAGAGCAAGAGCTGTCAAACACCTCTGTTGTGTACTTAATAAACCACCAACCTAAGATGGGTTGCTGCGCCCGTGCCCGAGAAAGGGAGAAAGGACTCTATATCCTAGAATTTAGTCAAGTGGAAAGCACGAAAACCGCTATAATTCACGAAGTGGCTCACGTACTACTGTGGGCACTGGAAAACAAGTACAACCATGGTCATGGAGCCGACTACATGAGAATGTACGAATACTTGGAGAACAAATATCTATGATAACTATTAAAGCAGGTGGCTCGGAGATAGACGTAATTAAAGACCTGACTACAGAAGTAGAGCAGAGCCTTTTACCTTTCGGTGTAACCCGAATTACTGCTAGAAATCCTGCCTTTTCCACCTTTATGGTGGAGTATGGCAAGCTATTGGTTGATAAAGTTGCTTCTGGCGAGTTTGACGCCCTAGCGCCAGAAGTAGCGGCGTATCACTATGTAAAGTACTGCCTAGCTGCGGGAATAACCGTTGAGGTGACTCGTGGATAGGTGGATTAAGTGGAGAGATAAGAGCTACTTGATAGCTCAAATGTTCGATGCTTGGCGACCTATCCCTAGGTTGATGTGCGGGATGTACGGATACCTTATTTACCAAATCACTATGTGGTTTATAGGGCTTCCAGACCCTACAGGAGCTCAAGCAGCGTTTGTATCTACTATGGTAGGAGCAGCCGCAGCATTTTTTGGTTTCTATGTCAATTCTAAGGCTAGAAAGCCTGACGATAAAGAGTAAAGGTCTTTCGAGGTGAATTTAGAAAGTTTTCATTCGCCTCGTCGTCGATTTCCTTATATAATATAAATATAAAATCGAGAGACAAAAATTTTTAGTTTACTAGGAGAGGATATGCCTATCACAAAGACTCATGGTTTCATTATCAGCCGACTTCAAGGCTTCCACAAAGGTCATAGGAGCTTAATCCTCAATGCCCTAAAGTATAGCAGCACGCTAACAGTGTTTATAGGCTCTAGTAACAAAGCTGGCAGCCTAAGGAACCCGTTCACGTATAAAGAACGTGTGAAAATGGCGAAAATGGGTCTGCCAGCAGGCATTCCGGTAACTTTTGAGCTGCTACCTGATTTTGACTACAACGACGACCTATGGGAAGAGTACCTACACAACACCATTGGTATGCTCACTAAAGAAGGCCATACCCCCACCATCTTTACCTCTCAAAAAGGCGAAGATGACCTCCTAAGAAAAGAATGGGCTAGAGACATCGAAGTTATCTCGTTCCCTGTACACAAACAAATTAGCGCTACGGATGTTCGCAAAGCTTTACTAGCCTCAGACATGGATTACTTGAACGAGAATGTTCCTAACCCGTCTATTCTAGTTCCTCTTATGAAAGAGTGCTCTAAGCCTATGTACGAAAAGCATATGGCTGTACTGCGTAACCAGTATGTTTGGAAAGACTCTCCGTATCCGGTTATCTCTAGCTGTACAGACGCAGTTATCCTAGACAGGGAGCGCCATGTACTCCTAGTGAGACGAGGTAAGCACCCAGGCAAAGGTCTGTGGGCACTACCTGGAGGGCATTTAGAGCCGAACCTAACTGAAGCTCAGAATGTATACAAAGAAGTCCTAGAGGAGACGGGACTAGAAATTAACGATACACACTACGTTAAGGACGACCGATTCGACGCTGTAGACCGCTCTGAGGCAGGTCGTATTGTCACTACAGCTTTCGCGTTCCAAGTTAACAGTCTCTTACCAGAAGTTACTGGTGGAGACGATGCAGCAGAAGCTCGATGGTTTACCATCGCAGAGCTGAGGCATCTAAAAATGTACGATGACCATTATGGCATCATAATCTCTATGATTAGAGAATTTGAAGTGGACTAATAAGGCTTTACCTTATCCCACAAAACTAACCAGAGGTTTCACCTCGCAGCAGGGTTTTACCCTAAAGGAAACATATTATGTTTGTAAACTCAAATATCTGTTTGGCAACTGACTCTTACAAAGTCTCTCACTGGCTACAATTCCCACAAGGAATGAACCGTTCTCACTACTACATTGAATCTCGTGGCGGAGTCTATGATGAAGTCATGGTGGCGGGGGTAAAATACCTGACATCAATTCTTAAACGTGGTGTAACTAAGAAGCAAGTCTTGAAAGCGCAACGCTACTGGAACCTTCATTTTGGACAAGACCTGTTCAATATTGATGGCTGGATGCGTATCGTAGACGAACTTGACGGAAAGCTTCCTGTTCGAATTAGAGCAGCTAAAGAAGGCGATGTTATTCCAGTGAAAAACGTACTTTTCACTATTGAGTCCACGGTTGACGGATTTGGCTGGCTCCCTGGATACCTAGAGACTATGTTACTACGTGGTCTATGGTACCCAACGACTACAGCTACTATTAGTTTTAAAGCTAAGCGCTTTATCAAAGAATACCTTGACATGTCTACTGACCTAGTAGGGGATGCCTACGATATGGTTCTGAAGACTCGCCTGCACGACTTTGGAGCACGTGGCGTATCTTCTGCGGAGTCTGCCGGTATCGGTGGGATGGGTCATCTGTACAACTTCGTGGGTACTGATACCATTGAAGCGACTCTACTAGTAGAGTTCTTGTACGGTGTAGAGATGTCAGGTATCTCGATTCCAGCTCGTGAACACTCAACTACTACCTGTTACTTACGTGATGGGGAAGATGAGGCGTTCATGAACTCTATCGAGAACTTCGGGGTCGGTACCTTCGCTATCGTAATTGACTCTTACTCTACGGACGACGCTTTGCGTCGTATCCTAGACCCTAACGGAGCACTTCACAAAGCTCTACGTGAGAAAGGCGGCATATGTGTACTTCGTCCTGACTCTGGAGAACCAATTGACATGGTTATGAAGTGCATGAATGCCGTGTGGAACACTGTAGGCGGAGAAGTCAACTCTAAAGGATACAAAGTACTAGACCCTCAGTACCGAGTAATCCAAGGAGATGGCGTGGATGGCCAAGCTATCGAACGCATCCTTAACTGGATGGTAGGCGTTAAGAAGTTCTCTGCGGAGAACCTGGCCTTCGGTATGGGTGGTGGCCTTCTACAGCACTGTGACCGAGATACACAGAAATTCGCTATGAAGTGCTCTGCTATGGAAGTAGACGGAGTATGGCGTGATGTGTTTAAGGCACCTGAAACTGACCCTAGCAAAAAGTCTAAAGCCGGTCGTCTAGATTTAGTCTACCGTGGCGGTAAGTACGAAACAGTGGTACTAGGAGATACAGACGTACGTCACCCTAGCTCCGCTTTACGTACAGTGTTTGAAGATGGTCAGGTGTTTGAAGAAAACTTCCGTACCTTCCAAGACATCCGCATGGCATCAGATTCTTACGCGTAACATAACAGGCGGCGAAAGCCGCCTAACCCCTGGAGATAGCTAATGTTCTTAAATAAGAGTATTATAACGATACTAGCTGCAACGAGCCTAGTCGCATGTAGTCCGGAAAAGAAAATTGTATACGTGGACAAGGATACAGGGAAGGAGCTATCTACGGGCCAAGCTCCTATAGCCAAGAAGGTGGACGTATACCTGAACCTACCAGTAGAGAACACGGATACCTGGTCAGGGAAGTCTTATCACCTACATCGCCGGTGTATAGATGGGTACCAGTACTACTTCGAGTACAAAGGCCACGGTTCCGCAGCCTTCCCAGTTCTGTATAACGAAATAAACGGGGCACACATAAGAACTTGTGACCCTAAAAACTTCAAAGTTAAAAAAGGTAAATAGGAGGCTTCGGCCTCCTTTTTTCGTTTCTTCAGTTGTCAAATCCCTCAAATCGGCGTATAATATATTTATAAACTGAAATGAAGAAAAGTCTATTACTAGACGCCAACGGAGGTTTCACATATGACTGGTAATACGCTAAAAGTATCTCCAATGCTGGAAAGCAACGAACGAATCACCTACTTTGTATACGTAGTAGCGGAAGGCTATGTCAGTGAGTTTCGCACACCACAGCTAAGCTATCAGCTAGCTGGCACCACCAACCTAGAACAAGCTATCTATGACACTTTCCGATACGCCCATTTTCATGGGCTATCGGAGGCTTGTGTGACCACAGCTTTTCTGGATGCGGTAGGTGACCTATTAGATGTAGAGTACCTACAATCCTCTTTACTGTCGTACCAGGACACATTTGGAGACCTGTACGAGTTTAAGACCACAGGAGTACGTAATGAAGAAAGAAAAACTAGCTGAGCTAGTTGCCAGAGGAGCACATAAAGGACAGAAATACGGCGGCTACGACTACGGTTACCATCTAGAAATGGTTGTAGGTATGGCTCGCTTTCTTTACCCAGAGTCCCCCAAACTAGGCCTAATCCTTCAAGGCTGCTGGCTTCACGATGTGGTTGAGGATACAGACCTTAGCCTAGATGACCTGAGAGACATGGGCTTCCACCATGAAGTAATTAAGGCGGTCAGTTTAGTCACCAAAGATGAAAAATACAGCAAAGATAAGCACTTCCTGTACCTAACCTCGATAGCGCAAGACAGCTTAGCCTTTAAGGTGAAAGTTGCTGACACTATGGCCAACCTACAGCAAAACGTTAGGGAAGGTAACTTCAGCGGTGTTAGTAAGTACACACTACAACTTAAAGACTTACACGGAGCCAAGAGCCAGAGGAGCACAAATGCATAACCCAAGACCCCCAAGACCAAACGTACCAAGAACCCAAAAACCCATTATCGTAGAGCTGCGTAGAGTACTGAAAGAGCCTCTTAGAACCAAGAAGGTAACTCAATCACTGTTTCCTATCTCCAGTAGAAAACATAAGAAAGAAGAGGCCTTCTTCCTTATCGGACGACTAGTAACAGTAACTAGAAAGTGGTTCGGTCTATCTAGTAAAACGAAAACTGAGTTCGTTTACGTAGTATGCCTCGGTAGTTCAATGGTTGGGTACACCGGAACCAAAGAAGCGGCAAAATCCGTAGTACGAACCTTAAATAAAGAGATGTCTTAATGAAAGAACTAAATCTAGTACAACTACATGACTTAGTCTCCCAAGGCCTAGTTCGTACTAAAGAATACCCAGCCCTTGGGCTAACTATACATAAGTATTCTCGCAAAGTGTTTTACGACGCTCTGTGGGGTACAGGGCCAATGCTAGAGGAATCTCGCGGACTAGTATTAGACTCTGAAGGTCGTGTTATCATGCGCCCTTTCCGAAAAGTCTATAACTACCTAGAAAGAGATACCTGTAAGTATGTAGACCCAAACATGAAAGTACGTGTCGTTGAAAAAGTCAATGGCTTCATGGCCCAAGCAGTTAAATTCGCAGGTCAAACCCTAATAGGTACTACAGGCACATTAGACTCTGATTACTCCAAACTAGCTAGGAAGGTTATCGAGTCCGCTACTCCTATAGAGGAGCTTTACGGTATAACTGATAACAAGTTCCGTGGGTTTGAAAACTATACTACCTTGTTTGAGATATGTGACCCATCTGACCCACATATTATACCAGAAGAAGCAGGAGCTTACCTAATAGGTATTCGTTGCAATCAAACAGGTGAGCTACTGGACGAAATGAAACTAGATTTGTACGCACATATCTGGGGGTTCAAACGCCCTAAGCACTTCGTAACTACCTTCGAAGACGCGGTGGCTATGCGAAAAACCTGCAAACATGAAGGATACATGGTTCAGTCCTTGAACGGAGAAGTACTGTGTAAGATGAAGTCTCACTACTACTTGGCTAAGAAGGCCTTTATGCGTATGGGTAAACAACGATGCGCCTTGATGTATAAGAACCCTACTAAGTTTAAAGAGCAGATAGACGAGGAGTTCTATGGGGTAGTAGACTATATAACCAAAGTGTACACCGAAGAAGAGTGGAACGGACGTACTCCACTAGGTAGGGAAGATGTTTTCTGCTCCTTCTTTGCTGAAACAGCAGATAATAACTTTTAGGAGTATTTATGACTACTAGAAAAGCGCCAGAAGAAGTTAAGCAATACAGGTCTAGAGATGGTATACTTTTCGATACCATGACTAATGCAGGGTATCGTGACCAGCTACTAGACCTACGCGAAGCATGTTCCAATGCAATCAAAAAACTCACTGAGTATGTACGTAAATGCGAACACCCTGAGTATTCTGAAACGGGAACTCAATTGGCTTTGCGTGAGACCGACGTGCAAGATGAGTGGGGCACTTATATGTCTGACCAAGTAGAGCAAGTCACATATAAATGCAAGTGCTGTGGGGCTATAGGTCACCGATGGGTGGATAGCGACCAAATCGTATTCTACCGCCCAGTTAACCCAATGTGGGATGCGTAAATGAGTAAAGTAGCTTGCCTAGTTGGTTCTAGGAATATTACAAATCAGGACAGAGAGCGCATACGTACTGTAGGGATACTACTCTATGGGCTGCGGTACATAGGCCGTTCTGGTAACGCTGAAGGTGTAGACCAAGAGTGGGATAAATACCTATTCGTTCAACACATACTACCGTGGGATGGGTTTAACGGAGCCCATAACGGTGACTGTGACTACCAATATCTAGCCCTAAACTTTGCTCCTGAGGAGCTTAGAGCTAGGGCAGAGGCTATAGCCATAGAGCATCATCCTTACGGAGATACCTTAAGGGAGGGCCCACTAAAGCTCCATACACGGAATGTTTTTCAACCCCTAGGGTTGGGGCTGTCTCCGGAAACCTATGCAGAACTAACAATATATTGCGCCCCAGAATCCCCTTATGGGGTAGTTAAGGGTGGCACGGCGACAGCCGTGAGCATCTCTAGGACTTACGGTATTCCTACCTATAACCTTAGAGACGACGAACAGTACCAAGATTTGCTCAATAAATTAAGAGCAGAGCTGGAAGAAATGTAAATAATTGCTCGCTTCGGCGGGCATTTTTCGTTATAATATATGTATAAAATGAATTGAGAGAAGATTAGATGGGTACGAAGCACGACTTATTTTATACATATTCAGATATGTTAGCCTCAGAAAAAAGAAATCTGCGTGCGTATGTACACATCTCTAATAAAGAGAGGGCACAAGATTTAGCTAGGCGTAGACGCTTCGACACTAGCACTAGCTCTAGAGCTCGCTTGGTGATTGCGACAAAGCTATTAATTGCTAGATATGTTATGCGTATGAAAGAATTCGACCAGACTATAGACTACTTTAAATAACCAACTGGAGCCAATATGAAAAACTACTTATTCTTTTACAAACTAGGTGGAGCTGGTGTTGGTTGTGATGCAACAGGTATCTGCTACTTTGAAGTCGAAGACCCTGAAAAAGTTATGGAGAGCAGCGAAGTCAACGAGACCTTATGGGAAATGGCTTGTGACAACGCTGAGTCTTTCGGTATTTACCCTACTCCTGACTACGAGGTCGAGGAGGACGAGGAAGACAATTACTCTGAAGATATCTACGGTCACGCTGTTCCCTTCGACCCAGAGAAACATGGTGGTAAATTGTCTGGGGGTGGCCACTGGAAAACTCACATCGACGAGCCAGGTACTCCTGTCTTTGAAGACGGCTACTGGGTTCTAGACACTAGCAAAGCCGCCTGTGAGAAAATGGTAAAAGACCTAGAGCTTAAATCTGTAGACGAGTGTCAGTACCGTCTTGAAAAGAAAATGGAGCGTGTGCTAGCTGAGGCTGACCGTATCGAACGTGAGCGTGTATATCTTGAGAAAGAGATTGACGCTCTTAAACTTAAAGCACGTAAGCTTGTAGCTGCTGGTGCTGAGTATTTTGAAGAAGACTAGGAGTGTTTAGTGAACATATTTGTACTTGACCTAGACCCTAAAGTAGCGGCAATGTACCACTGCAACAAACATGTTATCTCACAGATGAAAGAGTCAGTACAGATGTTATGCTCTGCCTTGCTGATGAACGATAACCCAGTACCTCTAAATAAATCAGGTAAGCCTTACGAGCTGGCTTACCCAAACCATCCGTGTACTAGATGGGTAGCGGACGGTATTGGCAACTACCAATGGCTGTGGGACTTGTCCATGGCTCTGGTCGAAGAGGCTGAAATGCGGTTTGGTGGAGAGTATCATCTAGGGACTATACTGCGTGATGGTTCTTTGCCGCGTGAACCTGTTAAGTGGTTACGCCCAAAGCACTCTCCAGTGCCTCACCGCACTCCTTTTGCAAATGCTACCGCAGACTGGCTAAAGTCTTCCGATATGTGGGATAACCCCTCTACGTTTAACCAGCTAAACGCGATAGACATCTACCGACTATATTACATGATGGACAAGTGCCACATGACCGCGGTGGACATGAAAGAATCCAATATACATTGGAAATCAGCACACACCCTAGGACAGGAGTTCACTGACCTAGATATATGGACTAACAGAGGAGCACCGGCCTTTATGAGCGACAGGTTTTATGCACAACAATGCGAATATTTCGGTATCAAGCCAGCCCAGTTAATCCACATGGGTAGATACCCAGACCATCCTGACTCTATCAAACTAAAAGAAAAGATGGAGCGAAAGATGGGCAAGAAAGCTTCAGGTACCGTAGGTACTAAGTCTAAGAGAGTCACCAAGGCAGATGTACTAGTGGACATCCGTGAGCAGATTGGCTCACAGGCTTGTGACGGCTTCTTGAAGCTTACACTAACCGACATGCAGAAGGTGAAGCTAGGTTTAGTAGACTTAGAAATGCCAGAGAATATCCCTATGCCGGTAGGGAGACTAAAGGCACCTTTTGTCGATGCGCTAGCATCGTTGATACCTTGTGACGCTGACTTCTCAAAAATGACAGTAGCAGAGCTAAGAGAAATCTTAACACACTTTGGAGCAGAATAATGAGTAAAGAAGTATACGTAGTACTAAGCAACGAGCAGCCCTGGATACCTCTAATGCCTCTAGAGGGTAAGGTGATTCAAGCTACCATCACGGATTACTACCTAAGTGTTACTTGTCCAGGTGGAGAACTCTACAACATCGAGGTGGACCCGGATTGGAAGTTCCAAGGTGGTGATGCCCAGTTTAGTATCGTGGATAAAGATGTATTCGCAGAGCAGGATTACTACACTCTGGCTAATATCATTAAAGAGTGCTCCACCCCTATAATGGTCAATGGGCGAAAAGTAACAGGGGCTCGAGTAATTGACGGGGAAATCCATCTGGAGGTTAAATGACGTACCCAATACTATTCCTAGACTTCGACGGAGTCATAAACTCAGACGAGGGAGAGATAGAGTGGTTGAAAGGTGATTTCTTTGGTTTCTTCCAGCCACACCTAGTAGATAGAGTGAACAAGATAACCCAAGCCGTACCTAACTGTAAGTTAGTAATAAGCTCAACATGGCGGTTAGATACTGATATAGACGAGCTTGCAGACGTATGTCTGCGTCTCGGCTTGACCGCAGAAGTTATAGGCAAAACGTGCTCTTTTGGTAAGTACTCTGTTAGAGGCAACGAAATCTATGCATACCTTAAAGACAATGCGGAAGAGTTAGGACATAACTATAGGGCTTACGTCATCCTAGATGATGACTGTGATATGCTCTACCCACAACGCCATAATTTTGTTCGTGTAAACGGAATGAAAGGGATTCAAGAGTCCGACGTCGATAAGGCTATAGCCATATTTCTAGAGAATCTTTGATTGCAAAGATTCTCTTTTTTCGTTATAATACTTGTATAAAATGAATTGAGGGAATCTTTATGGAAAAGAACTACTATGTACACTACGTTAGTAATAGCCTACGTCGTTTTGGTGTCCACGATGAGGACGAAACTAGTCCAGAATACTGGAGAGATGCCGAGGTAGTCGGCCCATTTACAGAAGACGCAATGCGAACCTTTGACCGGGAAGCGTGTCAAGACGTGGCCAGTGCTAGTGGAGAGTCTGAGTGGGAAGTATGCCCTCACTGTGATGGTGAAGGTACTACGGAAGACTTCGAAAGCGGGGAGCCTGTAAGTTGTGGAGACTGTGGAGGCCACGGAGGTTGGGAGGAAGACTGGAACGACTTCGTAAACGGTAATACAGAGTCTATCTATGAAGTGTACAACCCAGAACTACATTACATGGCACGTTCCAAGTTTCCGGAGCATCTAGCTTGGAAGAAAAAGGATAAGATGCAGAAGCTGGCAAACACCATGGAAGTTCTAGAACGCGAGAAAGCCAACGCACTGAAAGAGGTTCGTAGGCAGACGAAGATGGCCGCGTCCGCTGATATGAAGTGGAAGGCGTTGGCAGAAGAACTGGCTAAAATGGAGCGTGAGTAGTGACATACGAAGAGTACATAGATAAGATAGAGGAAATTGTGTCCCCTGAGTTCTCTACTATCTCCCAAATTGACCATGACGGTGGCTGGGTTACTGTAGATGGTATACCTAATTACTGGAGCACTTACGTAGTTAGCGAACTAGAGGCCAAGGGGCTAACCTTCCACGGCACCGCACCTGTAGGGGAGAATACTACCTACTACTTTAAGCTTAATCTGGAGTTCTACTTAAAATGAAAACACTATACCTAATTCGTGGTGTATCCGGCTCGGGCAAAACTACTATGGCCAAGACCCTAGAGGCTGCCCTTCCTGACTCTGTAGCTTATGCTGCTGACGACTTCTTCAATGATGCTCAAGGCAATTACAATTGGGAGCGCAAACAGCTAGGAAGGGCACATAATTGGTGTGTTTCTCAAGTGGCTCGTGCTTTGGCAGATACTCATGTAGAGAACGTCATTGTTCATAACACTTTCTCTACCGATAAAGAGATGCGCCCATATATTGAGATGGCGGAAGACTTCGGAGCACGAATTGTATCTTTAGCGGTGGAAAACCGTCATGGTAACTGCTCAGTGCATAACGTGCCTGAAGCAACACTAGAACGTCAGCGACGTTGTTTACGGGACAGTCTGAAACTATAGGAGACTGTATGGAGTATAGGAGTAACGGGACGTACTTTAAGAAGTACGTCCTAGAGCAGATGTTAGATGAAATAGCCTTCAGCTTTCCGGACGTGTTCCACGCCATACTAGTAAGTGACCCAATACACTTTAAGTACACTGCTAGGGTATGTTGTCATATGAGTGACGACCCCATAGAAGTCACTGAAAATATTTGGGATTACGACAAACTTCTACTCGGTGTAGAGGAAAAATTGATAAATTTATATTGCCAAGATTCGTGAATTTCGATATAATATTTATATAAATTGAGATGGAGAAAGTTATGTTAGTTAAAATCACCAAAGATGATGTAGTGGCTGGCCTTCAGGCCACACTAGAAGGAACATGTACCTACTCTAGCTACTGTAGTACGGCAGTAGAGGATACCTGCTATAACTTCCTAGCATCTTACGTGGCTGACCACTTAGGTGGTCGAACGCCTATGTATAAATATTCCGACGAATTAGAGAAGCTATCCAAGGCTCTAGCCCACTACCTAGATACCGACGATGTGTGGGACAAAGCCTATGATTTATGGGCGGGTTCTGGCTTTTCGCTATGCAAAGCTTGCGGTTGGTGGGGAGAGTACCTTAACGACGAACCTGTATGTGACGATTGCGTGGAGGACAACCTATGAGAGTAAAATTTATTCAATCTATAACAGTAACCTCCAATAACTGGGGTTCTTTACTAGCTTATTTGATTAAGGAGGAATGGGACAAATCCTTCTTCTCCCTAGACCCAGAATTTGAGAGTGAGTCGGTAGAAAAGCTATGTAGAGACATCTCTATTCAGATTCTACAGACCCCTGCTAACTACCATGCAGATTATCAGACTAAATTTATAGAAGGTTTTGGGACATTCTATCAGGTAGACGACCCTTGGAGCCCTGACCAACTAACCACCTGGGTATGGTGGAGCGAAGACAAAGAGCACATCCTAGTAGCAGTAGAAGAACCAGACGAAGACGAGGTAGAGGCAGAATGGTAGACTTGTCAGAGTATAAGAAAGCAGTAATCAACTTGGTAAAAGCTAGACGTAAGGTCATGAACCTACGTCGCACCCAAGAAGAAGGTACTGTAGGTAATAAGCTATCTCGCGAAGCCTATAAAGCACTCTCACAACTAGAAGATGCTTATCAAGGGGTATCTGCTGCACGTGGTGAGGTTGTCAGGCTGGAGCGCAGGATTAAAAACCAACTATTTAGAGAGTTGATTGACACAGAAGGAGCATTGTAGTGCGACTTACATTTAACGCGAAGTTAGACCCTAACGTAACCTACTGGGTTACGTCAGACCTACACTTCGGACACAAAAATATCCTTAACTTCTGTCCAGAAACCCGACCACAGGCTTCTGTAGAAGAAATGGATGAGCACCTAATTAATCACTGGAACTCTCTGGTGAAAGAGAACGACGTGATTTTCCACTTAGGGGACTTCTCGTTCTACGGAGCTGAGAAGACCAAAAACATTATCGACCGCCTAAACGGGAAGATTGTATGGGTTCGTGGGAACCACGACAAGAGCTTAGACTCTGTCCTACAACGGTCTGGAGACCACATGCATGAATACGTAGAGTGTCGCCTAGACGGCACTAAACTATGCCTTATGCACTTTCCTTTGGCTGAATGGAACCAGAAACATCGCGGGGCTATCATGCTTCACGGGCACCAACACGGTAGCGGACCTGGGTACCCAGGACGTATTGCTGATGTAGGGTATGATGCTTGGGGAAGTATTTTAACCTTACGTAGCGTTGTAGCGTACATTAAAGCGGATAATCCATTTACCCAAGAAGAACCCCGAGACCGTGGTTAGGGAGAGCGTATGATTACATCATCTTTGGGTCTAAAGATTTCTTTAGGCCTATTACTCGTAGCGTCAGCCACCACGGGGTGGTTTGCGTTACAACACTCTAGAGCGGAAACTGCTCTAGCAGAGAAAACGGCCAAAATAGAAGCCCTACAGTTAGACCTTTCAGCGGCTAATCAAGCACTAGTTCAGGCTAAGAGTAGGGAGAATCGCCTGTATGACTTACAGGTCGATTACGAAAACCGACTATCCGATTTACGGAAGTCCTTAGTGCAGAAGAACGAAGAAATCAACCAGTACAAAGGTAGGCAGGATGTAGTATATGCCAAGCCAGGACTGGTAGAGCGTCTAGAGCAGAAGGCTCTAGATAAATTCTTTACGGAGGTGGAGAATGCGAATTAAAGCGTTACTAATAGGGCTACTGTTGCTCGGTGGCTGTGCCTCCGCACCACAAGAGCCTAGGGTTGAGGTCAGTAATGATGTTGTATTATTTCACCCAGTAATCCCGGACAACCCCAGTAACCCAGGACTTAAAATTAAGGCCATTACCTCCGAACGCATCGCTAGTGGAGAACTGCCGGATAAAGCGTATATAGGATTCTTATACGATGACTGGCTTGAGTTTGCTAAGTGGATGAACGAGTATAAATCGGTTAATGAAGAACTTAGAAAAGCGATACAACAGTATCGGGAGCAGGACACTAGATATGACCAAGATAGTAATTAGTAATGAAGACCTTCAAGACTTTCCTACGGCACAGGCAGTGGTAGGTCTTGTTGCGGCTAAAAGGAAAGAAGGAGCTATTACCTTCTTGAAAAACGTACAGGGCAAGCTTAAAGATAACTGGCTTAAAGCATGCCCCAAAGACGAAATTGTTATCTATGGGCCGAAGCCCCCTGAAGCAGCCCTAGAGTATTTGCATATGATGGAGTACTTAGTAAGGGTAGAAAACTCCCCTTCACTGGGCTCTATAGGCCCGGAGTTCAAAATTACTATCAAGTGGAGTAAGTAGTATGGTAGAGTTCATCACTGCAACTATTTTTAAGTACGACGGGAAGGTATACTCAGCCCCGAAAGCTGCTGTAGACTCCTATAAGAAGCGTAAGACTTTACGCAACCTACTTTCACGTTCACGTCTGTTAGACGACACAGAGGCTAGTACAGTACTAGCTACTATGGGTAGAGTTTTAGTATTTGATTGTGATGGACTAATCGTAGTGCGTACCAGTAAAAAGACTAAAGACGACCTAAAAATGCTAGAAAAGGTTCACGACAGAGTAACTATCATGTTCCGCAGTAAACCCTGTAATCTACGGGTTGCGAAAGATTTACTTAATAAAGGACTGGACTTGCAGGAATTTCCTGACTATTTTGGCACGTTATACATGCACCCCGACTTTACCGAGCTTTAGCTCGGTTTTGTCGTTTCTACAGTTGCCAAAAAGCCCAAAATTCGATATAATAATTATATAAATTGAGATGAGGGAAGATTATGCAAGTTTCAACCGATATATTCATGGTAGTAGAAGTACAATCCGAGTATGTATACGGTAGGGAAGGAGTCAAGGAAGTATCTAGAACTACTGTTAAAGTCTTCGACCAACTATACGTAGGGAATGCTGCACTAGCTAACGCTGCCAAGGCAGAAGCAGAGAGACTAAACAAAGCCCACGGCTGTGATGTTGTAAAATACGTAGTAGAAACAAAACCACGATAAGGAAGACTATATGCATATTTACTGTGACGGTTCTGCTACAGCTACTACCAAAAAGGGAATAGCTTTAACTGCAGGTTGGTCAGTAGTAACGAACTCTAAAGTGTTTTACGGGCACTGTAAAGCCCATACCACTGCGAGAGAGAATACTACTACAGCCACTATCCCTGAACTTACAGCCTTACTCTATGCACTAAAGATAGCTCAAGAGGGTGACGTAATACATACAGACCAAGAGCGTTTGCTAGATGAGTTACTAGTAAAGGGAGCTTTGGGCGGGGGTAAGCTTTTAAAGCTAGAGCAGCCTAAGTGGAACCCTGGACGCTCTAGGGTTCAGCACCTAAAGTTTTACATCAATGAGTTGATGAAGAAGAAACAAGGGGTAACAATACAATTTACTCCTAGGGAGCAGAGCAAATACTCTAAAGGTAACTTGCCATGTTATTTGGCAGATACCTTTGCTAGGTTGGGAAGAGACCAACATCTACCTGGCGAAGTACTAACAAAAAGATTAAAGGGGAGAAAGCCAGTATATGTTTGATGCAAATCTAAGAGCACTTCCAAACGGTCACCGATTCTTTGCTAAGGTCGTTTCAGGGTTCAAAGGGTACGACGTTACCGGAGAGCTGCATCAGGACAACATTGTCGAGTGTGTGATGCTAGACAACAGCGAAGATAGCTGTGAGATACTGCTAGTAAAACCAGGACTCTCCCTAAGAGAAGCAGCGATGGAAATGGAGTACCTACTAGTATATGAAGGTGACTATGACGTCACTGGTTTTATAGATGAGGACTCCGTAATTATAGCTAACCAAATTATCAGGAACAAGCTCAAATGAAAAGACAAGTAAAAACAAAAAACAACCGCAGGGTTTATTTCACCCGAGTTCTTAAGAGACGTAAGTGATGAAGCCTCGTAAACAGTATAAGAAGCGCATGTCTAAGCTGCGTAAGCAGACTAAGAGCCTAGGTCTAGAGAACTATATAGCTTTACTAATTGGCGTACAGCAAGCCAATTATGATAGAAGACTCTCTAGGAAGAAAGGGGCTAAGGTGGAGTTAGGAAAAATAGAAAAATCCACACTTTTCCATACTCAACGTATTTACTACAGATTGCCGGACGGACGTTTACTAAAGAGCTATGGCTACCGCATAGTATGGTAAAACATTAATAGCCAATTCTCTAATAATTTCGTATAATATTTATATAAAGTGAATTGGAGTGACTATGAACGATAAACTACAACAGCTTAGTGATAGGATAAGGTACTTCTTAGCCTCCCCAGGTTGGGTTGAGTTAGACAGTAGAACCATCCAAGACCTAAAGGAGAAGTTTGGACTAGTGTCTATGTGCAGGTATAAGTTCCAACTACATCTAAAGCATCGTGAAGGGGAAATCGCACAATACCTATTTATAATGAATAGACCTAAACCGTACCTCGCGTTATTGCACCAACTACTGTGCACAAAAAACGTACAAATTAGACGGTTGGCGACAAGTTACTACAGCTCCTATGAGTGTATCTTCAAAAACTCCAAAAAGAGCTTTACTGTTCACAGTACCCCAACTCGTTTTAGGGACATATCTAGAGGACGTGACCGACAAGTAGACCCTCTACTTTCTTGGATGACTCCTGACGAGTTACGTATTTTCACTAAGTTCGTGTCTCGTGCCTGCAGAGAACAAGAGGAGCGTAAGAAAAGAATACAGAAGTACTTGACTGAGCGTGCAGGCCGCAATAGCCGCCAACAGATGATAGACTTATTGCCAGGAGACCTATTATGAAAGGACAAATCAGAGCATTCACCTGTATCTCTAAAGACAGATACAAGCCAAAGAACCTAATAGTGGTTCTAGAAGTGAAGGACGAAGTAGTACGTTTTGCATACCTAGGCAGTTCTTCTCGTCACCGACGCAGCATGACTAAGAGCAGCTTCTTACAACAAACTGAGAGGTATTTCTAGTGGTTAGAGGTCGCACTAAGCTAAACATACTGCAACAGAACCCTAGCAGTATGTTTCTTGGTAGCCTCCTAGGGCTACAAGCCTATGTAGCTTATCATAAAGGACAAGTGGACAAGCTTAAGTGGTGTTTCGGAACACTGCCAGAAGCACAAATACAGGTGACAGCAGCAAGACATAAACGTTACCTACACAGTGCGTACGTGTCAGGGGTAGAGAGCACTCCCTGCACCAACGACGACCCAGTAGAGGTATCGAGAAAATGAAAATCTTATTTATATTAATATTTACGCTCGCGTTGTTTGGATGCGATACGTCACCTAGAAAATCCGGTGGTGTGAGTACTTTCGCAGGTAAATGTCCTCCAGGTCAGATGAAAGAAATTGACTCTAACGAATGCGAAGACATCCTAGATGCACTAGACCTAGACGAAGATTGGGACTATGATAAGCGAAAGAAGGCGGTGAAACCGCCTAGCCCTAAGAAGAAACAGGTCAAACCAAAAACAAAGACAGCCACTAAGGCAGTACCTAAACCTAAGCGAGTAGTTAAGCCTAAGAAGCCTACCTACAAACCTAGAGACACATACCGAGCTAAGCCTAGGTTTGGGTCAGCTAAAAGGAGTAAGCGCAAATGATTAAGAAGTTATTGATAGTAGTAGCTATACTGTTAGGTATCTTAACAATTAGTGCTGTCGTGGCTGGGTTATTTTACGGTACTATAGCGTACATCATAGGCAGCATGGTAGGAGTGATTTAATGGAAAACAAAATTTACGTCTTCTCTGCTTCAGAGCTAGAAAAAGAGAGAACTGACAAGCTAGTCCCTGGTATGTTATACTGGGTATCTAAAGTATGGTCAGAAAACGTAGTGATGTCCCCTACTGGAGGTACTGACCGATGTACGTTCGCTAGCTTAGTTCCTCTAGACGACCATGGGCAACCCCTACCTAGTGTGGCTATTACACTCACTATCGACTGGTGGGCTACTGACCTACGACTCAGTAAGTACAAACCTGTTGGTGAGATGCACAAACAAACCATCTTCTTGCCAGAACTACTAGGCTGAGGTAACTAAATGATTAAAACAGCACCTAATACACTTCTGCACCGCTACCTGAGGGAATACATGCCTCCAGCAGTTAGGCAGTATGCTAACAGGATGGTAGCAGCGGAAGTCCTAATAAAAGTGACTAATCTACAGGGGCACTACTTAACTGCTGCTGCCCTAGGTCTAGTGGTTAAGGCTGAGAGATACATCAGACCTTCGGATGATGAATGTATCTACGCAGTACGAATATCAGAATTTCACAAACAAGGGATTCGCATACCAAACTCTACAGTACCTATAGTATTCGGGGCGGATTGTGTAACAGAACTTAGCAGAGAACCTGGCAGGTAGCCAGTAAGGAACAAAATTGAGCACACTATCACTAGCACAGGAACCTTACCGTGGTTTCTACTTCTACCACTTCTTACTACAGGTAGGGGTGGCACTAGACATCGATGTCTTTGAGGAAGACGTAGTAAAATCCCTAGAACATCACCCTAAATACACTGACTGGTTACAGAAGGTGGCCAGTCAAGACGGCACTGAAGAGTATGTAGTAACTATAGCTGACTACTGCAACGCTGCACAAGGCATCGTTACTCCTGAAATGGCAGTGTTCTTAGAAGCCCTGCTTCAAGCAAGTGACCAACAAGACCATACAGTGTTACTAATCAGTATGCACTCTGGTTCCAGTGATTACCTAAAAGTTAGCGATGCGAAAGACATGCTAGCGTTCTACCACAAACAACCACAATAAGGAAAAATAATGGCCTTAGTTGATATAATTGGTGAGCTAAATGAGCAATCCCGTATTAAGCGTTGAGCTTGCGCGTGAAGCGCTTAAACATGGCGGTGTGGTTTATTGTAACGATACAAAAGAAAACAACCGTACAGTTATGTTAAAAGAAGAAACAACGATATGGACACCTGAAGATGGTGACGAACCTGCGTTTAACTTTACGCTGTATCAGAAACCTTTCAAGCTAACTGTTAGAGCACGCGATATCGGTCGATTTACGTACCGTGAAAATGTTCACTATAGTGGGCCTAGGTAATACTGCACGGCTTTAACGATACAAAAGAAAACAACCACAATAAGGAAAAAATAATGGGCGAATTAGTTTGGATTGCACTAACCACTTTACAACCTTACCCAGTGTTCGTTCCCCTAGAGGAACACATCCCACTGAGAGCTATCAAACTCTCTGAAGACAAGATGCAAGTAAGCCTAGAGCAGGTGACTAGAATCTATCCTGCTGTTGCGGACATCTTCACTAATGAAAACTTTGTTATCTTCTCTGGAGCGGAGTTCACTGAACTACCAGTAGCACACGATGGAGAAATAGTAGAGAGCTTAGAGCGGTTAGCTGAAGCTTCCCGAAAAGGGGCAGAAGCTATCCAATCCCTGTCAGCGGCTATTGCGGAACTTCGTTAGCCTAAGAGCACAAGCCCCTTAATTGGGGCTTTTGTCGTTTGCTTCGAATCCAAATTTTCGCTATAATATTTATATAAATTAAATGAGAGGTTAGTTATGCACTATAGAGAAGCGTGTCAAGTCCTAGCAGAAGGTGAGCCTGCCCCAGAAGATATGTGTAATATAGCTTGCGGTTGCTGTGCAGGTGAGTGGTCATCTATTCAGTCCTCTATTTACCGACTAGGGGATGACAAGCCTACTGTATACAAGAACTACGTAGGCCAAGAGAACTGTGAGTATGTTCTAAGCACAGCAGGTGGATATCAAGAGATGTACCAATGCCCAAACTGTAGCAAAGACGGAGATGTAGTGTTTCTCTATAACATAGCCGAATCAGGCAACCTAGGCCCTCACGATAGGTATAGACTAGCCCAGTTGATAGTGGAAGAGCACGACCTACAAAATAGGCTCAAAAGTGTTACAGAAGAAATTAGGCAGTACACATAGGAGAGCCCCATGGACTTGAAAGAATATGATAAATACTTTGCCCACTTTGTTAAGGTAACTGGAGGTTCCGCAAAAGCAGAATCAACTAGAATGCACTTCCAGAGAGCCTACGACTTACACAAAGGTGACTGGCAACTCACGATTTCGATAGCGGTAGCTATCGATTCCGCTTATAAAGCAGGACTACGATTTTAACGGAGATTACTAATGTTTTT